CTCCTTCCTCAGCTGGTACTTGCGCCCAGCCTTGACCGAGCGGACCCCCTGGACAGGGGGTTTGCCTAGCTCAGCTTCGACGAGGCCCAACGCGTCCGGCGCCCAGCAGGCGAGGTCCTTGGCGCCGCAATCGTAACACCACCACGTGAAGCCGCTAAACTGTGGGTCATAGGCTCGATAGATATTTAGCCCGGTGAGGTAGCGCAAAACAAACCCACCGGACTTCGTCTCCACCTCCTCGGTAATTGCACAAAAGGCGCAGCCCTTGAACACTGAGCCGCACCGGTATCCCACCTTGGACAGCGCCAAAGCCTGTCGCCGCGGGGAAGACTCCTTCATCGCGGCTTGTAGTCTGGTCATTTTACCTCCTCACCTAACTTCGCGATCTGCCTCGGCACATCGCCGCTGTAGTCCCACAGCCCAAAGCCGGGATCCTCACCATAGGTGAGCCACCCCTCATCGCTGTTGTGGGCCATGGTCTCAACGTGCAGCTCACTCTGCAGCGTCACAATTAGCCTTGCTCGCTCGCCTCCTGGCCAATCTAGTTTGTCGACGACCTCGTTCCATAAGTCGCTGGGGAACTTGCCATCCTCGAATTGAACGTCAAGGTCGAACTCCTCCTTTCCCTTCATAACTTCTACATCATTTTCATCAAACACCAGATAATTTACCTTCAACATATCCTTCCTTCTAGCCTGATCTTCAACCCGCGGAGGCCATCCCGCGGGGACGGGGCGACTAGCGCGCTCGCCCCGTTTCACTGCTAGTTGTCTTCTTCCTCACCTCCATGTAGATCGTCGTACACCGCGCCGCCAAACTTCCCGGTTGCCTTGAGCTCGGCGATGACTGCTTGGTCGCAGCCGTGACAACTGTACTCATCGATTAAGTCAGCATCGATGAGGTCCCCCAACAAGCCCTGCGCATGGTCGTACTCCAGTCCATCATACATGAAGTTGTTGACGGCGAACTCCTTGAGGAAGACCTGGTCGTTGAGGATCTTCTCACGCAGCTCGTCGCTGATCAAGCGCTCCGGTTCCTCGACAACGTTGAAGGTCTCCTTTGCGACGTCGACCACTGCAGCAGTAAATGTGCTGCAGTGAGCATTGAGCGAAGGATCTCGCCTCAGCGCCTCCCAAACGTCCTCGGCCAACTTCTCGACGTGGACGCGCCAAATAGTCTGCTTCTTGTTTTCCATGGCTTCTCCTTTAGCTGTTGACTCGCTCGATGTTGCCGTGCGCCTCGAGCCCGCGGCTGTGCTTCCCCTTGTAGTACTCCCAGATCCGAACGCCGCCCTGCCTCGTGGCCAGGACCCTCTCGTTCGCGACCATCATCTTGTGGATGTCCTCCTCGGCGACGACCTCACCGACTCGGACGTGCGCGCCCAAGATCTGGACGATGGTGTGCACCTGCGGAGTCGCACACCACCTGACCTCTGTGCTGAGCAGGCGGTACTTCGCCGTGCTTACCCGCTTCTCGACGACGGTCGGCGGAGGAACCCCCCTCACCGCCCCAGCCTCGACCAGCAGCTCCTCCAGCTGCCTCCTGGCCTCAGCGAGCTCAGCGCTGGGCGCCAGCTTGCGCAGCCTTGGCACGTTCCTCTTCATGGTCGCGACCACGTCGGGGTCGTCGGCGTAGGCCCTGTTCTCCTCGCTCGCGAGCAGGTCGCACGCGATCGCCTTGAACTCCGCGCAGGACTCGGCCTCGCCGAACTCCGCGATGATTGCTTGCTTTCTTTCTTGATTCACTTGGTCATCCTTTCTAGTCTTCGAATTTGGTAGAAGGCTTCCCTAGCACTGCTGCCGCAGAAGGCCTCCTCTGCACTAAATGATGAGCACACCTTCGGCCTCTCAGGTCGACCGAACAGTGAGCAAAGTCCATTGGTCAAGTTCACGCACCGAACGCCGGCAGGTTTCCCTGCCGGCATCCCAGGTATGGGTGAGCTGATCGAGATCGCGACACAGCAAGCACCGCACCCAGTCCTGCAGTCCATGGCTACCTCGCTATCACCACCAGCGCATCATACAGCTGGTCCATCTCAACCTGCGTGCTCCTCGGGTACGACGCACAGCCGCGGATCGACTCCTCGCGCCGCCGGTACTCGTCGACCAGCGCCTTGGCATATGCAGGAACCTCCCGCTCGCCGCGGATGTACTCAACAACTACGGTCTCTCTGTCATTCTGCATTTGGTTTGTTCTCCTTAAGACTGTTGAAGGAGGGCAGACTAGCGCTCTCCGCCCTCCGTTGGTCGCTCATTCGCCCCACCCATGGTCTCCCATCGAGCAGCGAGGGACTAACATGTCGACTAATTTTCTTCTATCAAATAGTCAACATTCTCAATTGCTGGACTTAATCCAGCGACGTCGACTAGAACCTTTATGATTGATTCAAACCCTTCTTTCGACAACTCCGGGGACTTGTCTAAGTAGACTGTGATAGTTGCTTTCATTTTGCTTTTCTCCTATTTAGTTATGGGAGGACGAGTGTCGCTCTTTAGCCCTCCATCGATTTGCTGTTTGCCCACACCCATGGTCTCCCATCGAGCAGCGAGGGGCTTTTCCGCATAGCTAGTTCAGTTGCTCTAGTGCTTCCTTGCACTCGAAGAGTTGCTGCTGGACCCAGTCACAGTCGACCGGCTCCTCATTGTCCCTCGCAGAACCTACGTGGATCCAGACATCCCACATCTTGTCGATGATCTGTTGCTTGTTCATTATTTCTCCTTTTTCTTCGTTAACCCTTGATGAAGTTCCGCGCGACGAACCCTGCTCGCACCCCATCGTTCTTCAACCCCCTGTAGTACCTAAACACGTACGTGGGGTCCTGCTTGCTCTTGCAGAGGCTGGGGTACTCGCCGCTACCATCCACCAGCATGGCGAAGACCTCCGGCTCAGCGTACTCGCGGTTGAGCTCCATGCCCTTGCTGAGTATCGCCGCGACGTCGGCCTGCTGCTGCGGAACCTTGCCCCAGGACTGCATCGACTTCGCGAGGAGGACGTACTTCCTAGTTGGGTCCGCCTTGCCTGGGCGCTGGTTCTTCTTGACCGCCCCCTGGACAGGGGGGTTGGCTTGGTCCTGCTCCTTGGTGAGCTCGGCGAGCTGCTTGCGCAGCAGGGCGAGCTGGACGTCTTCTACCTGCTCTATGTTGATCATGCTAGTTCTCCTTTGCTTCTTTCATCAGTTTCTCATGCAACACCTTGAAGAAGTACTTGCCGCCGAGTGGCGCCGCAATCCCTCCCCTCAGCAGCTCCGCCTCCTCGCAAGCCGCCATGTAGGTGAACGACCTGCCGAAGTAGTCCAGCCACTGCTGCCTGACCACCTTCCCGTCGACCGACGTGAGGCAGTAGGCGACGCGGAAGCGGGCCTTCTTGACGAGCTCACTCTTTTGGCTCATACAGCCTCCTTCTTACTATTGTACTCCATGCTGCCGACGAATGACACGGAATAGCCAGTTGCCATGTCCACTCTGATGCCTGCCGGGCCCTTCAGCCTCGGCCAAGAGACGGGCTTGCGGCGGAGTTTGTATCCTGAGCGGCGGAGGGCGTCTGCCATCGCACTGCTCTTTACTGTTGAGTTGATTCCTACTAAGCTCATGCGTTCTCCTTCTTCTGCAATACCACTAGTCCAATCACCAGGACGAGTACGACCGCGCCCACGGCGCGCCACTCCTCGCCAAAGCCAACACTCTTGGGCGCGAAGGTCAGGACCAAGCCCAACACGGCGCCGACAGCTGCTGTTAACATAGTCATGTTCGTTTCTCCTTTATTGATCAGAGGGCCCCACCCATGGTCTCCCATCGCGCGCGAGGAGCCCCTCGGTCCTACCTTACCTCGAACCACCACAGCACGACCCTCGCGTTCAGCACGATGGCCATGACCACGTTGTTGTTCCGCAGTTTCTCGATCGCGCGAGTCAGGGACATCTTTCCCACGACCGCACCATTCTCCAACTTCAGTGAGTACATTCGAATTCTCCTTTAGGTTCATCAGCAAAACTTCACACGCGAGTCGGCACGCGGCCTCAGCATGGTCAGGGATGACCATGCAGGGGGTCAGGTGTGTAAGATTGTGTAAAGAATCGCCTCAGCCCTGCGAACGCTTATGGGGCGAATAAAGGAAGATCTGATTTGTAAATTTGGGTAAACTATATCGGGGGTTGTGGTTGCTATATATAATCGCGCGCGTCACGCCCGAGCGTATATTATGTGTACGGAGAAAAAACGAAGACAAGAACAAGACGCGAGGGATTGACCCCCTGTTAAAGTGTGATTTTCTATGTTTTCAACAAGTTATTTGTAAGATATTGAGGCTTTATTGGATGTTGGAAAGAGTCAAGTCGTTTTTTTTCTTAAACATAGGTGCGCGTACGATTGGGGGATTGGACTATTGACTCCCTCGACCGGATTTTAGAAAAAATCCTATAAAACTCTTCGAATCAATACGCCAATAAACTGATTTCTAACTTGTTGGAATTGTTGAGCTCGACACTGCGCTTGAACCAATTTTTCGGCAATACTTGCCAATATTGGAAGCGTCCAAGTTGTTGAACCGAAAGAACAAGGCACTTGAACCGATCCAATATCGTATTCGCTTGTGCGAGGTTGTTCTGTGTTTTGGGGACGATGCGCGATGGAGGGAACTGCTCTTGTCGCACCAGGACCATACTATCCCCTGTTGAGCCCAAAGTAAACGACAACGTTCCCAACTAGTCGCTCGTTGGAGCCCCGCGTTCCCGACTTAGCCGACCTTGCCCATGCTACGATGGTGGGGTGACAGCACACCCCACCCCCTTCGCCTGCCCGTGCTGTCGCGGTCCCCTCGAGCAGCTCGGCGACGTCGTCGTCCCAAGTGTCGAAGACCCCGAGGTGTGGGTCCCGTCGAACCTCTACCGCTGTCAGGACTGTCCGTTCGGGAAGAACCGCTATCGCCTCGACGACCGAGGGAAACTGGTGGCCGTAATTTGACCGATGTTGGCGAACGGTCGCGTGGTACTATGGCCTTCGTGAAGAAGGTCGACCCATCTATTCGATGCGCCTACTGCGGCGGCCCGCACGACGAGGAGGTGTGCCCGAAGACCTGGCCTGGGTCGGTCGCTAGGCGCGACCTGAGGTGCTCGTATTGCGGCTCGAGGGAGCACGACTACGAGGACTGTCCCAAGCACGCGTAGGCAACTTATCCACGCCGTCGCGCGCCCTCCCGTGGTACTATATTGCTGGGAGGAACCAACCAATGTCTTGGAGCGTGGGAGCCGTGGGGCGGACGCCAGCCGTGGCGGATGACCTAGTTAGGCAGTTGAACCAGTACAAGTGCAGCGAACCGGAGGAATCAGTCAAGCAGGCGGCCGGCGCAACCCTGGCGGCGGCCCTGGCCGCGCAGGAGCCGGGGACGGTGGTGAAGGTGCTGGCGTCGGGAAGCCAGAGCCAGTACCAGGGGAAGGACGGTTCGCCAGTCTATAAGAACCAGCTCAGCCTCTCAGTCGAACCCCTATACAACTTCATCGAGTAGGCCCTGCGTCCCGAAGATTTCTCCGACATCGCTACTAGATCCCATGGTATGATCATATCATGCTACTGGTAAAGACGACGGCCTTGGCGAGGCTTGTCCTCGTCGGGACTTTTTCGTGGGTTTTTCTATGGTCGGAATCCCCAAAACCTTCAGCGGGTCCAACATACGTCAGGGCCACCGTCGCGGACCTGTTGGTTCTACAGGCAGCCCTGCCCGTGCTGGACCAGGTTGAGGCGCCAACATTTAGGGCGGCCCAAAGGATCGCGCAGTTCAAGGCGGCCGCGACCGCCGCCATAGCTGCCGCCAACAAGGCGAAGATGGACCTGTTCAAGAAGTGGGGAAAGGACGACGGCAGGGGAAATATCCAGGTTCCGCCGGAGAAGATGGACGAGTTCCAGCCGGCGCTCCAAAAACTCCTATCGGAGCGGGTGGACGTTCAGCTGGAGCCCTTGCCGGTGTCGCTCCTGGACGGGATGACGAAGGTGCGCGTTGAGCTGGCGACCGTGCTCGCGCCCTTCCTCGTAGACGACGCCAAGGCCCCCGCTGCGCCCGTCAAGTGACCTAGGAAATTTTGGGAAAAATTTTTCCGAGCGCAGTTGGGTCGATCGATGGTACAATGGTCGCATGCGTGAACTAGATAGGCGGTCGCTGTTGATGATGTCTATGGGGCTTCCCGTCGCCATATCTTCTGCTGTTCCAAATGACTACCCGAGCCTTGGCGGTTCGGTCGGCTTCGCCGGCTACGCTCTTGGCGCTGTGCGGCGTCCCTCGTCGCTGGTTGAGGTGGACGGCTCGGTCGAGGTCGCGGAGCGGTCGGAAGATGGCGCAGTAGTAGGTCCTGGGCCCGAGCTTGCCGGTTTTAGGCCCGATCTCGCCCACCCGATCATATTAGACGTGGAGGCGCTCGTCCGGACGATCGCCGAAGAGGCGTCGATCGCGCTCATGGAGGGGCTGCAGGGGGAGTGCCCCCTAGTGCGGCCGAACTTCTGGTGCGTTGCTAGGCGAGGGGACCGGGTCTGGGTTGATCTTCCAGACGGCCCTTGCGCTGTGCCGCTCGACCGCTCCATCGTCGCCAGGGTCCGCCTGCGCGACGGCCTCAAGCTGTTCGACCGGGCGTACCGGTCGCTCGTTTGCGGACCCGCCCATCAGGCGCTGGTCAACTACGTGGCCAAGGTCCTCCGCGGGTCCATCGCGTGCGTGTCCGCTAGTCAACAGGTTCCCCTTGTTGGGGCAGTGGGCGCCGTGTCGTCGCCGGTCGGCTCCCCGTGGAGGGTCCGCGCGGTGCTGTACTATGATCCTGAAACCCTAACTCAGCGGCTTGACTTCGATCTGCTGCTGGGGGTGCTGTCGTGATGGTGGGCGACGTCCTCGTCACCGCGTCCAAGAAGCAGTTCAGGGTCGTTGAATCGCAGCTCGTCGTCGAGGGCCAGGACTCCGAGGTCTTCGAAAAGTTGGAGGGGTCAGGTGCCACGGTGGGGGCGTTCGTCAGCGTGTTGCTGAGGGGGACTGGTTTCGTGGGGACCATTCGGTTCAAGAGGCTGGAGTAACGATCGTTGGTTGGGGTGTCCGTTGTTGGTTGGTTGGAAAAAATTCAAGCAGCTGGAGGCGAAGGTGGACGCTAACGCGCAAGCATTGGCCGCGGTGCAGTCCGCGGTGGCGAAGTACTCGGGGGACGTGGGTAAGCTGTTGTCCGACGTAAAGGACGCCCTGGCAAGGGCCCAGGCGTCGTTGGACTCGCTTAAGGCCCAGATAGCTGCCGGTAGTTCTGACGTGTCGGGGCCGCTCAACGAACTGGCTCAGGCGCTGGGACAGGCCGATTCTGCCGCGACTACCGCGGACTCGACCGTGGTGGCGTTCGACGTGCCTCCCGCGGCACCCGCGCCGGTCCCAGCTTAGGGACCACCATGAAGAAGTTGACGATGATGGAGTTTCGCAAACAACCCGGCGAACGGATTACCGACATAGTTCGCAACGGCGACTCGTTTCTTATCACGAAACAAGGAAAACCTGTCGCCATCCTTGCGCCTCCTCAACTGCTCAAGGACTTGGATGAGCGAGAATGCGTCATCCGTTCAGATGGGAGTTTTTCGGGCGGCGTCCCCCTCACCTTTAGGCGAAACCTTGGGGAGGGCGGGTACTAGTGGCTACCTTCGACCGTGACCAGTGCGTCAGGGAGCTCCTTCCCCTCGCCATGGCAGCGTACTCGTTGGACCCCGGGTCGCAGCTTCCCTCGGGCTGGGGGTTGGTCTCAACAATTCAGCCCGACAACTTTGGGTTCATCGCCTCGAGGGTTGATGGGTCGGCCGGGTGCGCCTCTTTTAGGGGAACTAGGCAGCTGGACGAGTGGCTGGAGGACGCCGACTTCATCCCCACAGACTTCCTCTACGGCCCAGGCATCGTGCACTCCGGGTTCCAGGAGGCGTATGAGAAGGTGAGGCAGAGCGCCATGTCGGGCGTCGCATCGTTGTCGAAGGCTGCCGAACTTTGGGTGGTCGGGCACTCCCTAGGCGGCGCCCTAGCTCAGCTGCTTGCGGCAGAGCTGACGAGGGCCAGGACATGGACCTTCGCTTCCCCTCGGGCCGGCAAGGCGTCTTTCGCCGGGCAGTTCGCGAACCGCGAAGTCTGGAGGATCGCCAACGACCTGGACGTGGTGCCGCACCAGCCGAACACCTTCCTTGGGTATGCGGACGTTGGCAGCACTGTCCTGGTGCACCATTCCCCCACTCCCGAAGACGTTGCCAAGCTGTCTGGCCACCACGCAGCGTGGCTATCGGCCGTGCACTCGCTGGAGATCTCGTACCTCCCGGGCCTCCTTGCCTGGGGCGGCGCGCCCACGCCGGGCGCCTAGCGCGGTCGGGCAACTTCCCAGTGTACTCGCGGTCCCGCCGCGCCGTACTATGGTAGTCGATGGCCACGAACCAAACACCGGTCCTCCCGGGCTACAGCGGCGTGGTGGACCTATCACACTGGCAGGCCGAGGTGGACTTCGCGGCGGCGAAGGAGGGCGGCATCGTCGCCGTGGTCGTAAAGTGTACCCAGGGCACGAACTGGCTGGACGCGAAGTACTATGAGAGGTTCCAGGCGGCGACCGAGGCGGAACTCCTCGTCGGCAGCTACCACTTTGGTACCAACGAACCGGTAGCAGATCAGGTGGCGAACTTCCTCTCCCACGCCCACCACGGGCCAAGGGACCTGCTCGCCCAGGACTTTGAGTGGTTCGCCAAGTCCCAGGAGTCGCTGGACCAGGCGAGGGATTTCGCCGCGGAGGTTGAGCAGAAGGTTGGGAGGCCCATGGTCCTCTACTCGGGCGCGGCGTTCCTCAAGCAGATGGGCGAGTTCGCCGCCGACTCGGTGCTCAACAGGTGCCCGCTGTGGGTTGCCGACTACAGGGTCCTCCCACAACCCCCCGTTCCCCCTGGTTGGTCCACCTGGACCATGTGGCAGTACACTGATGGGTCGTCGGGTCACCATCCCCACGCGACCAAGGGTGTTGGGCCGTGCGACAGGAGCACGTTCAATGGATCGGCGGAGGACCTGGCCGCGTTCTTTTCGTCGGGAGGCGTGGTGCTGCCGCAGGTGGCGGGTGGCTGAGGCTAGCAACGGCGGGAGGCGGGTCTCGCTGAGCGTTGCGGTGCTGGGGCCGCTCGTGGCGGTCGTGTTGTGGCTCTTGGCTGATCGGTTCGTGGTGGGTACCCAGCTGACGGCTGTTTCCGTCCGAGTCGCGGTCGTCGAGGAGGATTTTAGGCACTTCAGGGACCTGTGGGAGGTGCACATGCGGGACCATAGGTCCATAGAAGAGGGGCTGTCGACCATCAAGCAGCGCCAGAACCAGGTGTTCGACAAGCTCAAGATGTCTAGGTAAGTTGGAGGGTTGGTATGTCGAACTTGCAAGATCCCCAGCGCCTGCTCGGCGACCTGTTGGGTCCGTGACGGTACAGATTGAGCAGTTGAAGGTTGCCTGGAGGGAGGTGTCGGACGCGGCCGCCGAGCTCAGGGCACTGGATGAGCATGTCGTTGCCCTCCGGAGGACTGGGGCCGCGGTGACGGCCGCTGACATGGCCGCCGTCGACAGGAGTTGTCCGGCCTGGTGAGGAAGCTCTCGACCGCCGCGGCGAGGCTGGTGGCGGCGATCGGCAACCTTGAGAACGCGGTGGCGGCGGCAATCCTGCCGCTGTCCCTGCCCGACCCGGCACTTTCCACCGCTGTCCCGGTCTTGTCGGCTAAGAAGTAAGGAGGCTCGCGTGATAGTTCTGATACCTGTGTTCGTGCTGCTGGTGGGCTTGCTGATGTACGTCATGTCGGCTAGGCCCGAGATAAAGATGATGGGGATTATCCTGTTTGCCTGCGGGGCCCTGGTGACCACTGAGTGCTTGGCGGGGGTCTGGGTGAAGCCACTCCCGGGGTCGAGCCAGGGCTCGGGCGGAAGGTAGGCTGAGCTGGTGGACTGGATAAAGCAGATATTGTTGCTCTTTATAGGCGGCTTGGTGAGCGCGAGCGTTGCGCTGTACCTATACAATAAGAAGCAACAAAACGAGAAGGAGAAGGACATCGCCCAGGACCACGAGAGGTTGGAGCGGCGCGTCGTGGAGCTTGAGAAGGCCCTGGCGTTGGTTAGTCAGACAGTTCTGCCGATATCCACTGTCTACCAAGCTATGTTGGTGCGGGAGTTGACGCACGCCCACACCCCCGTCGTCGATGCCCTGTTGGCGAAGGTTGGCATCCCCGGTGCCCTGTCCGAGCAGGACATGTTGGAACTTCAGAAGGCCCTCGAGCGACGCTATTCTGAGGTAGATCCTCAAATTGGCGACGACGAGAGGGATGCGGCCAGGATATTCCCCATCATCATGAAGCGCGCGAAGGTTGAGCAAATGGTCATTGGGGCAGGACCGCTCAAGATAAAGTTTGCGACGGTTGCGGCTATTCCGCTGGAGGTCAAGTAGTGGGGGTTCGAGGGAGGCAGTGTGTCGGTTAACCTTGGCAACTTCGGCAGGTTGGACTTCGGCGACTGGCTCTATGGCCTGTTCGCCGCGATCATCGGCGGCGGCGCCACGGTTGTGGCATCGGCGTTTGGGCTCGTCATGATCGATCCTTCCCACTTCAACCTACAGTCTCCGCAGTTCTACAAGGCCATCGGGACCATGTTCTTGGCAAGTGGCATCGTCAACGGCTTCATGTTCCTGCGCACGAAGCCACTGCCTGATAAGGTAAAGACCACCGTCTTCACTAGCGAGAAGACCGACACGTCCGTTCCAAAGGTCAAGGAAGTCATGACCGTGAGGGAGACCACGGTGGAGAGCGTTCCTCCCGAAAAATAGTTGTTCGCCATCCCGCAACCCGATCGCCTCACCGTGGTAGTATGGTATTATGGTGGATATCAAGGATAGGCTGAGGTCGATGTTTCGGCAAGGGCCCGAGGGGCACTGGTTCTTGGAGGGGCGGGAGGTCGTTAGGCTAGATTCGGGCGAGGTCGTAACCACCATGCGGGCCGTGCACGCGGCATTCCTTGGACCGGTCCCGGGCGACGCTTGTGTAGTTTCGTCGTGTGATTTTAGGCTGTGCGGGGCCCCGGACCACCTCAAGCTTAGGCCGTCGAGTCGCAGGATGCGGCCCCTAGACCTCAGCAATGTCGCAGGAGAACAAGGACGAGCGCAACAAGAGGTAGCCCCGAAGCACGGCGTGGCGCGGGAAGTGGGGAGGTTGTTCGACCTGGGAAATAGCCCGTCGCAGATTGGTTTGCGCCTCAACATCCCACTCGTGGACGTCCTCAAGTCGCTGAATTCTTGAGGATCGAGGCGCGGTTGGCAACTTGTTGTGTTCGCGCAAGACAACTTGGCGCTACAATGGGGGTGTTGTCGACTTTGTTAGGAGGTGGTTCATATGGCAGACGATGGCGGCGAGGTTCCTCCGGTTCCCCCAAATTCTCCCGTTCCCCCAGAAGCTTCTCCTGCTCCTGTTTCCGATCCTGTTGAGCAGGAAGATGGCGACGAAGACGGTAAGTAGCGTCCGATGTCGTCTAGCGGTGACGGCGGTGGCTTCAGCTGGCCCATTTGGTTGGCTGGGATAGTTGGCATGGCCGTCACCGCCGCGCTCAACATCCTATACAAGGCGCTGAGTATCCCTAGGCCCAAGGGGTTGGACCTAAGGAATGGTAGGAATGGGTCCGAGGAGTACTACAACTATGTGAGGAAGGTTAGACAGGACCTGATGTCCGAGATCGCTGCGCTGAGGAACCAACGCGACAACGCGGCAGTTGAGTCGGACTCTAAGTTCTTGGACCTTAAGGAAGCCATGTCGTGCATAGAGCGCCAGCACCAGAAGGATAGGAGGGACATGCTGGAGAAGCTGGACGAGGTGGAGAGGACCCAAGCGGCCATCAGGAGGTTGCTTGAGTCTGGCGGGCCTTCGAGGTCCTCAGTACCACTATGACCCAAGCAATGAGGCACGAGAACCTAACGATGGCGAATGCCAGGTGGACCGTGAGCCACTTGATGTCTTCTCCTTTTTTGATGTTGACCATCCCAAGTAGGGCGTAGTTCATCAACCATAACGCTGTTATTCTTAGGTTCGAGGTCCCTGGTGGTCTGACTATGGTTGGCCTAACTACCCAGTATGCTGCGGTAGAAACCGCAACGGTCGCAGCCGCGACGTAGAACCCTTGCCTATAGCTGTATAGTATGCTGAGGTTGAACTGGCTCTTGTACGCTAGCATGGTTGAGGTCGTTACTCCCACGGCGAATAGGAGGCTCAACTTGAGAACGTAGGTTGGTTCGGTCTTCTTGAGGATGTACACAGTCCTCATGTGAAGCACTTCTGACGACTTGTAGCTTGCCTCAAGTATCATCAACACCTGGGAGGGGATCACCGCCACTAGGTCCATCCAGGCCCACGCGACGTAGCTGAATTCGGCCGAAACTTGGGCTATTAGGTCAATCGCCATGCATAGCGTTAGGGACGGGAACTCGTAGCATAGTTTTGTCCTGAACACCAATAGGTATAGGAAGTACATGTGTGGTAGGTAGCAAGCCCTAATCATGTGAATCCTTGCTATTATACAACACCTTTATGTGGTGTTTTCATCTTTGTTTTGGCAACTTAGCCAATTACCCAAGGATTTCAGCAGTATATAATATGTCCGTGACCGGACGATCCTGGATCTACCTAATAGTCTCGGTATGGGTGCTAGCTCTTGCGTTGGTTGGTCAAGAAACCGTCGACTATAGGGGCGCCGAGCGGGTTTTTCCTTATCCCCTAAAAGAGAGGGAGCCAGGAACTTGCACCACGAGTCAATTTTACATAAATTCTGTCACGGGAAAAATAAGGTATTGTCTTGCTGCTAACCAATGGGTTGATTATCCCTATTTGGTGGGGGCAATGCTTGGAACTGATCAAGCTACCCCGTCTGTTGCTCCTCCTGCTGGAGAAACTTGGCTATACCCTAAGGGAGGAAAGTGGTGCTCACTTTCTCCTGCGCTTGTTGAGGCGTGCACTGGCGGGAGCGGCGGTGGGGGTGGTGCCACGATACCCTCAACTACGCACGTTATAGTTGGTGATGGCGGCGGCAATGGCGCAGATTCCAAGGTGGCGCTAACGGCGCCAACTACTCTTTGGACCATAACCCCTGTAGCAGATAATCAGTCAACGATAATCCCAGGCGGAACGCTGTTCAACAATTCTCGAGCCATAAACACCTCGGCGCCCCTTGCTGGGGGTGGTGCTCTATCGTCTGACCTAACACTAACGTGCGGGGTTGCGTCTGGGTCGTCGGCTGGGTGCATCTCTGCTGCCGATTGGACGACGTTCAACAACAAGGTTCCTACGTCTACTACTGTGAACGGTCACGCGCTATCGTCCAACGTGACTGTCACGCAGACCGATGTGGGGCTCGCTAGCGTTACAAACGACGCGCAGACCAAGGCCTCCGTAATGCCGAACACTGCGCCATTGGCCGGGCAATTTCCGGTCGGTAACGCGGGAGGAACAGCCTATGCTCCCGTCACACTATCGCAAGACTGTACCCTTACTAGCGCTGGAGCGATCACGTGCTTGAAAACTAACAATGTTGCGTTTGGTACTGCGGCAACGCAGAACACCGGAACTAGCGGGGCGACGTTGGGCTTGCTAAACGGCAACCTGACTTTTGGAGGAACGAACGCCTACGGGACTCCGGCGAGTATTACGCTCACGAATGCGACCGGACTTCCTTTGGGAGGAATGGCGAATCTCGCGGCTAATAGTTTTATCGGCAATAACACTGGGTCTCCAACAACTCCGCTCGCGTTAACGATCGCACAAAGTAAGTCGCTCTTGGCAATTGCCTGTGGGGACCTGACCAACGCTACGGTTCTCTGTTCAACTGCTCCCGGAACTGGAGTCGCAACGTTTCTGATCACACCGAGTGGCGCTAATCTCGCATCGGCTCTGACAAGTGCGTTGACGGTTCCGGCAGGCGGTACTGGGGCGGGAACATTTATCGCGAATGCTCCACTGATTGGTAATACGACCGGCGCGATCGGGGTCGGCACACGCTCCGGTAACACAACCAGCTTCGCGACGACAAGCGGAACTCTAACGAACGGTCATTGCACTCAGATCGACGCCAGTGGCAATATCGTGGATTCGGGTTCGTCCAACTGCGGTGGCGGTGGATCGACGGCGTGGTCCGCGATCTCAAACGCGGCTGGCGCGCTGACGCTTGCAAACGGCACAAACGCGACTACATTCAATCAGACCAATGCCACGGTTTGGACCTGGGCCAACACTACCGCGGCAGTGGTCGGCACCAGTCAGAGTTCTCCAATTGCGACTTGGTGCGGCACGGCATTTCACGGCAGCGCGAGCGTCCAGGACTGCTTGACGCTTCAGAATCAGCCGGGTAACGGCAACGACGCGGCCATTACGTTCGCGGTCGGCCACACGGGAACCAGCACCGGCACCGTGACAACGACGTTTCCCGGACCAATAACGGCCACATCGGTGACGAGCAACGGCAGTTCCGCTGGAATGTTGTCACTAACCAATAGCGCCACTCCCAGCAGCGTGGTTGCAAACTCCTGGGGCTGGACAGGCAACGCTAGTACAACAACGTCTTGGTATGGACAGAATCCAAATGCAAGTCCTGTCGCGAACCAGATCATGCTGTTCCCGGCTCCCACGAGCAGCGTGAGTCAATGGGCATGGACAACGTTCAGCAGTACAAATCTGACCGATACGGCAAGCCTAGTCCGCAATAACGCGGCGAACACCTATACAACTGGCGCGCAAGACTTTACCTCTGCTACCAGCATTCTCGTCTCAACGCAAACCGCGTCGGACAATTCCACCAAGGCCGCTTCGACGGCATATGTCACGACCGGGATCGCGAATGCTATTGCCGCTGTTGATCCAGCCGTCGCAGTACAAGCGGCGAGTGCGGCAGTTCTTCCAAATACACCAACTTATAGCAATGGCGTGGCCGGTGTGGGAGCCACGCTCACCTCCGCGACCAATAGCGCCTTGGTTGTGGACGGCTACACGGTGCTGCTCAACGATCGTGTGCTGGTCAAGAACCAGGCGACGGCGGCGAATAATGGGGTCTACACCCAGACGACACTGGGCGTGGGCGGATCAGTTGCCTGGGTGCTGACGCGTGCGACTGATTTCAACTCCTCTACCAACATGAACAACACGGGCGCGATCCCGGTCGTGAACGGAACGGCCAACGCCTCAACCCAGTGGCTTTTGACCTCTAAGGTCACAACGGTAGGCACCGATGCCGTGACGTTCACAGAATTTGCCTTGAATCCGACGACGCTTGTAACAACGACTGCAACTCCAAGCGCAGGTGTAGGGCACTTCGCAGGTAGCACGCAGACAATCACGAGTTCGGCGGTCAATCTAGCGGGTGGATCGACCGAAGTTACGGGTGTACTCCCAACGGCAAATATAGCCGTGGCGCTCGCCAACCAGACCAGCATCAACGGCCTTGGAATCACGGCGAGCACTGGAACGCTCACAATAGCAAACGCGAAAACGCTGACAGCGAGCAACACGTTAGAAGTTGCGGGAAGTGCTGCGGATAATGGAGGGGTTGTCTGGTCGAATGCGAGCGGTTATGTAATACTCGCTCACACCACGACCGCGAATCTCCCTTTGCTGTCCGGTAACGCCGCAACTCCGGCATGGGCGGCAATTACCTATCCAACGAGTGCGACGAGCGGTGGCGTCCCGTACTTCTCCTCAACGACTGCAATGGCATCGAGTGCGGCGGGAACGGCCAAGCAATTAATGCTCTGGGGTGGTGCGGGATCTGCTCCGACCGCCATCGACTTTCCAGAGCGATACATGATCCCGTTCGCGAATTGCAATAATACGACCGCAGCCGCCGGTGTCTCGATTGGATCTGGAGGAACGGTCACCTGCCGCGCTGGTACGAATAACCTTGGCGGTTATGTTTCGATCACCGATACTGCCTCAACGTTCGCACAGTTTCAAATCTCGATTCCGACCGACTGGGACACGGCGACCAATCCGTACATCTCCTTCGCGTTTATCTCCGTCACCGATACGACCAACGGTCACACGGTCATTCCGCAGATCAAGGTCTCCTGCCCAACAGCGACCAACGGGACGGTTACTGACGACCACGCCTTTGCAGCGGCTCACAGCGCAACGACAGTGACCTTCGGGGCGAGCGCGGTGGCAAACGGGTTCTACACCACGTCGGTCCAGATGAACTCGACAGACATGACCGGCTGCGTGGCCGGTGGAATGATGATTGTGCAGGTTGGGAGGGCTACCGACACGGCGACTGGAACGATCGGATTCGAGTATGCTGATGTCACGTTCCCGAGATTGCTAGTGGTGCAGGCAAACTAAATGAGATATCTATTTTTGGCGCTATTTCTATTGTGCGGAAGCGTATCATATTCTCAGTACGTTTCATCTGCTTACAATAGCGGCGCTGGCGCTGGCGGAACCTGGACGCTTACGCAAAATCCTACCGGTGTAGCCTCCTCGGGGGGCACCTGCGTGATCTCCACCGGAAGCAATGTCACTTTGGGAAACCTCCTCGTTGCTTCTGGCTTAATTGGAGCATCGGCAACTTTAACAATCGCGGACAACCACGGCAACACGTGGACGCAGGTGCAAAAAAACGGTTTTGTGGGCATGTGGTTTCTAATAGCGCCGTCCACACAATCCATGATTGTGACCATCACTTTTACCGGTTCTGGGGCCGGTAACGCCTGCGTGCTCCAAGAGTGGAACGGAAATAAGGCGTCTAGCCCTCTTGATACTTCAGGAATCGCGACGGCTTCTGAGGCGGGAGGGGCCGTGTCGGTCACGACAGCGGGCAACCTCACGGCAAACAGCGACCTCTTACTGGGATGGATCTTTGGAGACAATGGGGGGATTTCTTCAACATCCAACGGAGCGGGATTTACCGCCCCCGCTGTGAATCATTTTAACAACTACGGGATGCAGGAATATCAAGTCTTGACTACCGGCTCTGGTGCTACGGCATCGGCGACTTGGACAACGACTGGCACGGAGTCAAATTACAAAATCGTAGCCGCGTTTCTTCACTCATGAAAGTCCTCAGCATATTATTCTTCAGCGTGCTAGCAGGCGCTCAGGGATTCGTAGTAGAGAACTTCTCTGGCGGAGTAAACGGCACGAACCCAACGGCCACGCAAATTGCCAAGGGCTACTTCGGCTCACTAAGCGGGATTAATGACAATAGTGCGTGTAACTTGGCATCATCCTCTACCAAGTGCCTTGACATCGGGTCCAACAACAACAGTTTCACCGCGATCAGTCTCACAAACACGTGGCGTTGCTCGGACGGCATTCCCTCCAACAGCGGCGGCTCCTCTGCGCTGTACTTCGACTATGACGGCTCAGTCGGTGGTGGTCATCAGAACATTTATATAGGTTTTGAACTTCCCAGTTCGGACAACGGCGGCAGCGCGGTCCAGATGTTAGTCGAGTGGACTTGCATCCCCACGTTGATGACCAACAGCGGCACAATTGACGATGCGACGATCACCGGTACCGGAACGAGCGCGCTGTCCAACCTAGTGTTCTCTGGCGGCACGGGGCATTATCGGCTGGAAGGAACCTGCGGGCAAAACGGCTGGCCAGCGGGAGACTGCGACATACCGGCTCCGATCAACACGACCTTTCAGCTCGCCGTCTATCTCCCGATCAAGGGCGCGTGCAGCGGCACGATCAACACGATTGCGGATGCGGTCGCCGCGAGTTGCATTATCATTGCGACCTACGACAGAACCGGTAGTTTGCTCGGGTTCGCCTACAAGTCCACGGGAGGCACCCCTGGAACGGCGTGCAGCGGTACTTGCCAGCCGACCGGCTTCACAATGGGTGATCTCAACGGCGCCATCACGTCAAGCGGGCACATCCAGCACGCGAACCTGAAGATGTGTCAGGTTGGCTGCACATCCTCTCAATTTCCGTTGCTTGAAACCCCAGTTCCATTATGGGACGGAATTATCACGCCGCCGCGCGCCACGGACTGGACGCAAGCCGGAATCTCGGGTGGAATCCCGTCTGGCAGTTGGACGCAGTGCGGCAGCACGTTGGCGGCGGGTTCCTATAACGGCTCGACGATCACTACCACGCTCGCCGGATGTGGAGCGAACACATACTACCTTCTCGGATCAGGTACGTTCAATGTTAGTGGCGCGATTCAACTACCCACTGCCGGGCATGTGGAGTTGAGAGGATCGGGATCGAACTCGACCTTTCTCGTGATGAGCGGAACCATCGCCACGTGCGGGCAGGTAGCGAGCGCGGTTTGCATGGTGAGTTCCGATACGACATACTCACAGACGCCTCCGGCCAATACGTTTACGTGGACAGCGGGGTTCGCACAATCCAGCACTTCAGTGACGCTCTCTACCTTAGCTGGATCTGGTCCGACGGCGATCAGCACGACAAACCCCACGCTAATCTGGTTCGACCAGTGCGACACGGGTTATAGCGGCGTAGCGTGTGCTACGGGAAATGCCACCGATAATTCGCAGATGTACGTCTGCGGCGACACCTATAACGCCACTGGTCCGCATGGCTGCTCAGCGAACGGCGGCGGAAGCGGGGCGCGTCCGCATCGTGACCAGCTTGAGGTTCACATCGCAACTGCCGTCAACACGGGAACAGGTGTTGTAACGCTGGCCACGCCGATCATTGGACCAAACTGGGTGTCGGGGCAGAACCCGCAGGCGTGGCTGGTCAATCCAGCGACCCAACTCGGAGTGAGCAATCTGTCCATCGACCCGAGTGGAGCGACGAGCGGAGGTACAGGCAAGGCGTGCGTAGACGGATTCAACCTTTACCAATTCTGGGTCTCGCAGGTCCGGTGCATCAATCCTAACAACCGTGGTATCAACATCGCCGAGTCGGCCTCTGGGATCGTTGTCAGCAATTACGTTTATGGCACAACAGGGACGCAGCCGTCAATCTACGGAATCCGCATGAACGGGGTTGGACTAGTTCGTGTCGAGAACAACATCCTGCAACAGTCAGGCCCGATCTTTCACGACGGCGCAGCTTCTGGTAACGTAATCGCCTACAATTTTTGCCAGAACGGTTCTTCGTTCATCGACCCGAGCAATGCGCTTACCGCGTGCATCACGGACCACGCCTACGACTATTTCAATCTGTTTGAGGGAAATGTAGTCAATCAAGTCGGCAGTGACGATATCCATGCATCAGCCGACATGGAGACGCGCTTTCGGAACTTCCTAACTGGCTGGGATTCAGTTCCAAGTGCCCCGATCACCAGCTTTACTAACTCCGTTGGAGACTTTGCCTATGCCCGCTACGCGAACAACATTGCGAGCGTTATGGGCACCCCGACTTACCACACTGGCTATTCAGCAGCCTCAAACGCCCTGGACATCTATTGGGAAGGCGGTGGCCCCGGTAGCGTTCCGACCGATAGCCTGACAAAATCCACATCAATCTTCTGGGGAAGCTACGACACAGTTACCGCGGCAGTTCGATATTGCGGAAATTCTACCGACACTGGATGGAGCACGACCTGTTCGAGCACAGCGGAGAGCGCATTCTCAGCGAGCACCTACCCCGGATTCGTCCCGGTCCTCGGTGACACCTCAGCGGGCCAAGACGCACTCCCGGCATCCCTTTATCTCAGCACCAAGCCCTCCTGGTGGTTTCCCCTTACGATCCCATTCCCAGCGGTCGGGCCCGACATCAGTAGCGGCAACGTTGGAGTGTGTTCGGGAACCATTAACACGGTGGGGCACTATTCGGGAGTTCCAGCTACGGCCAACGGTCAATGCACTGGGACTTCCTTGATGGCGAGCGCTTGGGGTGGACACGTAAACGCGATCCCGGCGATGAACTGCTACCTCAACACGATGTCGGGTCCGCCAGATGGAAGCGGGAGTGCCCTTAGCTTCGACGCGGGCATCTGCTACGCCGGCACCAATGCAGCAGGCGGCAGCACCGCGGGCGGCTCCGTCACAATCAGCGGCAGCGCTCAGGTACACTAACCATATGCGAATCCTTCTCACCATCCTCGCACTCGCCGCTGGCCTCGCGGCACAGGACACGACCAGCGGAAAACTATCAGCATCAGGTGTTGGCACGGTGACAATAACTCGCCATGCTCATTGAGACTTATTTCTCATATCCACATTTCGAAAATAGATAATCTTGAAGATTCGTCATCTGTAATTTTCCTATGTACTATGGTTCGTGCTTCGTGATATAGTGTTCTTGGAGGTTCGAGAGCTATGGCATATAGGAGGAGTGTTCGTATTGCTGCCCGAGAGGCGATGCAGAAGTTCAACTACGACCCCCTGGATGTATTGGTGCAGTTTGCTCAGCTTGAGACGACCAACCAAGACACCAAGCTCGAGATTGCTCAAACGCTCTTGCCGTACATGTATCCTAAGCTCTCAAACGTGACCATGGACGCTGAGGTGTCGGTCAACGAGAGGTCCGACAACCAAGCGGCGCTTCTTAGGCGCATCCTTGAGAATCCGGAACTTGCAGACGCTGCCCAGCGACTCAGCATAGCGGCGGCTGAGGCCTCCCTTGAGTTGGATAGCTCAAGCGTCGGTGGTATGATTCAGTAGAAAGGAGAAAACAAGGTGGACGAGAAACAATTCCTTGAGTCGTTCGTTCGACTCACGTTGAACTACTTCAAGAAGCACGGCGACGTGCACGACTTCGATGCGGCGGACGACCTCTTGGCGCAGATGGATGTGCTGTTTCCTAAGTCAGAAGCAGTTCCTGTGCCGGTGGTCGAGGGTGAGCAAGAACCTGCTGCTGAGCAGTGAAAGACGAGGCTGATTGGGAAGTTCGTCCGAGCACCTTAATCTAGCCTAGGAGAGCATGATCGAGGTTGGTCCCACCACTCAGATGATGATGGAGGGCGGACTTTTTTCGTCCGTTCTTTGGAAGGCTTCACCTGCGTCCATGGTTGTGCTTCTCTTTAGTGGAAAAAGCAATTCATGAAAAAGTTTTTTTGTCGAAGTGATGTTTTTCAAGTGCTTACTCCTGAAGCTTGTTATTGGGCGGGAGTGTTGGCTTCAGATGGCTGTATTCGTATTAAGGGAAAAAACTCGCGAATAGTTGTATTGAAGGTCGATGATCGATCTTTGGTTGATTCATTCAAAAGTTTTCTTCAGTCTGAAGCAACAATCTTTTCGGGGGAAAGGTTTAATGGGAAGCATTGGTACTTACTTCAAGTTTCTGATAGTCAGATTTTCTTTGACTTATGTACTCAGGGAATTGTCCCTAATAAGTCGTTGACTTTGAAAGTTTCTCAAAGATTGGCCATGGACCGTGATTTTTGGCGAGGTGTCATGGATGGGGATGGTTGTCTTTGCATCAAGTCGAGTGGATACTTCTCCTTGCTGCTTTGCTCTGCTTCATGGGATTTTATCCTTCAATTTAGTGATTTTCTTGGTAGTTTGGGAATTGTTCGTAAAATTACAGTTGATAGCCGTAAGCGTTCACCATTGTACAGTATTCAACTTTCTGGTTGGCAAGCTAGAACACTTGTTAAGGAGCTATACCGCGATTGTTGTATGGCTTTGGATAGGAAGTTGAGTATAGCTGAAGCAGTGATGGATGCAAAAGGTGTACGGATGGTCGGCGTAACCGCTAAGGAGGAACTTGGGCATCATGATTGAAGTCGGACCTACTACGCAAATGATGTTGGAGGATAGTATGTTTTCATCTGTGCTTTGGAAGGCATCTCCTGCATCAATGGCCGTGAAATTGAGTGGTGGACAGTTTAAGACCTGGAATTATGTTCAGTTGTTGTCTAGGAAGTTGATTGATGTTGCAGTTGGTCGCTGTAGGCGATTGATAGTCGTGATGCCCCCGTGATCGCGTCATGGTAAATCAGAAATGGTCTCTAAGTGGTTTCCCGTGTGGTATTTGGAGACCTTCCAGGATAAGCGATTCATTTTAGCATCATACGAGATGGAGTTCGCGTCTAGGTGGGGGGCTAAGGCGAGGGACATAGTTGCTGAGAACCAGGACTTGTTAACATTGCGGTTTAAAGACAAGAATCCCGCTCGACATCACTGGGAGACAACAGCCGATGGTTCTATGGTGTGCGCAGGGGTTGGCGGCCCTCTTACCGGCAAAGGAGCCGATGTTTTAGTCATCGACGATCCGTGTAAGAACAGTGAGGAAGCTAACTCACTCACAATGAGGGAGAAAGCTTGGGATTGGTACACGTCGACCGCCAGGACAAGGTTGGAGCCCGGTGGTTCTATAGTGGTGATGTCCACTCGCTGGCATTCTGACGACTTAGTGGGTCGCCTCATCAATCCTGAGTTTTCTAGCAATAAGGGAGTAAGGGAGGAGTGGGAGGTGTTTTGTTTTCCTGCGTGTGCTGAACCGGAGTCTGAGAGGCACTACCTCAACTTTGGCGCCAGGACCAATGACCTTAGGACCGGGGCTGTGTCTACGACTGCAGATCATAGGTCGAGGTCTATAAGGGACGTACTTGCTGAAGAAGCCAACCCAGAGTGGCGCGATATGTTAGGTCGCCGACGCGGACAGGCTTTGTGCCCCGATAGGTTCGACGAGGACGACCTGGCGAAGTTTCGCAGCGTTAGCCTTAGTGATTGGTTCGCAATGTATCAACAGCGCCCTGGGGATGAGGCCGATGAGGGGAACGTGTATCATCGGTTTGATGAAAAGACCCACTGCAGGCCGTTGAATCGCGAGGAAGGCATGCAGCTGTTTGTGGCGATGGACTTCAACGTCGACCCTATGTCGGTGCTGATTGGCCAGTACGACCGTGGTAGTGGGGTTCGTCAAATGGAGCGTTGCGAGTTCTTGGAGGAGCTTATACTTCCAAATAGCAACACCCCCTCCATGATGATGGAATTGCTGCAGCTGCTGAAGAAGTACCAGTACGGGTACACGCTTGAGGTTGAGGTGTATGGAGATGCTGCTGGTACCCAGAGGTCTTCGCAGAGCCAGAAGAGCAATTGGCAGATAGTTGCGGAGTATTTCCAACTTGATGGAACCATACACTACGCCTTCCGTCGGCGCAAGGCAAACCCCATGATAGTGGACAGGGTCGGCGCAGTCAATACGATGCTTAAGTCGGCGGATGGCACCGTTAGGATGTGGGTAGATGACGTTAGGTGCCCCGAGTTGGTCAAGGACCTGAAAAAGGTTCGGTGGCAGGTTGATTCCGGAGGAAGTAGCACTGGACTCTTGGATAAGTCCGACAAGCGCCGAACGCACGTTAGTGACGCGGCAGGCTATGCTGTCGAGTACTTGTTCAGTTTGAGGGTTCGCGGCGGTGAGCGAAAAGGTATCTTACAATAGGATTTGGAGGTTTTCGATGCTCTGGGTTGGACTTGGGAAGGTTGCCGTTGCTACTGCTGGAGTTCCAGTGCCTCTCAGCACCCTATACGCTCCCACGTTGAAGGTCAACACTGTGATGGTGACATACGACCCTGCTGATGGATCGTCGACCGTCATCGTGAAGGATAGGGCGGGAAACATCATGGCCAATATGTCCTCCGTGCAGGCGCCTCCAACCGTGTTTACTGCTCCTGGAGGAGACCAGTTGGACCTCCGCGATTTCCAAATAGACGTTGCTAGTGGGTCGAATGGCAAGGGGCCTACCGTTGCCCTGGGCATCAATTGACGATGGCGCAAAAGAAGTCGTACCAGTACAAGGCCGAGGTCGTAGACGATCGCGGGCACCTCGATGACCCCGAATTTCTCGCCATGTTGAACAAGGAGGGAGCCGAGGGTTGGAAGCACAAGGAGGATCAGCCCAAGGGGTCGAGGCAGCTAGTGGTCTTGCTTGAGAGGGAAGTCCTGGTAGACGATGACAAATAAGCTATTGATCAAGGTTGAGTTGATCGACCACGTTGACCAGCGGTATCCTACGGCCGGGGACTGGCAATATGACCAGGACGGGGTCCTTTGCGTGAGGGTCTCAAACACCGGCATTGAGCTGGATTCTATCTTGGTCGGCATCCACGAGGTTGTCGAGGCTGTCCTTTGCAAGGTGCACGGGGTCAGGGAGGCGGACGTTGATGCGTTCGACTCGACATTCGCAGGCGATGGTGAACCTGGTGAAGACCCGTTAGCCCCGTACAGGAATGAGCACGCCGTGGCAGATGTCGTGGAACGAGCGGTTGCTCAGGCGGCTGGGGTGCCATGGGCGGAGTACAACGACAGGGTGGAGGGTTTGTTCGTTAAGGAGGACCGTTGAAGTTCCTTATTGTTAGCAATGCAGCAGAGGGTGCCCACATTGGCAAGATCATTGCTAACGAGGGCAACGACGTTGAGCTCTACATCCGTGAGCCGGGCTACCGCCAGTGCTGGAACGGGCTCCTTCCCAAGGCGAAGAAGATCAACCCGAGCAAGGACACGGTCGTGATATTCGATCAGAGCGGCATGGGGGCCGAGGCGGATAAGTTGAAGAAAGCAGGCCATTTCGTGGTGGGGGCGTCCAAGTGGGCCGACCGGCTCGAACACGACCGTGAGTTCGGGTTCGAGGTCATGGAACAGTGCGGCATAAAGTTTCCGTTCACTACCGAGTTCGACGACTTTGGTCGGGTGGGAGAATTCTTGAAGGAGAATGACGAAGACGATGATGGGTGCCCGAGGAGGTTCGTCTTCAAGCCCGAGGGCGACGACCTGCCGGCCCACCTGACATATTGCTCCCTTGACAGCGAGGACTTGTTGAAGTACCTTGAGTACGTGAAGAAGAACTACTCCAAATCGGTAAAGAACTTCATACTTCAGGAGTTCGTCGAGGGATCCGTGGTTTCGTCGGAGATGTGGTCCGACGGGTCCCGGTTCATCCGACCCTCGAACCACACGGTTGAGGCGAAGAAGTTCATGGACGGGGACCTTGGTCCCGCCACTGGTTGCAGTGGCAACTTGGTCTGGGTTGAGGACGGATCTTGCAGGATCGTGTCGAATGGCATACTTAAGCTTGAGGAATTGGCTGCTGAGGAAGGTCACGTTGGACCCTTGGACCTCAATGCGGTCGTGAACGATGAGGGAGTTTTTGGCCTCGAGTGGACTCCCCGCTTTGGTTATGCTGCCACCCCCACTCTGATGTTCCTCATGCACGATGGATCAATAGGTAAGTTCTTTAGTGATCTAGCAAGAGGCCAGGTGTCGGGGGATATGCCGCTGCGTGACATGTTTGCGGCGGCAATAACAGTGTCCATACCTCCTTATCCCTTAGAGGCGCCTAGCGTTGAGGATGTCCAGAGGGTTAGGCCAAACGTCGGAATACCTATAAGGGGGTTGGACAATAAGAATGCTGGCTCATTCTACTTCTACGAGGTGGAGGAGCAAGATGGTCAGCTGCTCCACTCGACCGGTTCAGGCGCCCTCGGCCTGGCCGTGGGCGTCGGTGAAACCCCCTGGGAGGCCTTCCGTGGACCTTGTCACGCCTTGGGGGAGTTGATGGTGCCGGAAAAGCAGTACCGAACGGACCTATGTGAGGTTCTATCGTGGCAGTACGAGATGGTTGAGCACCAGGACGCCATGTCCCTAGGGACTTTGCCTGGTGTTGAGCTTGGGGCGGATTGATGTCTTCAGCCATTAGTCCGATATTGTCGTTTCCAGCAAATTACATGAGCCAAGTGCTCAATGAGGGTGGTGCAGCTGGAGGACCTGGGCCAGGTAATGTAAAGGTGAAGGACCTCGACGTGAGGCATCCCGAGTATGAGGCGAGGTACGGTGCTTGGTTGGACCTGAGCCTCTTGTATGAGGGTGGGGCGGCCCTCAAGGCCCAAGCTGACCGACTCTTGAAGAAGAGACCGAGGGAAGATGACGACGTCTATACGGCTCGATTGGACAGGTTCACATACCAGAACATACTAGGGACCGGGCTCGGTTGGTACGGGGCAGCGATGTTCGACACGGTTCCCGAATTCTTCTTCAACGGTGGATCTGGCTCAAAATTCTATACCGATTTTTTGCAAGATTGCGACGGAGTGGGCACGACGTACGTTGACTTCTTCAAGAGGGCGTTCCAGGCGCAGTTGACTTACGGCGCGTGTTGGGTTCTCACGGACTTGAGGTCTTTGGGAGAAGGCGAGGAGGAGCCCCGTACTTTAGAAGACCAGAGATCAAGGGGCTTACTGGATCCGCATGTGGCTTACTACACCCCACTGAACGTGATCAATTGGCAGGTGGACGCACTAGGTCAGCTTAGGTGGGCCGTGGTGAGGGTCGAGTCCCAGAGGCAGGAGTTCTTGGGTGAGCCCATGGTGGTCACCGCGTGGTACTACTACGACCGAGTTGGTTACAAGGTTTATGAGGACGTGAGGAGCGTCGAGGAGCAGGTAAAGGTTGCTAGGGATGAGGGGAGGATGGCAAAATTGGTGAGGAGCGGTACCCATTGCCTGCAGCATGTGGAAAGGGTGCCTTTGAGGCGGTTGGCCTTGAGCGGTGGTCTGTGGATAGCCAACAGGTCCTACCTACTGTTGGTTGACCACTTGAACCAGGACAATACCCTCGGCTGGGCGCTGTTTATGTCCAACCTCGCTATGCCGGTGATAATTGGGGATTTTGATGCGTCGGGCATGACCGCTAATGAGGCGGGATTTATGCAGTTTCCTGCTGGCACGACCTATGAGTGGTCTGAGCCAGAGGGAAAGAGCTTCATACACTCGGCGAAGAGGGTTGAGTCGCTGCGCGAGGAATGCTTTAGGTCGATGAACTTGCAAGCCCAGGGCAGGAGCATGAAGGCCACTCCCGCTATGCAGTCGGGAAGGAGTAAGATCCTTGAGATGGCCCCCGCTAAGCAGATCTTAGCGGGGATGGGGGACGACCTAAGGCAGCACATGCAAGATGTGCTGAACGATGTCAAGGACGCGCGCAGGGAACCCGAAGTGGAACCGGACGTTAGGGGGTTTAGCTTTCAGGACGACATGAGCACCGAGGAGGTGTTCGCCGTAAATTCTCTTATAAGCATGAAGATACCTTCCCCAACCCTGGAGCGCTACGTCTATAGGAAGGTAGCCAAGGCCTGGATGCCGGACGCCAACCGGGATCAACTCAAGAAAGTGTACGATGAGATCGAAGAGGGTCCAACTCGTGAGGAGAGGGAGAAGCAGGAATTAGGCGACCGTGTGGAGTTGGCAAGGTCGGGAATGGCGGAGGCCCTCAAGGATAAGGGACAACCCTTGCAACCTCCGGGTCGCGGGGGGTCGGGACCATCGGTAAAATCAAAGTCCGCGGGAAAGAGTACTAACGTAAAGGAGAAGTAGCATGGCACAGCTGAACTATACAAGGTTGACCACCGCCGCGTTGAATACCTTGAACGCGACGACGTTGGGAAACCTTCAACCGTACCAGATCAAGCAAGTCCAGGAGTACCTCAACAGGGTCAACTGGGGAAACGCCAATAGCGTCGCGGGGGAGGGATCCCAGTCTGACGTAGGTTCTCAACCCACTATCGCTCAGATCGTGACGTTGATGGGTTCCAATAACCCGTAGCGCAAAGACCGCAATTGGGTCGGCAACATAGTTGTTTCAACTGACCCGAAGATGGGGTACAATAAGGACTTAGGGAAAAGGAGGGCGCCCAATGGGGGTACTCGACGGTAAGAAGAAGGAAGATGGGTCGGGAGAAGGTGGTGGGTTGACCCTAGAAGCGGTCATGGCCAAGGTCAACGAGGTCTTGGATGTAAAGGTAAGTGCCAAGTTCGACGACTTCGCCAAGACGAAACTACCTGATCAGATCAAGGCCCAGATCCAGCCGGTGAACGACCAGCTCACGACGATGAATGAGTCGTTGGCGAAGCTGGTTGGTGGGCAGGGTCAAGGTGGCCAAGGTGGTGGCCAGGGCGGCGACGGCAAGGGGATTTCTCCCGAAGTCAACCAAACCATCAAGACCATGCAGGATAGGCTGAAGCTTCAGGATGAGAAAATCACCGGACTCCAGACTGCGAAGGAAGAGGCCGAGAAGCGAGCAGAACAGACGGATCGGCATTCGAACATTCGTACCGTTCTTACCGGGTTGAACTTCGTCAATGAGCAGGCGGCCAGGACCGCTTTTGGTATCATCGAGCCCCACGTGAGGCGCCTCGACGACGGCAGCTTGGTGGCGGGGATCGATGGTGACAATTTTCCGGTCGATGCCTTTACCAAGGACTACCTCCAGAAGGAGCACAGCTACCTTTTCAAGCCCACCGGGTCGTCGGGATCCGGGGTGCCGCAGAGTGGTGGCGGCATCAGGATGGGGGCAAAGGCCGACACCAACATGATCAAGTCGGGGATGAAGCCCGCTGAACGAGAGGCTGTGGTAGCAGGCATCCAAAATGCGTTAGCTTCCGTGGGCGTTGAGTCGTAATAGCTCGACGGGAGTTTGTTTTGTGCCGCCAGCGCGGTGCGTGAGTTGTGTAGAACATAAGGAGAAAAAGAGATGGCGGCAATTACGTCGGCGAATGTTGCGGACGCTATAGTAAAGTTGGTTGCTGTTGATGCGTTGCCTGCGCTAGTGGGCAACCTCGTGATGGGCAACCTGGTAAACAGGAGCTTTGAGGCAGACCTGGCCAACCAGGGGGACACCGTCAACATACCGATCCCACCGACGATGGCCGCTAACAACGTGGCGGAGGGCGGGTCGGTGACTCCCCAAACTCCCTCGCTCGGTAATGCGCAGGTGGTCATCAACACGCACGCTGAGTCCTCGTTCCAAATCCCCGACGTGACGAGGATCCTCGCCCATCCGGCACTCCTCGAGATGTACATGATGCCGGCTATCATCTCCCTCGCGGAGCGGATTGAGCAGGACCTCTTGCAGCTGTACCTGAACCTTACGGCCAACGCCGCATCCGGTACCTCCAACACCACGATCACTGAGTCGGTGGTGGACAGCGCTGAGACGACTCTCTTTAGCGCCAAGGTTCCGGAATCCTTGCCAAAGTTCTTGGTGGTCAGCGCCGGTACGTATTCCGACATGCGTCAGATCCAGAGGTTCTCGGAGGACAAGGTCTCCCCCGAGATGGCCAGCGTCATACCGAGTGGGCAGGTTGGCAAGCTGAAATCGTTCTACGTCATGCGGTCGCAGTACGTGCAGAAGGTTGTGAACACCACGTACAACCTTGGGTTTGCGCGTGATGCGTTCGCGTTGGTCATGCGCCAGTTGCCCCGACCCCTTCCCAATACTGGCGCCGTCGCGGAGTACGCCACCATGGGCAACTTCGGGATGCGCGTGGTGTTGAGTTATGCTCCGAACACGCTAGCTCAGCAGTTCACCGTGGATTGCTTGTATGGCGTAGCGGTTCTCCGCAACGTGTACGGGCTGCAGGTTCTATCGTAAGGAGTGACAGATGGATTTGCGACAGTACTACAAGGACCTTCGAGAGACCGAGGCGAAGCTAGAAAGGGAGTTCCCTAGCGGCGAGGTGCACGTGACGTCCCTGTTCCACAGGGAGCGGGCCTCCACTGCCGGAAGTACGGTCAGTGCCACTTGTCGGAATGCGGCAAGGGTAATCACCGACGGCACTCACCGCCTGGCGAATGAGGATGAGATCAGGGAGTTCTTGCTTCATCAGCAGCGGGAACTTCGCAAGAACACCCTCATGGAGCAGCAGAAGAAGCGCCAGTATATCACGGTGATCGCTGGCGAGGAAGATCCCGTCGAGGCCATCACCGGGGTTCCCGGGATGGTGGCCCGCAAAGGGGTGAGGATCCGGCAGGGCCCGGCTACCGTGGGTGAGGAAGCTCAAACCTCGGCATAGACGTTTGGCGCCAGGTGGTGCCTAGGTAGTCAATTTGAGAAGGAGGCAACGGAAACGACCCTCCAGGAGTATGTAAGATGACCCTTACTGAAGTTCAATCGCGCACCACTAAGACGGCGTCCTTTACCGGGTCCGGGCTCGATGTTTCCGGAATCACGGGAGATTGGACCATCAAGTTCCAGCTGGAGTCGCTGACGGCGGCTAAGCAAGCCAGGTTCACGTTCGAGGACACGATCACAGACTACACGGCATCGCTCGCCGGTCCAACCATCAACTTCAAGGGTGAGACCGAAAAGTCCTACGACCGAGTCAAGAGCTTCAAGAAGCAGGATTTTCCGGGTCTTCGGCTCGGCGTTGCGAGCGCCCAGCTCAGGTTGAAGTTGTCGGACATGGACTCCGGCGCGACCGCGATATACCGCTCTTGGCTTGAGTACTAAAGAAAGTCCAAATTCGCAAGGATCGCCAACATGGGGCGCTGCGCAACGCGCGGTCGCCCCATCTTGGTTTTGGGCCACAACCAATGCTAATGACCGACAGCATATACGTAACCAGCAGCGATCTCTCTCGGATAGATTCTGAGGTGGCGACGGTTGCTGCTGCCGAGGGAATCACCCTAGACGGTGCCGGTGGACTCATACGCGGGGCCGTTGAGGAGGTAGCCAACGAACTTTCCAAGTTGATAGTCGCCTTTGGCGGGTACCTGTCTGGCGGCGATTGGTCTGTGAACCACTTGGCTGCCGTGTTCAACTACGGCCTGGGCACCTCGGTGAAGATGAAGGCAGCCCTCTCCCAGGTCGTGGTGTCCGGAAACTCATCTAGTGAGTGGAACCACGTAAAGCAGTGGGCTGTCTTTTGGACCCTGAGGTCCTTCTACCGAGACGCCTTCGGGCGCACTGTGAAGGACAGGTACAAGGACAAGATGGTTTTCTTCAAGGAGGAGATAGACAGGAGGCTGAAGGCGAACCTTTGGACCCTCGGCGTGCCTTGCGTGATACGGCCGCTAGCACGACCTGCGGCGATGTTCGAGAGGGGCTCCGGTTCCTGGTCCACGTCTAACATCTCGCTGGTGGCGGGATCTGGCACTAGGACCGACAAGGTGGATGTGGCCATAACGTACGTCGACATGTCGCAGCCCAACTTCTATGCCAGTGAGTCTAGTAACGGGAACTCTGAATCTGATGCTTCGGACACCTTGACGCAGCTGATGGTAGCGGGACACAACTTGCACGTCGATATCTCGACCCTGAATCCGCCGACGGGAGTGCAGGACAAGTCACAGCAACTGATCGTCGTGATAGCCCCGCTCAAGGCAACGCACTGGAACGTGTGGGCTGGAACAAGCGGCAGTACCCTGTACCTGCAAAATGCCGCTCCAATATCCATAGCGACGACGAGCTACACGCTACCGGCGGACCCATTGCTAAGTGGTCCGGCTGTCGGGATTGGTCAGTATTCTGATCGAAGGCTGGCGCTCTTGCCACTGAGGCAGAGGGCCTAGCCATGCTATCGTCGGTCGCTGTGGAGGCCCACGCTTCGTTGGTGGACGAGGCCGTGGAGTCCTTCGTGAACTATGTTTCTGTGGAAGTGGAGTCCGTGGTGGGTGAGGTCTCCCACTACATAGGTAAGCTATCCTCTAGGCGCGCCAAGGTCTTGCTTGAGTTGGCTTCGGTGGGCGACACTTTCGAGAGGTCCCTTGCCTCGTCGAACTACTTTCCAGCCATACTGGCCTTTGCGGCAAAATTCGTCGATCAGGTTGATGCGTTCGAAGGGATGTACTCCGACATGGCGTCCGGCCTAGGGTTGCCGGAGTTCGTGATTACGGACCACGGTAGGTCGGTGTTGTCGGAAAAAGCCGCAGAGGCGGTGACCTCCATAGAGGGGGTGTCTCGCAGGGTTGGCCTCACCTTGCAAAGGTACTTGGGCCGCTCCATTGGTGAGCCAATGACCCAAGCCATGGCCAATGGTGCCATAGATATCGTTCGGAAGACGCGTGAGGTGGGGCTCGTGGCAAGGGATAGTATTATGTCATGGTTTAGGACCTTGTGCGGTCTCGTGTATAGGAACTTGGAAGATTCTGGCACTAGGCTGAGGTATGCCTACGTTGGTTCTTTTGTCAAGGACTCGCGCGATTTCTGCTCTAACTTGATGGGGAAAGTTCTTACGCTCGGTGAGGTGGACTCCTTAGAAAATGGCCAAGTTCCTGGTGCTATGGCGAATGGCGGCGGGTATGGGTGCGTGCACTTTTGGTCGATAGTCGGGAGGATTTAGCCGGTGTCACTAAACGCTCTGTCTAGTCAGGTATTGAACGCCGTCTACGCTCGACTTAGTGCGTCGGGCTCGGGGTTCAACGACGGCGTGGTCGCCAACGCGCCAAACTACGGGCTTCCGGTAGACTTCATCTCGGTTGATTGGACCACGTCCAGTCTCAACTTCATGAAGGCCCAAATAGACCCCCAGTTGCTCGAGAAGTCCGGGACCTTCAAGTACCCGTTCTCGTGCTTGTACGTGCTTGAGTCGAACTTTACGGGGGAGCAGAAGTTCAACCAATGGTCGGGGTCTGTGATATGCGTATTTGACGTGTACCTATCTTGGGTTCCGATAAAGGGTCTCCAAAACCATGAGGCCTATAGCTTGTGCGTTGAGGACGTGGTGACCGACGTCATCAACAGAAAGGAAAACCAGAACTGGTCTCCCGTGGTGTACAACGGAATGATAAAGTGCAGGAGGGGTCCGCTCGACTTCGGCGGTGAGAACTTTAAGCAGAGGGTGGCCTTCGCCATGACCTTTGGGCTGCACCAATGATGTTTGCCACTTAGCAAAATTTTGTTTCACTTGCGGGGGGACGTCGGGGTACAATTGGACTTAAGGAGTTGAAATGGTAAAGTGTCGGTATGTTGGAGGAGACTGTTCGACCATCGGTCTTGGCGATGGTGAGGTGGAATACGACACGATTGGTCAGAGAGCCACGATGACCGAGCGAGGGTTTCGAGAGGCTGTGCTAGGCGGCGCTCCGTTCATCCCAGATGAGTACTTCGACAGGGTCGATTTCACTCCCCAAGAGCTGTCGCAGTGGGGACAGGTGGGAGTGCGCGTCGACACCTCGACTAGGTTCGAGGAGAAGCTGGGAGTCGCCCAAGAGATGTTCAGGGACCTCTGCGCGCGGATGCGAGCTAACCAAAGTCTGACGCTTGCGGAGCTCCTTGACCGCGGCGTTTCCGAAGTTGAGCTGGTTGGTTGATAGCAGGAGACACATAGAAGATGCCGAACTATTCTTTCTCGCGCCTAGAGCGTGCATACCTACAAAATCAACCGGTGTTTGGCACCATTCCCAACGCGTCCGGGACCGCTTCTGTCGGCAACTCAAACGCGTGCCGCTTCATGAAGATGGAGCTGCAGAACGAGGTTGCGCTGCTGGAGCGCCCCGACAAGACAGGCACCAGGTCGATGGAGGGGATGGTCGGTGGTAGGAAGGTTGGTAGGTGGAGCATAGAGATGTCCACTGCCGCGAACGGCGTCTCTGGCGTCGTGCCGGACTGCGACCCCATACTGGAGGCCGCGTTTGGGCAGGCCGCCGCGGTGGGTGCGGGGACCACGGCCATAACGAGCTCGACCGATGCTACCCCAATTGTTCTGACTTGCGGGAGCGCCCATGGCATAGCGTCCGGGGCGTTCGAGGTTGTGTCGGTGTCGGGCCACACCACCAACACCAACGCCAACGGGGTATGGTTGGCGTATGCGCCCAGCACCACCACTCTTACGCTTGTTGGTTCTGCTGGCAACGGCAACGGCGCAGGAGCTAGCGGAAATGTTAGCAGGGTCAAGGTGACGTACACCTTCGTAGACGCGATTACGCACTTTACGCTTTGGTCGTTCAGGACTGCCGCAACGTTGGATCAAAGGGTGGCGCACACCTGCGTAGTCACTGAGATGACGTTCAACCTCAACCAGGACGTGGCCACGTGGCAGGCGAACGGGGATTGTCTGTGGGTCTTACGAAGCAAGGACTTTGGCGTGTCGGACGTCACGCAGAAGGGGGGGCTCGGGGCGTTCCCAACCGAACCGTCCGCGCCAGTCACGAACGGCAACCTATTACCCGGGTTCGCCGGCAGGTTCGTCGCAGGCCAGTCGGTGGCCTCGTCGACGGCGGCCGGGTTCGCCGCTGGCGCGTCCACGTTTCCCACCATAAGGAACGTGACCGTTCGCATCCAGACCCAGAACATGCTGGTGAAGGACACGTTCGGGTCATACTATGCGACGCTCACCGAGGGCGATGTGCGGAACATCTCGGTTTCGTTCAACATCTACGACGACGATTCGGTCGCCACAAACCAACTAAAGACCTACGGAGACAACAAGACTCCAGTGGACTTGGTGTTGAACCTCGGCACGGTGATTGGCACAGTCCACGTCTTCTACCTCAAGAACGTGTACCTAGCGTCCCACGTGCTGGGGGACGGGCAGCTGAGGTTCGACGCTAGCTACGGCGATAGTCGCGCCACGACGACCACACTGAGCGTGAGGGATGAGTTCGAACTAGACATCGTTTAGGAAGGAAGGATCTGTGGAACCCTACAAGTACACAACTACCCGAAAGGTCGAGTCTGAGGCATTTCCAGGCGTGTCGTACGTCCTTCGGAAGATGACCGAGGGTCGGCGCATGGAGCTCAGGAAGACCATGGGTGAGGCCAATAGGCGTATTCGTGAGATCATGCGCGAGCAGGCGGTCATCGAGAAGCAGCCCGAGGAGTCCAAGGACCTGGTGAAGTGGCTGGAGCTGCAGGACGAGTTCGACATGATCCGCCTGGAGGTCGTCAACCCCGCGTGGATCCAGTGGGGGGTCAAGCAGATCGAGGGACTTGAAGCTGATGGTGTGGTCCTGGGGGTTGAAGACTGGAGCTCGTGGCCGTCCGCCCTGGTAGAGGAGGTCGCGAGCGCAGTGCAGGCCGAGTCTGATTTGTCGGGCCAGGAAAAAAAACCATTAAGCTCTCCTATCACTTCTGGCGGACAGGAGCCTCCGAAAGCCCACTTTTCGACTGCGTCGAGTGCAAGCGAAGAGGGTATTACAGAGATCGAAACTGCTCCTGGTATTTCCCAGATCGTGTAGACCCAAACAGAAATATCTGTTGGGAAGCTTCCTATAGGAGCAGCAATGGAAATCAGTTCGTAATCTTCGACAGTGCGACTAACGACTGTCCTCAAATCGTATCAGCTCCGTTCACAGAGTTGATACAATTGTTCGCCCGGTCTAAGCTGATGAAAGAGGCCGTTGGCGCAGCCCCATACGGCGGGGATCTTAATAAATGGCCGTCACGCCTAGTGGACGCGTTCATCATCCTTCAAGGTGAGGCGCAGAGGGTTGACCACATGATGGTTGCTCCTCAAGCGACTCAGCAGCAAAATCCCAGACAACCTATTCCTATGAGACGAAGATAGTGTACGGTATCATCTATCTTATAACGAACATAATCAAATGCCTCTTAATGATTCTTTTTTAGGACAAATTACTGATGCTTTAGTGAATAGGGTTGCGGAACCAAATAAGCTTGAAGATGTTACTGTAAAGATCCGTGAGGTCGTCTCCAGCCTCCAGCGTTCGGCTACCGTCTTTGACAAGTTCAGCGCTCAGATCTCAAAGGACTTCTCATCGGCAGTAAAAGCAGCTCAACGCGCCCCGGGGGCCAAGCCCCTCGACTCCCGCGAGATCCACGACGCCTTTAAGAAGTTGGTCGTACCCCTGCGGGACGAGGTCCAACTACTTTCGAGGATGACCAGGGCCCAGGTGACCCCCGCCACCAACACTAAGCAGAGGGAGTTCGAGCGGTCCGTGAGGGACTCGTTCGTGAGACTGCAAGCAAGGCTTGAGTCGAGGGAGTCACGTACCGCCTCTAGGGCCTCCCTTCCAGAGGACGTCAAGTCGATACAGTCGCAGCTCAGGAGGTCCTGGCAAGAACTGCAGAAGTCGACGACCGACCTAAGTCGCACCACTAAGAAGTCCGCTATTGGTATCGCGGCAGTGGTCGACACCGAGACCACCTATAGGAAGTCCCAGGCGAGGTTGACCAGTTCCATGAAGCACCTTGAGAACCAGGTCCTTCAGGTCGGAGTGCAGCTGTTGTCATACAGCAAGAGGACTGGCCAGATCCTCAACGAGAACGTCGCCTCATACCACGGCATGCACGAGCTGAACAAGAAGCTCTTGCGTGACTCAGATGTCCTGTACAGTAAGCAGGTTGCAGCGGCGGCAGTCGGGCAGAGGATAGACTGGGGCAAGGTAAGGGCACTCCTCAACGTGGCGGACTTTGCCGTGGCGCACAACGCGGCATTCGACAAGTCCTTTACCCAGGCAAGGGTTGCTTCCGCAGGGAACATGCCGTGGTTGGACTCAATGCGGGGTGTGCCCTGGCGTGAGATTGGTCACGCAGGTAGGGCGCTGCAGTCCCTCCTCCCCGCGTATGGTATACGCCCCGGACAAGCTCACACTGCGTCTGCCGACGTCCAGTCCCTCGTCTCCCTGCTCAAGGCCCGTACCGAGGGAGTGCCGCACATGGCGATGCTCCTCGGGTCGCAGGGACCACTGAACCAGTCCCAGCGCCTCCTGTCTGTGGTCGGGGAGCAGGTCAAGTCCCTCCGCGCTGACATCGAGACCAGGCTCGGTAGGGAGAGGTCGCAGTATGTGCGCAACGCCCAGGGGGACCTCGAGGTTAGGCCAACTGCCAGGGCCCAGTACAGGACCCCCTCCCGGGTGATCGGCGCTGGAAACATATCTTCTCAGATCATTGAAGCCATAGAGGGTGGCATAGAGGCAAGGGCGAGGAGGCCTGCTCGCTCCACAGACTACGGAACCAAGTTCGGTTCGGGCGAGGCGCCGGAGTCAACTCCCGGGCTGGTTGGTACCGCCGCCATCGGCCTAGACCGGCACATCGGGACTATCAACACCTTCCTGCGCAACATGGCCATTTTGTCCGGCCCAGCCGCATCTGAGAAGCTCCTGTCGGTCATCACAGAGCAGCAGAGCTTCCAGGAGGGCGTGCAGGCCCACAGGGGCAGGGGCCTACAGACCAAGGCCAACATCCGCACCGCAGAGGGCCTCCAGCTCGCGATGATGTCGGGCGTGAACACGCGCCTTGAGAACGAGCGACTCGGCGTCCCGAAGAACTTCCAGGACCCGTTCGAGCAGTCGGACAGGAGGATGGCGCTGCGCAGGGAGCAGTTTGCGGCTCAGCTGGCCTCACAGCCGTGGGCAAGGCCCACCAGGGCTTTCGGCGAGGGCGAGGTCGCCGAGTTCGTTGGCAGGTTCGGCGGAACAACCCCCTGGCCCCCTGGCACAGGCCACCGGGGCATCATCAGCAGCGCAGCGCAGATGGCAACCTCCGTGGGCCCTGGGCACCCCCACTTCGACGCCTTGACCGGTATCATCACGAGGGGGCAGATGCGCGGGCGTGCGGCCAACTTCGCCCAGGCCGAGGCCGAAAAGCAAAGGGCGGTGGAGCTATTGGCCGGGGGCGTACCTCCCGCGGGCGGGTCCAGGTTCGGGAGGTTCGCCAAGGAGCTGTTGAGCGGTGAGGAGGGGTCGATCAACCTTACTCGCATTGGTGAGCTCCTTGGTAGGTTCAAGAGGCAGAGGGGGCAGGCCGCGCGAGCTGAGTCGGCCATGGGCTATGGTGATCGAGCCAGGGGCGATATCCCCTACCCCACGGACCTGCGGGCGCAGCTGCGCCGCGACGTCCTCGACTCCAAGCTCAAGAAGCTGGCCGACGGCGCCGAGGGTGCTGCCAAGGCACTCAAGCAGTTCGAGGCGGCGGCGGGTGGCAAGGCCAAGGAGGCGATCGGCAGGGGGGCGCTGAGGGACCAAGGCATATCCAGCGCGCTGACGGATAAGCAGGCCTCCTTGGACGCTAAGGTCGCCGCCATCTCTGAGCGGAGGGCCAGGTCCCAAGCGGCCTCCATGAGGCGCGAGAACGACGTCAGGGAGGCGTCCACAGCCAAGTACACCAACCTGGCCAAGGCCGAGCTGAGGGCGTCAGAGTCGTACGATGCTGCGCTGGCCAGGCAGGACAGACTGAGGGCCCGACTTGGTTCCTCCAAAGCCTACCAGAACATTACTCCAGAAGAGAAGAACAGGATGCTGGAGTCGGTGGTCAGGCCGTCGCTGATGAGGCTGACGAGGGCCAGGTATGAGGCAACGGCCTCAGAAGTCACCGATCCTGAGCAGCTGGCGAAGTTGAGGTCGTCCGTGGCGGCTAGGGCCGCCATACAGAGGTTTGGGTCGGGGTCGGGCGAGGCAACCTACCAGGGGCGGGTGAGGCCCCTTGAGGAGCTCCGCAAGGAGTACAGGGACCGGGTCGCCCAGTCCCTCGGCGGCAGGACGGTCGCCCAGGCGGAGGCCGAGAAGGTTGGCAGGATCAGGGAGGAACAGGCCCTCAAGCAAAAGGCCTACGATGAGCAGGAGGTCGGCGTTGCGCAGAAGAGGGCCTCGGCGGAGGAGGGGGCATCCAGGAAGAGGTCCGAGAACGCCCAGAAGGTGAATGCAACCGTTGGCCGGCTCGAGGAGCAGGTAAACCAGCGCAGGGAGAAATCTCAGAAGAAGCAAGTCGATGCTGAGGAGAAGATCCACCAGCTGAAGGTGGCGCACCTGAAGAGGGAGGATATCGCTTCTGGAGGAGGCGGGGGAGGGGGTGCTGGTGGGGCTGGGGGAAGGGGCCAGTTCGCGAGCCGCACAGGGATGGGGATGGGGCTCGGGTTTGCTGCATTTGCTGGGGCGTCGAAGGGCTTGTGGGACCTGGTGAAGGCCGCGACTGAATATTCCGCTAGGACTGAGGTGATGGCCTTTACGACCGCCAACATGGCGAAGGTTAACAAGCTAAACGTCGACGAGGTGAATGCAGAAGTTGAGGCAATCAAGAACCTCAACCTGACCACGCAGGCTGCACACACCACTGTCCAGAAGATGATGTTTGCGCAGTTGGACCTTGCCAAGGCCTCTAAGTTGGCGAGGGTCGCGCAGGACGTCGCGGTCATGGGAGGCATCGACCCGTCCGAGGCGCTGGAGAAGTTGATACGCGGTGTCACGACGGGGTACACCATACAGCTGCACAGGATGGGTTTGCTGATTAGCCAGATCCAAACCATCAGGGAACTCAAGATAGAGAAGCGGGCTAAGGGAGAAGCGGGTGAGCCGACCGAAGTTGAGAAGCGCCAAGCCCTGATGAACAAGGTGCTCATCGAGGGCGCTAAACTAACTGGGGCGTATGAGAAGTCGATGCTGTTGGTTGGCGGCAGGTTTGCGTACCTCTCGAAGGAAGTCCAAGAGGCCAAGAACGCGCTCGGTTCTGCATTCTTGCCGACGTTCAACAAGTTCGTCACCATGGTCACCGGGGGTGCTAGGTTCGTGCAGCAGCACGGTGACGCGGTCGCGGCGCTGACTAAGCAGCTGATGTCCCTTGGGGCTGCCGCAGGGACCATCGGCACCCTGGCCTTCTTCAGGTGGCTGATGATGTCCGGCAGCGTGCCGATATGGGCCAAGGTCGCTGGCGGGGTGGTGTACGCGCTGACCAACATCGGGTTGAGCGCCAACGCGTCGTCCGAGGCGATGAAGAACGCCAAGGATCAGATGGATGCCCTCGAGAAGAAGATCAAGGAGCTGAGGGAGGAGCGCAAGGCCTTGTTCAAGGCCCCCGAAAAGGGAAGTGAGTGGCAGTCGCAGGTCGATGCCAACTATCAGGCGTTGAAGTCGGCGTCGGAGATGGAGGTCGACATAGTCAAGGACACCACCCGGAAATTGGCCGCGGAGTGGCAGAAGCAGGTCAATGACAAGAAGAATGCTGTCTCCGCTTTGGCGAACGAGGACCTCTTTAGGCAAGGTTTCGGGCTTCCCCCCTCTCAGAAACCGATCAAGGACGTGCGTAAGCAGATTGAGGCCATGGATGATGACTACTTCACAGTTAGGGGCATGTCGAAGAAGGACGTCTTGGCCGAGTTCGACCGCCAGCAGCGGGAGAAGGAGCGCCTGAAGCAGCCAGGGGCTGCTCAGATAGTTAACAAGGAGAATGAAAAGGCTGACAGAATTAAGTCGGACCTACTCGAGCTCGAGACAGAATTAACGAAGCTCGACTTGGCGCAGTCGGAGCGCGGTCGAGCTGGCCTTAAGGCTCGCAAGGCCTTCGGCACCCCCAGGGAGAAGATACAGCTCGATTATGAGTTCGAGATTGCGAAGATAAAGGACCGAGACAAGGAGATCAGGAAACTCCAAGAGGACGCAGCTAAGGGGGACGTTAGTGCGCAGGCCGTGCTTGAGCGCGTTTATTCTGGCACCCCCGGGGGAAAGGAGGGGGTTGAAGCGTCGCTTGCTAAGCAGGGGATTGCCGTAGATGAGGCGGCCAAGAACAGGGACATCGAGCTTGGGAAGCTTACAGCTCAGACCAACGCGCACATCAAACAGATCCAGTCGCAGACGGCCATCGAGAGGATCCTTGGACAGGTGGTGCAGGGGAACTACACCTCGGAGCAGAATGCTGTTGAGCAGGTCTTCAACGCCCGCAAGAAGTTGCTTGACTCTATCAAGGAAACGATCGGGGTCGACGAGTACAGGAAGCAGTTGGAGGAGGCGGAAGCTGAGCGTGCCAAGTCCTTGTTGGATGTTGAGAAGAGGCGTCGGGATGCGAACAGGGAAAGGACCCTGGACGAGGCGAAGTATCCAGCGGATCGTGGGGCGCAGGACATCATGGAGGGGCCGAGGTCGGCCGAGGTAGCTACACACCTTGCATTCGACCTGAAGCGACAAGCAGCTGCGCTCGACCTGGACGAGGAGCGCAGGATAGATAGGATCATCGAGCTGAACCGCGAGGAGGACGAGGCAATCAAGCAGCTGGGGCGCGACAAGGCAAAGATGAATGCCGAGTCGAGGATCGATGAGTTCAAGAACCTGCAGCAACTGCAGTCAGAAGTGGACCGCATCGTGTATGGTCGAGGGAAGGGCTCGGACACCCAGGAGGCGATGGCCGAGATTGAGAGGAACAGGCTCAGGGCTTGGGCTGCTGCTTCCTTTGAGTTCACCCAAAGGATGGGTTTGCCACACACAGCTATACAAGGAGCTGATTTAGCGGAGTCGAGGGTTGCAGCTGAGCGTGCGGCAGATGTTCAAGCGACAGTGGACACCGTCAAGCGCCTCGAGCAGCACGAGGAGTCCTCCCGCTCCAAGCTCCAGGACACCTACCAGCGACAGCTGCAGCAGGCGTCGCGCGTAGGTGAGCTGCAGGCGGTGAACATTGCCGACCAAGACGCGGCCGCCCACCGCGCCTACCTGATGCGGCTGGAGTTCATCAAGAAGGAGTTCGAGGCCAGCAAGCAAGCTGTCGAGGACGTCCACAAGCGCGACCTCGAGCTCCAGCAGGCGGAGTTCGACGAGTGGCAGCGGCTGCAGGAGCAGAAGAAGCAGAAGCTGGAGGAGCTGCGCGGGTTCTCGGGCAACATCTTCGACATCGTCACCTCGAGGACCCCTGACAGGGCGCGGCAGGCCAGGGACTATGCCATCGGGCTGGGCAAGGGCGTGGGGCGGACGGTGTTCCAGAACCTTTCTGTTGAGACGTTTAAGAACGTGGGCGGTATGCTGGGGAACGTGATACCCCAAGGCACGCAAGGTCACCCGAACTTCATCGCTAAGCTACTCGGCGGTACTCCGTTCGCTAAGCAGTACGACCCACAAGCTCAGCTGGCGAAGGCCACGATAGATAGTACTTCTGCTGAACAGGACCTGACGAAGGCCATTCAGAGCTTGGATGAGGCGGTGAGGAGCGTGGGTGGGCTTCCTGGAGGAGTCCCAGGATCGGGATCGACCGGTTCGGGCCTATCGTTCGTTCCCGGCGTTGGGACGTTCATGAACGCAATCAGCGCTGGAGGAGGTGTGCCGGCCATGTCTGCAGTTCCGGGGTTGGGATCCTTTATGTCTGTCGCATCTACAGCGGGTTCCTTGGCCAGGGTACTGCAGGGTTCTGGCGGTAGTGGGTCGACTTCCGGCTTATCGCTTGTTCCAGGAATCGGCACATTGATGGACTTAGCTAGCTCAGGGACTAGCTCTGGAGGGGGAGCTCCGGCTGATGCAATAGTTTCTTCCGGCATATTGGGGAATAAGGGTGGTGGAATGGGTAAGGTCGCCGGCATAGGGATGGCGGCAGGCGGGGCCTACCAGGCGATCACCGGATTTAAGAAGGGTGGGGTTGGGGGCATATCTAGCGGCATAGGAGGAGTACTATCTTCGGCGGCAGGAATAACGGCCATGATACCCGGGGCCCAGATAGCTGCGCCATTCCTCATGGCGGGATCCATGATAGCGGACTTCATAGGGTCCATGTTCGGCAACTCAAGGGAGCAAAGGGCCATCGACATACAGAAATACTCCGACCAGAGCAAGTACATCGCCCCCGTGCAGATAAATAGGGAGATGAGCGCCAGCGGCGACTTGCTCAGCTACAACAAGTACGGGATGGCCCGCGACTCGGGCATAGGGGCGTTCCCGATACCGATCTCTCCTACGCAGTACGGCAGGACGCCGTCTAAGACGTGGGCGAACCCGAACATTCCAGAGTACTACACGATCCCGGGTCAGGTTGTTCCTCCCTCCTCGTCGGCACCCGGCGGGGTGGGGTCCTCCTACATCTCCCCCGGGCAGGTGCCGTCGACCGTAACGGCGCCAAGTGGTGGAGGGGGCCACACCACCATCATAAACATCCCGGTCCACGCCATCGACGCAAAAGACATCATGTCTCGGTCCGCCGTCTTTGCTCAGGCCATAAACAAGGAGCTCAAGAGTGGATCAGATCTTGCCATAGGAATTACCCAGGCGGTATTCGGGGCATAGCATGCCAACCTTTCCAACCCTATCTTCCGGATCCATGGTCGTGGCACCATCCCTGTCCGGCCAAGCGATCGCCATGTACCCCGCGACCCTTAGGAGCTCGTTCGTCACGAGGGTAATCAAGTTCGTCAACGACACGGAGCAGCGGTGGGTTGTGAGGGGTAGGTTGTTCTCGGCCGTGTTACAGTTACACGACCTCAATGGGTACGACACAAGCCTATTGGTGAACTTCTTCAACACGATGAGGGGTGAGTATGTCGATGCGGCGCTGACCAATGTTTTCGACATCACCATCGACGGCGTTCAGTACTTCTGGTGCGTCTTCGACCAAGACGTTTTGCAGGTGCAGGAGGAGCCAGGCCTCAAGTATTCTTTCCAAATGGCGATCAGGCAATTGAGGCCCAACTAGTCATGCCAACATATTTTCCTCAAATAAACAGCAATCTTATAATGACCCAGCTCCCGTACTCGACTGATCAGGGGTTTGGCACGATAGTCCAGGACGTGGAGAGTGGTCCGAGGTTCACGTACCCCATGAGGGGTGCTGGCCACTCCGGGTTTCCCACGGGGCCGCTTGGCAGGTTCAACTTGAATTTTCCGAACATAACGGACGCTGAGGTATCGACGCTTAAGGCGTTCCACGCCTCCATGAGTGGGCGGTGGGGGGCGTTCAGGTTCCTTGACCCGGGAGGCAACTTGCTGCAGTACAGCGAGGACTTCACACAGACATATTGGGACAAATCCAACGGGCCAGTAACCGTTGGCGGCTTGGTTGCTGATCCGCTTGGCGGAGGACAGTGCTACTCACTAACGTCTGGAGCTAGCATATCAGCTGTGCTTGGGCAAGTTGGGCCTGCCGACGGTGGGATGTCCGGGTTCATCATGTGCGTTTCGGCCTGGATACAGGTTCAGGACCCAAATCAGCTCATATTCATTGGCTTCGCGAATTCGTCGTTCGTGCTGAGGGGGGAGTACTACCGACCTACCCAGGGGGTTTGGGTGAGGATCAAGCACACGGAGGTTTTGTGGGACAACAACGCGTTCAGGGCTATCATAGGAGGGGCGCAGTCAACGTTCCAGGGAGGTAGGCAGATGTATGTCTTCGGCGCCCAGGTGGTTCCAATGAAGGGGGAAGGAGCAAGGGTGGCGGCGCCTAGTCGCTGGGGTTATCACGCCAATTGTCGATTTGACGTGGACATGTTCGAGAGACAGGTTGGGGGACCAAATCAGAACACTCTGTCGCTTCCGGTAGTGGAGTTCAATGTTTAGGCTTCCTGAGCGAGGGGTCTGGTTCCGTGCCATAATGATAAAGGAAATCACTTAAGATGGCTTCAATCGGATCTATTCTTACCGCAAAAGAGCAATCTCAGACCTATCGTCCTCTTCTCCTATGTGAATTTACGTTCAAATCAGGCCGCATCCTTCGCGTGTCTACAGATCCTCTCTCTTCAACTTACTATGGGACTCCTACAGCCGGTACATATGAGTTCCAAGGAGCCCCTTGGTATCCACGTGTTTTGAATCAGGACATTGGTGCCACGCAAAGTATGAGTGATGTGGGAATTGATACTGTTCCAACTGTCACTATCGTGTTGGATGATCCTGACAAAAATTTGTACTTGAACTGGGAGCAGAATGAGGGGTTTAAGGGGAGCACGCTTCGGCTCTATAGTACGATGTGGGACCCCACGAACAGGGCAACCGGTTCTTTCTCCAGTGATGGTTTGACCTTGATCAAATTTATCGGGATTTGCAGCAGTCCAAGCATGGACGATCGAACGTTGACCGTTTCCGTGACTTCACTGCTTAATATGACGCAATCCCAAATGCCGGCCCTGCGCATACAACCTCTCTGCTCGTGGACGTTTGCAGGAACTCCTGCGAATCAGATCGATGGTCAGAGCGATGATTCTAGTCCGTTTTTCCAATGTGGTTATGGGTACGGTGTTGGTGGGCCCGGAAATCCTTCTTCTGGTACAGCGGCATTTACCTTTTGCACGTACGATTTTGACGCTTGCATATCTAGGCTTGGTAACGCCGGCGCGCCCATACCTATTCTGCAGGATCAGTTTGGCAATCATACTGGTAGGTTCGGAGGGTTTAGGTTCGTGCCGAGCTTGAATGTTGGGCTCCAAAGACCCTATGTTTCAGGTAAATGGGAACAGATCATAAACGTAAACGCCAATGACACCAAGTATGGCGACGCGGTGCCGTTGGCCTATGGAACGACTTGGGTTACGCCTCCGGTCATGGGAGTATGGGGCGATGGCAACTACACGGGCATAGAGGTCCTACTCTCATTTGGCCAGATAAATCGCGTTAAGAAGGTGGTCGTGAACGGGCACGAGGTCGCCCAGATCGCGGACGAGTTCTCCACGCAGCCGAACAACTACCTTCCCAGCGACGCTACGGTGTCTGACTTCAAGAACGGCTTCTGGAAGACCGTCAACAATGGCCAGCGAAACGGCACCCCTAGTCCGCAACCGGGCTGGCAGAGCCTTGGGGATCCGTATGGCAGCACGTGCGCGATCTACATAGAGGTCCTTCGGCAAATAGCTTCAGAAGGGTCCCTTCCACAGGTTCAGGTGCTTGTGGAGGGCCAGCAGCTTCGGGTCTATACGAACCCTACGACGTTCACTAAGATCTTTACGCAGAATCCTGCCTGGATCCTCTTGGACGTGCTGACGTGGGCCACGTGGCGCTACCAGGACATCGACCTCCAATCGTTCATAGATGCTGCGCAAATCTGTGATCAGCAAATAAACTTCTTTAGGATGGACGGGATTTTCTCAAACGTTTATTCCGACTCTGGAAACCCTCCGTATGCCAAGTACTCCGTGGGTTTTTGTATTCAGCAAAGGACCTCCATAGGGGAACTAGTCCGTGGGTTGCGCAACGCCATGAAGGCGATGTTGTTCTTCGACTACCAATCTGGTAAGTTGAAGCTGGTCATCAAGCAGACAATAGCGTCACAGCAGCCCAATCCTATCCCCGGCTCTAACTTCAACACCCCTGTTCCATCTGTGACCGTGGCGGGCGTCTCTCAGACTGGCTATGTGGCATATAGTTTTGACGCAAGCAACATTACTAAGTCGGACGACGGTCGCCTTTCCCTGAATATCAGGCAACTGACGAACCAGGACGCTGCGAGCAAGGCGTCAGTTACGTTCCAGAACCGCGAGAACTCGTTCTCACAAGATAGCGCGACCATAGTCGACACTGAAGATGTTGCTAGGCTTGGGTTCGAGGTTGCGTCCGGCAACTTCACGGTGGTGGGACCTCAAACCTTCGACCACGTTAGACGGGTGGTTCTGACGTGGATGGCTGAGAACTACAGGGGAAATGCTCGGTTGGACTATACCGGATCTGCCATAGGTGATACTGGCGGCACGTTGATCGCTGAACTAGAGACCACAGTGAAAGCGATCCATCTTGTGGTTGGTCACATAGTGATGTTGTCCGACCTCCAGCATGGGTTGGTGAACCAGCCATTTCGCATCATTAAGGTGCAACCGTCTGTCAACTTTGAAACGTGCAAGGTCACGATGACGTTTCACAACGACAATTGGTTTCAAGATTCATATGGTCAGGCAAACCAGCCCAAGTACTCCCGAGTCCAGACCCTGGTCACCAGACCCCCGTTTGCCTTGCGTCCCGGCATAGAGCAGCCAATAGTTGGTGACGCATACTATGGCAGGACGGACCTTGGGTTCGGGGTGCAGGAGTCGTTCACCGTAGCGGCTGACAAGAGCGTGATCGCGCAGGTTCTTGTGACCACGAAGGTCCCCGTGAACTCATTCCCAACCGCACCCGGGCGACCCAAGTTGGAGCTGGCGGGAGCGCAGGCAAGTGGTGGCGGCTACCCGCCAAGCACCACGTATTATGCGGCCTTATCAGCACTGCAGGGGGTCGGGACGTCGTCGCTAATGTCGGCGCTTTCCGACCCTGTTCCGATCACCCTCGACGGGTCCCACGGGGCCCTGAGCTTCAGCGTGCAGCACTGGCCGGACAACCCATCCGGGTACTTCGCGTTCGCGGGGGACGACCCGTTCGACATGTCGTACCAAGCCCAATCGACCGCTAACCCCTCGTCAGTGGTGCTGACCAACAACTACAACAAAGCGTCGTGGGGACCTCCAGATGAGGCCGCGTCCAATTTTAGGTGGGAGATATTTCGCATTCGACACTCGGGAGTTTGGGGTGCCTCGGTCTTAGCAGTGTCCTCAACCACCATCCAGGTACCGGTTTTCCCGGGGTGGGGCTTCTTGAGCAACCAGTGGGCGGGTAGGGTGTTGTCTGTGCTCGGGATAGCTACAACGGACGCGAGTCCCGAACCGTTCGTGCCAATTGCCAACTTCCCCGTGGTGAGCAACACCTCGGATACCATGACGTTGTCTGCTGGGGATCCTACCACGTGTGTTCAGGGCGCTTCCCTAAAGGCTGGCGACGTGGTGGTCATGAGATCCTTGTTCACGTTCGGCCAGGACTCGGTAGGTAATTACTTCGAAGACCTGCTGTGGGTCAATGCGCTAAATCCTCTCTTCGACCCGTGGCAGGTGTCAGGCGCCACGAACGCATCCCCCATCGTTCTGACCATAGCGGTTCCCACTGGTGAAGCGTTCCCATTCTCTAATGGGGACACGGTAGTTGCGCAAGGGGTGCAGGGCAATTCGGCGGCGAATGGTGGATGGGTGGCTGCGAACGTGGATGCTGTGGCAGGAACGCTCGAGCTGTCTGGGTCAACAGGCAGCGGTGCTTATACCCTTGGAGGAACCGTTGCTAAGCAGGACAGGGGTTTGAAGCCAAACGACGAGGTCGGAGCCTTTGCGTTCATCATCGCCGGCACGGGACGTGGCACCGGGGCAAAGATCAAGTACAACACGAGCACTCGGATCTACATCTCGGGCGATTGGCCAATTGCTCCAGATTCCACCAGCCAGATAATCATCATAGAGGGAACTTCCGTGGTCGATACGCCATCGAAGCCTTTCAGCAACCAAACCCCTCAACTTGTTGTTAGTTACGGCGTTGACGTCAGCAACTTCGAGGACGAGCCCCTCTTGGTCAGGGTCCACGTGCAGTCCCAGAATGGCACCGTAAACCCGATGCCGCTATCTCCGTTCAGGGAAATGTGGGCATTTGGTCAGGGGAGTCAGACCCTTTCGCTGACAGTGGTGTCCAATACAGTCCTTGTTGATGCTACATATGGCATCATAAATTGTGATGCTTCGGCCGGACCATTCACAGTAACCATGCCGCCGGGCGCGTCATTCGTGGGCGAAAGTATAGTTTTGAACAAGGTTGATGCTACCGCAAACATCGTCACCGTACAGGCCAATGGGTCCGAAACCTTCGCGTTTGGGACCAGCATGCAGCTGCAGCTGCAGGGTGACTCTGTGGCAATCTTCGGCGATCATTAGATAGACCCATGCCTACCTTAACTCCCAACTTAGTTGTCATCGGCACCAGCGGAACCCCCTTGTCTCCTGCCTCCCCACCAGCTCCTCCCGGAGTCGTGTCTGTCGGTCCTCCTACCATAACCGTAGACAACGCCGGTCAGGTCCGACTGGACTTCAACGTCGTGTATCCTGCCATACTTGGAACAATGACGGACTTGAACGTGCGCGTGGAGATGCCATACTCGGGCAATAAGAGCGGGGACACTTCCGTCAATGTCCCGCCCCAGACTACCGTGGACGTGCAGGGACCTTACCCATTGGCCGTAGTTTTGGGGGTTGTTCAGAACCCGGTCGCGACGGTGATTGAGCCAGCACCTGCTACTCCCCAGACCTGGGCAGCTTGGTTCTACACGTCGTCCAAGGTGTATAGCAACCTTTACACTGACCCAAGCGCTGTGCTAGTGACGTTCGAGGTTGATCCAACTACCGGACTTACGGCGGGTGCCGAATGGGCCCCCAACCCCCTCAACCTACAACTAACGGTCGATCGCCAGGTGCGGGTCGGAGCGGAGCAGTGGTGGAGACCGAACCTAGCTTGGGTGGACCCAAACACCGACCCTTTGTTTAGCAACGTTGCGAAGTGGAACATCGGACTCTTGGACCCCCTCATCGGGGCACTGGACGTGGAGGACGACATCATCACGCTGGGGTCCGTGACGCCCGACAATACCAGCTATCAGTCGGGGTGGATCAAGGTTGGGGATGGTCCAGTCGACTTCGTCCTGATGGTCCGTCCCGTGACGGCTGATGGGTTCCAAAACTCGTATGTTCCGGGCACTACGGCGGCGATCAAGGTCACCATTGGACCGACGGCCCCGCTGCAGGATGTGTCGGGGTTCTCCGTGTCTGCCTCGTATGGCTCGTTCGATGCGACCGGGAAGACGGCATTGATCGTAGTACCGAACTTTGTGCCGCCTGCTGATGACCCGACTTGGGCCAACATCGACTTCTGGTGGCAAGACCCTTCTGGCGCCTGGAAGGTGCTCAACTCCCCCGCAGTTGGGGGAGTGGCTAGTGAGGCGGTCATTTCTCAGCTTCCCACGGCGGCGTTCTCCACCAACTTTTTAGCGGTGTCGAAGGACGCGAACGGACTGGATAGGGACGGCAATGCCTCGACCGACCCGACGATGCCACCAGCCGGCACTCCCGCGTTCGGCCCCCTGAACATAGAACCCCCCAATGTTGCTGTTCCGCTGAGCGATGTTACTAACTTCTCGGTATCGTTCACCTATAGCGCTCCCGACAACGACGGTAAGTTCAACCTGCTCGAGGTTCCCTCATTCACGCCCCCCGTCTCAACGCAATGGGGTTGGATAGAGTTCTGGGGGACGGACGCGGGGCAATCGTGGCGAGTTTTGGGGGATCCGTCTAGTCCGGGGGCAGCGGGGGAGGCCGTGATACCGCAACTACCCTCTGCCGCGTTCAACGCCGTGTTTTTGGCGGTCTCACAGGACGTAAACGGAAAAGATAAGAATGGCAATGCTGCTACTCCCACTGGGCACTGCAACACGTCCGGCAACATGGTAGCGTGGGTCGATGGTATAACTTTTACGGCGGCGATGAATGGAAAAACTTTCTGGATTGGTAATACTGCGTATATGGTCGCGGCGAGCGGGTTCATCGACCAGCACAACTTGACCCTGACATCTAGTCCCGGGAACCAATCTGGTGCCAGCTGGGTATGTCCAGCGCAAGGCACGCCGTCGTTCGGCCCCCTGACCATCACGCCGCCAGGGTTAGGGAGCTTGGGTCAGGAGTTTGCGGGGGTCGTCACTGGGCAAGGCATCTCCATAGGCCCGAATCAGCCAAGGGCGGACGGGTCCTACAACCAGCCCATTACACCAACGTTCATTCCTCCCGCGAACGACACCAGGTGGTTCTCGGTCGACATCGTGATCAAATATGCAGATGGATCTGTGTGGACTCTCGCTAGGGCGGTGCGCAACAGCGGTGAGACGTTCACCTGGAACGTGGTTGCGGGATCTCAGACAGCGCGCTTCTACTTCGTGTCGCGTAATGTTGCGGGAGACAAGAACTCTATACAGGATCCGGGGGTTACTCCCTTCGTCGACAAGGTGGTTGGTAGCACCTCGCAGCTTGACTTCAGTCAGGCTAAGCTATCGTCCTTTAACCAGAACCAATTGCGCATCAATCCGTCAACAGGCCAATTTGAGGCCTACACCATTGACTCCGCCATCATTGGGTTCCTCCAAATAGGTGGCGGAAATGCGAACGGACTCTGCAGCACCACGACCGCAAACAACATAGTAACTAGCACGTCTGGGTCGTTCGGATCCTATATGCCGCACACCCTCCTATGGATCAGGGGGGTGAACTACGTAGTTACGGCATTCATCGATGCCGCGCACGTGATAATAGACCGCAACGCAGGAAACTCAACCAACGTCCCTTGGTCGTGGGGCATGAATCCCCAGCTCAAGGTATTCGATCGGGGAGGGTTGCAGATAGGTTTTTGGGGGGACGACTCGTTCAACACCGGGTTCGTGGGGCTGTTCGCCGGGCGAAACGTTAGGCTCGGCGGAACCATTAGCAGCCCTATTTTGCAGGTAGACTCGGCTGGAGCGGTCACCATAAACGGTGCAACGTTCACACTCGTGCTGAACGGGGTTATGACTCAAATAAATAATCAAGCTGGATTTGGCCCCGGAGGAGGCTATGTGGGGGGCTTGGTGGTGACGCACCAAGCAACTGGATTGGCCATAGGTATAACCGGCAATTCGATGATATTTGTCGGTTCTTCTTTTGTTAGTGGAGGAACCTCCGGGTTTTTCAGGACAGGGTCTGGTTGGTCGTTGCTCATGGACCAGGTTTCCTGCTTAACGCTGGTTGGGTCGACCCTAAAGTTTCTTCAAAACATACCAGCTCCTACTACAGCAACAGGAGGTAGTGGGGTGCTCCCAACAAATCCCGTAGGATTTTTGCTATTTACTGATACCTCCGGAAACACGAGGAAGATACCGTACTATGCTAATTGACCGTCACTTGCAGGTGTGCGTCCAAAAGCATGGTGGTACTGCCAAGGGTGGACACGTTGGGCAGTATTGGTTTCCCCAAGGAGGAGGATTTCCCGGCTCGCATCCCGTGAGGGATAGCATGAAAACTATCACTATTGCAAGAAAGAGGGTTTTGAGTCTCATGCAACCCATTGTACATCGGACCCTATGTCGGGTGAGGTATTTGTGCCATCCACGGACCTTTTTGGTTTCCGCCCTGAGTTCTAGTGTTACAATCAAGGTTTAGCATGCGTACTTTAATAGCACCACATGTCGCTGATCGAATCCGCCACTTGCAGAGTCAAATAGCTACCTTGACCAACGCCAGTGCCCAGGTAGCCATGTACGTGGCCTGGAGTGAGGAGTTAGCGGTTCGTAAGCGGGAGGTGGTCCTTGCTGCTGGGCGTAGGCCAGACGAGTTCTTGGGAGTCGACTTCATCGAGTCGCCTGAGGGGATGGTGGGTGAAGCGCAGGAGAGGCCAACTCTAGCTAGTGTTGAAGCGTCCGATGAGCGGGACCGCCCCGGGGAGGACAACTAATCCTATGCATGCTGTGGTTGAGTGGGGGGTGGTCGATCGCCCACAGAGGTACCCTGAGTTCATCTGCGGCAATATCTTCGTCCGCCCCAATTGTCTCACAAACGTGGGGGATAGGCTGCCCGGTCATACCCACAACTTCGACCACGTGATGTTGGTCCTGAAGGGTTCCTTCCTAATCACTGTGAAGTACCCGGACGGCACCGCTAGGGGTAGGACGTTCAAGGCCCCGAGCTGGGCACTCATACGGGCCGAGATGGAGCACGAGGTCGAGGCGCTCGAGAAGGACTCAATCTTCTGGTGTGTGTACAGCCACCGTGACCCGCAGGGTCGGGTCACGCAGGAAGTGACTGGTTGGGAGGAGGCCTACTCCTGATGTCCTGGGCGTTCGTGCAAGGGAAGGAAGGGGCCGTGTCCCAGGCCTCCAACTTCACCATAGTTCTACCCGGGAACACGGTTGCGGGCGACACCATCATCGTCATGTTCAACCAGGACGTGGGCGGAACCCCGTCGGTGACGGACTCGCAGGGCAACACCTATACGTCCTGCGGAACTCAGCCATCCATATCTCTGCCAACTACTGAGGTATTCTTCATCTTTACTGCTCCCGTATCCTCTAGCGCCGCGTGCACCATCAACATCAACGTTGGGGGAGCTACCGTGAGGACCTCGTGGGCCCTCGAGTACTCTGGGCTGGTGTCAAATCCTTACGACGTCCAGAGTGCGACAGCAAATAGCGCCAACGACTGCGTGACGGGGGCCATGACCACGGCAGCAACAAATGAGCTGGTAATCTCCTATTTTGCTGCTGCAACGTCTCCTACGTTCACGTTCGGCAGCGGCACGACGAGGCTAACCAACACCAATAATCAGATATGTCAAGATCAGAACCAAGCGAGCGCTGGATCCGTGAATCCTCAAGCTACGGCCTCATCAGTCAGCGGTACGTATAGGGTCGGCGCATATGGTGCAACGTTCAAGCAGACAGCTGCGGCAGGGGGAGTTCGCCGCTCTGGGTTTGACGGGGGATTCCGAGGGATTTGACGAGGTGAAGACCTGATGAAGATAATACTCAAGCAAGGGCAGACAAGTCAGCGAATAGTGGTGTTCATCCAGGATTCTTCGGTAACCACCGGTGCTGGGCTGACGGGACTTACATTCAGCAGCTCTGGGTTGGTCTGGTACTACTGGAGGGAGGACTCCGGAAACGCGGGAGGCACCTCCGTGACCCTTGCTACCGCCACTCGGGGCACGTGGTCCACCGGAGGATTCATTGAGATCGACTCCGCCAACCTTCCCGGGTTCTACGAGCTAGGCGTTCCTAACGCTGTTCTCTCGGCATCCAACACACCCAAGTGGGCGGTCATGATGCTGAAGGGCGCCGCGAACATGGTGCAGACCGCGGTCGAGGTTCAACTCGTTCCTTGGGATCCTACGGACGCGGTTAGGTTGGGGCTCTCGGCTCTTCCCAACTCAGCAGCAGCCTCGGCCGGGGGATTGCCAACGGTGGGCACCGGGGCCTCCCAACTGGATGTAGACGCGAGCGGTCGAGTCAACATTGGCAAGATCTTGGGAGGGGTGGTGCCGGCACCCAACGTCACCGGCATTCCCAAGGTGGACGTAAGCGATTGGCTGGGAGTCGCGCCAAACGTCCTTATCAGCGGACGAGTGGACGCGAGCACCGGAGCCGTAGGAGATAAGACCGGCTACTCCCTGTCTGCGCTAGAGTCGCCAATAGTTGAGTCAGGAACCGCCCAGGCAGGAGCTTCGTCGACCATCACGCTGCGCTCTGGGGCGTCGGCCACAGACAATCTGTTTCGTAGTCTGGAGATAAAGATCTATGGCGGTACCGGCGCTGGTCAGGCGAGGACCATCACCGGCTATGTCGGCAGCACTAAGGTGGCAACGGTCGACAACCCTTGGATAACCAATCCGGATGTGACGTCCACGTATGCAATCAGCGCACATCCGCTTGCAAAGCTCGATGGATCTCAGCAGGTCACGGCTGCGGCAGTAGCTAGCGTCTCGGGCTCGGTGGGCAGCGTAGCGGGTGCTGTCGGAAGCGTCACGGCTCCCGTGACCGTGGCATCTCAGCAGATACAAATCAAAAAGAACGTCGCCCTTACCCTACCATTCTTCATGTTCGACTCGACGCTGCACCAATTGGTCACTGGAAAAACGGTCACCGTCAAGTACTCCATCGACGGCGGTGCGCAGTCATCGACAAGCAACGGAGTTGCCGAGGTTGGCGGCGGTGAGTACCGCATCGCGCTGTTGGCCGCAGAAATGAACGGCACGATCATAGCCTTGACCATGACCGCGAGCGGATGCGACGACCAGGCGGTGACCATCTTCACTCAAGCGTGAGCTATGCCGATAACATTACTATCTCCAGCAGTTTCGTGGCGTCGCCGACCTGGCGTGGCGACCCCCATCACTTTTCCGCCTCCAGCATTCGCGTTTCTTCCGGCAGGGTCTGCTCCGGGGAGCCACACCGTTGACCAACCCACGTGGGACGGACTTAGGCAGGCGACCAACACGGACTGGACGGACCGCAACGGGGCTAGTAAGAAGTACACCAACATCCAGGACATCTACTTCAACCGTTGGCTCGTGTCTAGGTCTGGCGCGGTTGGCATAGCGAACGCGCAAGCTTACAACTTCGTCGCGGCCCAGGGGGTGACGGTCCCCGACCACGGTCACTATGGGGTGTCCGTTGCCGGAGGGTCCATGACAGCCGGAATATCCGCCACCTTGACCTTGACCCCGGTGCCGTGGGGCGTCAACGGCGCCGACGTGGGGCATTCTATCACCATCAATGATGGAGGAGCCACCGAAGTCGTCACGATAACGGGGGGAACTGCGGTCGCTGGCTCAAGCTCCGGCACCATAACTATCTTGCCTGCCCACAACCACGTCGGAAGCACTTGGACCGTGGGGAGCGCGACGGCCGGGCTGTATGAGGCAAAGAACGACCTTCCTACGGACCTCACCAAGCTAAATGGCGCCCTCCTACTAAGCAACGGGGTGCCGCAGTACTTCCAAGGTGGCGCTTGGCAGACGTTTAGCGGAGGTGGTGGCGGTAGACCGACCCAGCAAGACCTTAGCACTCCATACAACGCGGGAACCCTAACGTTGGCCATTAGTGGGGCGGCAACAATCCTGAACGTTTATAGGAACGGGCTTAAGCTGTTCGTAGGGGTTCATTACACGTTCGTGGGGGGAGCTAGCACCTTCACGATGATCCTTGGTCCGAGTTCTTCCCTAGATGACCAACTATTCGTGGAGTGGTGGGCATGATGCGGCATATTGGGCTATTAACTTTCCTGGTTCCTTGTTCATTGCTTTCGCAGCCAATAGATTGGGTTACCGACATAAAAAACAAGCCCCTGTCTCCCTTGTCCGTTTCTTCGACCTATTCGGCCACGGTCGCGAACTTCCAACAGTGCCGCACCATCGTGGTCCCGAGCGGCACATTTCCCATCACCTTGGTTCCTGCGGGATCTCAGCCTGCCAGGGCACAGTGCCTCGACGTCATCAACTTTGGGTCTGGCATAGTGACCGTGCAGAGGAACGGGCAGAGCATCAACGGGGGAGTGGCCCCAGTCCCTATTCCTGCCGGTTCGGCCGCTTCGCCGGCCTATGCCCACATAGTGTCAGATGGAGCAAACTACTTCATGGGCGTGTCTAGCACCGCGCTACCTGTCCCATTAACTTTAAGCCGCAACGCGGGGTCTCCCAGCATTCCCGCTGGGGTAACCGCCAACGGCAACCTCTTCCTGCTAGGAGCAGATAACTCTTCTCCCGGGAGTGGCGTGTTTTCCTACGGAACAGGATTCGGGAGTACGCAGTTCTTTAGGGCGCGAGGAACGGGAGTTTCTCCATCGGCTGTGCAGGTGTTGGACGTGCTGGGCGGCGTGAGCGCCTCAGCATACGGCGCCACGGGGTTCAACGCAACGCCGGCAGGTTGCTACTTCGTACTAGTGGAAAATCCTCAGGCCACTGACACCGCGTCTGGAACGAGGTTCGATTGCTGGGTCATCAAGGACGGAACTACGACCCCACTGAATAGTCTCACGCTGGAGCACGACGGCAGCATCAAGATGGTGTCCATGTCGTCGCCCGGTACGCCTCCCGCTGGCTTCGCTAGGCAGTACGTGGACGCCACTAGTAAGAACGCGGCCGTCAAGAACGATGCTGGTACGATCAACCACATGGTCCAGACTCAGTCGTGCCCGGGGGGCCAGGCTGCGGTCGGGATAAACGACGATGGGACCGTTTCATGCGCTGCGTTCTCGGGAGGTGGAGGCGCGGCGAGCGCCCTAACCGACTTTTCCATAGCTCGCACGTCATCCTCACTGGTCACTCTCACAACACCAACAGGTGGCAGCAACGTGTCGTTTGGGCCGGTCGTAAGGACCTTTGCCTCTGGTACTGCTACGATCTCGCTGGGTGCGGGATCCTGCGCTGCATCCGGCCTGATGTGGCTCGGGGCGAAATCGGACGGATCGCTCCAACTGGATGCCAACAGCAGCGTCACGTTCTCCAACGTCACTGTCTCAGGCATCACGAAGGTGTCTAACTCCGCGACCACAAACCCCCCCGACCTAAAAGCGCTGTACAAGATCGCGTGCGGCAACAACGCCGTGCCAACCGCGGCCGACCACTTCGACGTTGCCCCATTCACTGATTTTAGGGCCTTCCTCAGCATGCGCAACATTGGCGGGGGAACCTACGTGATCGCGACCGAGGACGCCTTGGGTAAGGTGACCGTGGACCTAGACCCCACCAAGGCCACCAACCTCATCACCCAAACTTGCGTCATCCGCTTTGGTAAGGACAACGGGTCGGCGCTCGTGACGGGGGACATCCAACCCCAGAAGTCCGACTGTCAAGCCGCTGTTCCGTCCACGGTGAACGTCATCATAGTTAAGGCGAATGCGGGAGCTTCAACGGTCCAACTGGGATATAGGCACTCGACGGGCGGCTCCCCTTCTACTACTAGCTATACTTCTGCTGTGATGACGCCGACCACGGTCACCAACGTAACAGACAAGGTTGTGTGCGCAAATGCGGGCGGCACCTCGATCACGATCGACGGAGTGTCGGTCACGTGCGGCACCCTCGCTACGCAGGTTTGGAACGCTGGGGACTCCATAGAGACGGTCGGTGGTGCGGCGGACGCCACTACCGCAAGGCTCGTCATCTTTGTCCAGTATTCGGTGAACTAGGTGCACAAACTAATCCTTCTTATTGCTGTGACTGGGCCCCTTTGGGCGACTAGTCCTCGAAACGTACGCGGCAGTGCCACAGCTCAGCAGTATGTTCTGGACTTCGACGTGGCTGTACCAACAGATGTGCTCACTTGCACTGTGGCGGTCTACGTAGATTCTGCAAGATCTACCATGATTGTTGATTCCAACGCGGCCGTAGAGACCAACGCGCAGAAGTGCAACAGGGGGCTTTTGAGGTCCGATCTTTCGTCAATAGTCAGCGGCACGCACGTGCAGTTCATAGTCGGTCGACGGGCGACGATGAAGAGCCAAGCAACAAACCTCCTAGCCTCGCTGTCGCTCTCACCCTCAACCCATTACTATGGCACGATTACGTCCGGAGGTGGTTCGGTGAACTTCGAGTTCGTCACGCTCAACATAGCGACGGGGCACAACTTCCCAGAGCAACCGCTATATGACTCGACGAACACCAACGTCCACGGTCTCCAATACCCTAACATGGTGGGTGGAGGACTTGTCACTGACCCTGTGACGGGACTGCAGGTTGCAATGGTTCCTAGCGCTCGCAACGACATGGCCAACTCGGGGCCCGTCGCCCTGGGTACCACGGCGATAGACGTCACGGGGGGCAAGTGGACCAACGTACAGAACTGCGGCACAAACAACTCCTCAACCTGCTCATCCACCGGGGCTGGTGCCACGGACTACTTGTTCGTGCCGCTTCCGAACATAGCCAATTATTCGGGGTGGAACCCTCAATATGTGGTGCAGGACATAGTCTTCTACATCTACTGCTCATCGCCCACAACTCAGCAGACTCTTAGGGTTTGGCTCACTCGCGACAGCAGTCAAACGGCAGATAGTGGCAATTTTTTCTCCGCCACGTGCCCCGTAGGATCTACGTCAACGACGACGATGTCCGACACAACCAACGGTTACCCACACCCGTGGTTCAGTCAGTGGGCTCCGTCGACTAAGTGGATAAAGCCAGAGGTCGTTCCCGGGGCGGGGTCAGTCACTACGTCCAGCACCGCAGTAACGCGCGTGTCGGGAGATCCATTCATCACGTCGGTGCCGTCCGGCTCCAAGATCCTGATAAATGGCTCTTACTACACCATCTCTAGTTTTACCGATAGCTCTCACCTAACCCTGACAGGGTCAGCTGGCACGCAGTCGTCGCCTGTGGCATACCGCATGGCGGCCTCGGGGCTTCGCATCGCCAACGTGACTGGGACAGACAACGTCACCCTTAGCATCGGCTACAACGCCGCTACCACCACTCAGCCTGGCTACAGCACGTACAACGCGGACAAGCCAACCTGCAACCTTAATAGCACTTCGATCACCCACGACGCGTCAGGAGCCCCGATACCTGCTACCCCCGGGTACCTATGCTCGGACCTCGAAGGTTCCGTGTACCTGTACGTGCCGCAGAACGCAGACGGAACGGCGCGCCTCGAGATGCGGCCCCTCTCGCGCCTGACGTTCACGCCCGGGAGCCACGTCGATATGAATGGCGACGGAGCAAACCCGTTTGGGAACGGCACCAACGTGCTGTTTGGCGGGTGGGATTCGACCGACCCCCTAACGCTGTACGGTTGGGTAGCTTACTACGGAGGTCGGCCAATAGTGAGGGCCCACTACGACACTACGATCAGTTCGGACTGCGCGAACTTCAAGGCTTATTCCAGTGGTCCTGCCAACGGATTCTCCGTCGGGTTGATCAACCCAGACTGCTTCTTGTACACGGTCATTACGCCAGCTCTTTCCATCCCTAGCAAGGCCGGCCGCTCCCAGGTGATAGCCGCCTATCCCACCGGCATCAACCAGTTGGGCCAGCAGGTTGGTGCCGCCCACCCGATCATGGGGGACGTTGGTTGGTTCCTCTACTTCGGCGACGGGTCGGGACTTGGCGTGGTTGGTTCCGCGGGGTGCATGCCGATGTTTTCGGAGACCGAGGGATTCAGCCTCAACGCGTGCTTCGACCTCAACACAGGGGTGCTCAAATCCTTGGTAGATAGCTTCAGCACGTGGCCGGCGATCGGCGGGGGTTCGCACGGGTGGAACGCACTAGCGGTCGGGGGGCTCACTTGGACCGAGGGAGGAGACCCTCCGGTGTTCGACGGATACAACCCCCTCATCCCGTTCAATCGACCCTTTCAAGCTGCCGTCTCACAGGTGAACCTAGCCGGCTTCGGCAGCCCCCCGAGCTGGACGTCCACCACCACGCTCCCATCCACCACTCAGCTAACATGCCCCCCGTTCACCGACCCAAAGGTCGCCACCTACTTTGGTGCGTACTCCGGCACCAACAACTGCGTACAGGTCCGCCTCAGCAGTCCCCTGTGCTCCCACGTTCCAGCGCCTAATGCTTCAGGTGGGGGGTATGACTTCGCGGGCGGAAAGTCAGAATCGCAAGCTTACCCGTGCAGCACTCCCGGGTTCGGGGTGTCCTCCTCGTCCCCTGACGCTACTGGGTGGTCCAAGTTGTGGGACATCTTCCCAGGCATGTGGCTTTGGGACATGGTTGGGACTCCCACCACCGGCGATAAGTATGGTGAAAACTTCGTCGTGGCAGCGGCGCCAACGTATAACGCAGCTAACAGCATCGACGTGTGGCTTCTGCGGTCGGTGAAGGCGAAGTACATGGTGCCTCGCAACGGGCCCACTCAGACTGATCCAGTCTGCGACGACTCGGGCGCGTCCTACGCCAACCACGCCAACGGTTGGACCCTGTCAGTCTTTCCGCCGTTCGCCTGCGGCTTCGTGGGTTACTGGTACGACGTAAACGATCCAACAGCTCAGATGTTCTGGGGAAATACCCAAACTGGGCACGGGGTCATAGGCAATGGGTCCGTAGCCAACACGTTCACGGCCATAAGCTATGGCAATAACGGGTACTACTACGAGGTCCCGAACCAACCAGCGGGGGCGGACCCGAACGGGTTCATCAACGCCATCCCTGGCACGTTCATACCTACGGTGGTGAAGTTTTCTAACTACTCGGGAACGTTCAATGGGTCGAGCATAGGCGGCACACAGTCCTATGGCAACATGACCTCGGCCACCACAGTGGCGGGGCCAAACGACAGGAAGTTCATCGACAATCGCGCGATCAACCCGACCCTAGGCATACTTGCTGAGGTTACTTCGGCTTCGGGTTGCTTCACCCCCCCGGGAGCGGCGGCACTACCAGCACCGCTTGCCGGAACGTCTCAGACGTACCTCTTGGCCGACGCCACGTCGACGGTGGCCCCCACCGACCCGCACAAGAGCACATTGACGGGTTGGGCTGGGTCGCACTACCTCAAGGACTACTCCAGCCCGGCGACGGGAAACGTTTTTGGCGACGCTCAGTCGTTCGGTTACTGCTTAGCTTGGCAGGCGGGGGAGTGTAGGTCCGGTTCGTCTGCTGGCAGCGCATATGTCAGCGTGCCCCTAGCCGAGAGTCCGAACTCGTGCATGCAGTCGGACCAAAACTCGATGGCGGTGCCGGGGTTGTTCAACCTTGCGTCGATCGCCGGACAAACCCTTCAAGCTGACCCGTATGCGTTCGACCCAAACCAGTTATTTGCTAGGAAGCTCGGGTTCGGGCTCAGGGCTCCCGGGATGCAGTACTCGTATCAGCACACGTGGGGCATGCCCGATGGCAAGGCCATAATGGGGAGGGTGGACTGGGCCGATGGCGTGGTGTCGGGACTATATTTGGCCGGAATACCTTCGTGGCCGAACCCGAGCAGTTCTACCTCTGGAGACTACCAAAAATATGAGATCTCCCTAGGACCTGGTCCGTCGGGATCTAACGCTAGAGCCTTGTTGGGGTACGACGAGGATGGTTCGACGCCCTCTGCTCTGTACTGCGCGTCGAGGAAGGATGCTTGCTCAACTGAGGCGACAGGATCCAACCCCTTCGCCTTCATTGGTACGTCGGGGGAAAGAACACTCGAGGCGTGCGCCGGAGGGTGCACGCTCACCGTGCCCATCATACCGGGTAGGGTGGCATACTATCAGGTCCAGAGACTGGATGCCTCCGGGGTTTTGGTACTTTCCTCGGGCCCCATCACGGCCGTTGCCGCGCCGTAGTTTGCCGTATGTTGCCGCGCGCCCCAATGGCCCGTTCACTTCCCACAAACTTTGCGCTATAATGGTGCTGGAGGAACCTAAGTGTCGACCCAATCTCCAACGCTAAGTACAAAAGACCCGCAACTACTCAACAAGGTGTTGGCGCTGTACCCAGCGCCGCAGCTCCCAGACCTATCGCAGACCATCAAGGTCTCAAACCCCAAGGAGGGAGGCGAACTAACCCCCGAGATGTCCCAGTTCGTGGACTCAAACGGGCCTGGTTCTGCCATATTCAACCAGAACTTCAACCAGGCTGTGGAGTACGAGATGCGGGTCCCCAACTCACAAGCTTACGACGACTTCAACAATAGGCTGCACCAGTGGTGGTCGTCCTTGAACACCGACCACTCGCAGTTCTTCCCGAATCCCCCGCGGTACAAGGTGCTTGATCCCGCCCAGTACGTGCAGTGGTGGTCGCTGCTGCTCAGCAACATCACGCAGAACTTCATGGGGGCCGGGATACCCGACGTGAATCCGCCGCACTTCTACCTAGTCGATGCTCCCACGCCTGTTGTTCCCACTATTTCCGATTCTCCTGCTGTTCCAGCCGCCTCGGCGTCATCGCCGGTAGGAAATTACATCGGCTCCGGACTCTGGGCGGCCACGGACATGGCCCGCCTATTTCCCGACGGCGAGCCGTGGCCGGCCCCTGACCAGAACTCACCCACTGGCTGGTTGAAGCTAGTCTCGTACGTGTCGCCGTTTACCTTAGCCGTCGGCGTCCAGTACTGGGAGGTGGGGCCCGCGCCAGCATCAGCGACCACGGCCGCTAGCCTACAGGCGGCGCTGCAGAACGTGTTGAATACCGCGCCAAAATCGGCTCCGGACGCCGTCAAGTCGGCTTTGACGACCACTTAGTCGGCGCAGAGGAATCCTGCATGATTAGGCCAATGATCTTGTTGCTTGCGCCGTTGGCCCTAGCGGTGTCGCAGCCCACGGTGCAGCCCGGTGGCGTTCGCCATGTGACCGTCTCATTCAGCGCCCAGGGGGCGTTGGGGTCCTCCCTCACCGGGTTGAGCTTCACGGGCTATAGTGCCACGGTGTGCAGTGCAGATGGCCAGGGCATCGACGTGGGCGGTGGGAGGGTTTGGCAGGCGGCTGAGTCCTTGGGGTTGAGGCTCGTCACGCCCCACGTTGCCTCTCTAGCCGCAACACAAGCTAAGGCCAGATCAAAGTGGCAGATAATGGCCGTGTTGGGTGCTGAGCTGATGTTCGACATGGCCGTAGTAGCTGGCGCAGACATCGTTCACGTGAACCCTGCTAAGGTCGTTGGCAAGGTTTGGCGAATCACCCCAATCATCCTCAATAAGAAGCTGGGGGATTGGAACGCTCAGCAGGCCCTGGTCCACCCGGACCTGGTCTCATCCTTCGGAGACCTTGCCCTGTACCCGGACCACATCATCAGCGTGTCGTCCGGCGGAAACTGCCCACAGAGGCTGTTCCTCGCATCTTCGGGAGGACCGGATGGTGGCTCGGTGGATCTGCAGATAGCTGTGCTGCCACCAGCAGTGGTGTTCGCCCCCACCCCACAAGCTGCTCCCGTTCTCGGGAAATAGTTCGCCGAGATTTCTCAACAAAAATTGACATAGTATATATCAATTTCAATTGGTTGGTTTCGGAAGGATATTCCTCTCATTCGGAGGGAATGGCCCAAGTTGACGTCCCTTGTCACCCGGCCCGTCAATTTTGGGTGCCCTGGGCCGACACCCCCAGCAACCACTGCCAGTTAGAAGCCACCACATCGTCGGACAGCTTCTTCTTTGCCTTGAGCACCCGGATTATCTTATCATCGACTGTGCCCCGGCAGCGTAGGTCGACGTAGACGACCGACTTAGTTTGCCCGATTCGGTGCGACCGATCCTCGCTCTGAGACCTGTGCTCTAGGTTGTAGCTATTAGAGTAGTACACCACTAGCTCTGGCTCGATCCACGTGTTTCCGAATTTTCCGGTGTCGGGGTTGGCGACTATCCACCGCACTGGTGAGCTAGGATCTTGGATGTTTCGCGTGGCCTCGCGCCTCTCGTCCTTGGTGGTCTCGCCGTAGTAGTGGGAGACCGAATCTGCCCCAAATTTTTCTGATATTGCTGCAACTATCTGCCTGATGTTGTACCTGTAGGTCGCCCATATGATGGCCTTTCCACGGCATTGTGTGAGCAGTTCCATCAGTTGCTCCATCCGGTCGTTCGGTTCCCCGAACGGCACCTCGTCCATGTGGTCCGGCTTTATGAAGCCGCAGCTAATTTGATGGAGCCTCAGCAACTGCGTCATGACCATGTTGGCGGTCACGTTCTGGGACTCGCTCAGCTGGATGAAGGCGTCCTCGCGCATCCTGCAGTAGGCTTCAGCCTGACGTGGGCCCATCTCGACGTCGATGCTCTGGTAGATCTTTGGGGGGAGGTCGAGGCAGTCCTCCTTCTTTACGATGAATGAGAACTGACCCATAAGCCGCTTCAATGTGTCGAGGTCGCGATACCCGACGACGTGCTTGAATGATCGATTGCCGAACTTTTGGTCTTGCATCACCGCGAAGCGGTTGCGGAACGAGAAGTAGTTTCCGTACCCCAGTATGTTGTGCCTGAGGAACTCGGCCTGACTATATAGGTCGAGCGGGCCATTTGGCATCGGGTTGCCGGAGCACACTCGACGGTACTCAGCATACTTTCCCACGTTCGTGAGGATCTTAGTGCGCTTGGCGCTGGGGTTCTTGATGGTCGTCGACTCATCCACCGTGAGCATGCATGGGTACCGCTTCATGAAGGCCACGACCTCGTCCACGGCCCTCTCGCTGTTCATGGCCTCGACGTTGACGACGAGGGTCCTGAGGAAGTCGCCCTCCTCGTGGAGGTTCTTTAGGGATTTCTGCTCCTCCTTGTTGGCGTACGAGGACCAGTACGCCACCTTGGTTGGCACGGCCTCGGAGGTGTGGGCGGGAATCTGTTCTTCGGGCCAGCATAGGTACATACCCTTCGGGGCAACAACCACGCTCCCCCTGATCTTCCTGTTTAGGTAGAGGTGGCCAGCCGTGTCGATGACGACCTTCGACTTCCCCGTCCCCTGGTCCATGAACAGAGCAAATGCAAGCCTGTCCCTGGATAGCCTCCAGGCATCGAGCTGGTGCTTGTAGGGTTTGGTCTTGAACGGGTACTCGGTGTAGGTTACCTCACCCATGCTACTCGATACTCCTCGTGAACTCCTCCACGAATTCTTCCAGCAGCACGTCCTCTATGAGCTGTCCACGCGTCATTCCCCTTAGTTCGCGATAGACCGACGATCGTGTCATTGAGTCTCCCTCGGCCAAGCATAGGCGGAGCTCGTACATGGTGCTGTCGCCCAACTCCTTAGCGCGTTCGGCGATGGCGTAGACTAGGGAGTTGGAGTCAGTGTGCTTCATGTTGGTACTTGAGCCTCCTAACATGCTGCTCAAGCGTTTCACCTTCCGACAAGCGGTCGAAGCAGTCGTCCAATAGTTCCACCACCCCGTGCCTAATGGCTAGGTGCGTGAGGCCTACCGAGGTGGTGACCTTAGTCTTCTTCATGAGGTTGAACTTGTGTGCCTCGGCGGTCTTGATGGAGCAACCAATGATGGCCGATATCTCCTTCACGGTGTGGCCGAGGGCGGTATATGCCAACACCTCTAATTCGCGCGCTGTCAAGGTAATCGACTTATGGCCCATGGTCTAATTGTACCTCCCACTACAGCTCGAAGTGCAGGTCCGTCCTCGGAGAAACAACTTGGAGGGTCTCTATGCAGCGAGTGGTCCCCACATACCAGACCCTTAACTCATCGTCCAGGGACTGCTCCATGTTCTTGAAGCACCGTAGCGACATATCAGTAAGTAGTAGGACATTTTCTGCTTGTCCACCCTTGGCGCTATGGATGGTGGATATCGATATTCGGGGGGTGGATAGTAGCTTTTCGCCCCTTCGCCTAACAGCTAAGAAGTAGTCCCTTTCTACGGGCGAGATTTTGGAGAGGGACTCATGCCATATGGCGGTGGTCCCAAGGCCCAGCCCCTGGAGCTCCACTATTCCGTACTGCCTAGACTCCTCGTCCGACCTTAGCTTTGACACTAGTGCAGGAGTAACCCACCTTCCGTCCACATACTTGAGGCACGCCAGCACCTGCTCGGCCGAGCAGTCCCTGCCCCGCCTAAGATCCTCCCACGTCCTTATGGCCTTGAGGGTAGGCGACTTGAGGGGATCTCGGTTGATCGAGTTGAAGCTAAATCCTTGTTGGAGGCAATAGTTTTCTAGTTCAGTCAGTAGGTAGCCGTTGCGCGCAAGCAACATCCAGGTTCCGGACGACAGGTCCACGTCCCCCACGTCACTGTGCCAGTGGATCGCCCCCTCCTCGGGCCTCGGCTTGAACGACTGGGGGCGCTTGTGCTGCATCTTGGCTGCTATCGACTCGGCTAGTCGGTGCACTGACGCTGGTATCCTCCAGCTCTGATCGAGTTGGATCTGCTCCCCCTTCAGGTATATGAACGCGTCGACGTTCGCACCACTCCATGAGTATATGGCCTGTCTATCGTCTCCCCCCACAATCGTATGTGCCGAGTTGGAGGCCAACATTTCCACCGCCCTCCACTGCAGGGAGCTCGTGTCTTGAACCTCGTCGACCACTAGTAGGTCTAGCTTGGGCAGCGAACTTAGGGGAGACATGATGAACTGCTCAATCATGTCCGTGTAGTCCCTAACCCCCCTCGACCTCTTATACGCAACCAGCGACCTAGAGAACCTCTCCAACTCGAACCAATCTATGTCCTCGCTGGCCCTCTCCCATGTCGTTCTTAGCGGCTCTAGGCGATTTCTCGCTAAACCGTCCAAGAACATCATGCGGTCGGCCGCTCCCATGCCGTAAACCTCGTCGTCCGAGGCCCCCTTCCCGTGGAACTCCATCCCTAGCATCTTACCCAACTCGTTGGTGTGCTGCCACGAGAAAGTCCTGTCCCGCGACATCCCAAGGTGTCGGAACGCAAACGAGTGCCAGGTCCTGAAGTGCGGGAAGTCGTCCTCCGGAAGGGAGAACCTAACAGATGCACGCTGGCGGGCTTCCTCAACTGCCTTCTTGGTGAATGATGTGTAGCCTATCCTGTGGGGCTTGATCCCGGAGGCCAGGGCCTGCTCCACGTATCCCAGCAGCCTAGTGGTTTTACCGGACCCAGGTCCCCCCACCACGACGGTCGTCCTACTTGGGTCCACGGTCCTTTTCCTTCCTAGACGCGTTCCACTCGCCGTTGACTATCTTGCATATGGTAGACTTGCAAACGTCGAAGTGCCTCGCCGTGCTGGCCAAGCCGTGCTTCTTCCTGTATTGCTTTATGAGGTCGCGGAGGCCGCGGGTCTTGCCGTAGGTCCTCATGTGTGGCTTGCGCTCGTATATGCCCCTGGGCATTAGAACGGCTCCACCTTCCCAACTACCTCCTTGGGCACGTCGAACGGCTGTGTTTGCTTATTGAAGGACCTCAGAGACCAGAGGTTGGTGCCGCGTCCCTTAAGGTTCTTGAATGTGTGGTCTGCCCCCACGTCCCGGAGCATGGACGCTATCTTCTGCCTCTTGAAGTCGGTCAGCTTCATGTGCGTCAGGAATGTTTGCAGGTCCTGCAACCTGAAGTACGTCCTGCTGCCCTCGGTATACGGCTTGCCGAGCACCACCTCCTCAAGGGATATGGCCTGCGCGCGCCCAGTGCAGAACTTCTCCACGGCCTCCCAGAACTGGCCCTCCGGCGAGGAGTCCTCCGACGCCTCTATGATGGTTATCCCGTCCATAGCGTGCTGGACAGCCGCCTGCCAGTTCACGGCAGAAGGCATCGGCGGCATCAAGTTGAGGGACTCCATGCACTTCCTCTGGAAGCGCCTTGGGTCCTGCAGGTCCTCGGTGGCTAGCTCCATCCTGGTGCCGTCTATCTCCCAAAACCAGACCGGGGGCCTGGTGTTCAGCTTGCTTAATCCACCCAGCGTGGGGAACTTGCCGTTTGCCCCGCTACCTACGCCGAACTTCCTCGTCCTGCAAAGCGTCGCGTTGCAGTGGCTGCATATTGGTTCCCTAGAACAGCTATAGGTGTAGTCCTTCTTCCTGAGCGACTTTGAGACCCCCTGGACCTCGGAGGCGAGGAGCGGGGGACTCATATACTTATAGTTGTACTGGTCGAGGGCCCGCTCCCAGTCGTCAGGTTGAGACAGCTTAAGGTAGACGCCAATGTTGTAGAGGCCGTTGTTGCGCGACCCCGTCGGGTAGCCAACCTGCGACAGGGCCTGCAGGCACGGGGGACCATCCTCGAACTCCGACTCGAGGACTAATTTGGAGTTGAACCACTCGGGCGACTGCCTGCACTCGTCGGCATACCTTAAGAACTGTTCGGGAGTTAGGGCGTTTCCCTCCATGTCCACGGCGTAGCGCATACCGCGGACTCCGCTGAAGTAGGGCACATTGATCCAGCTCCCAACGTCTGACTGCTCGACCAGGATGTGGGACTGCTTCGGGAAGATCTCCTGTTTACCGTAGCCGAGCAAAGACGCTACCTCACCAAGCTTTATCCTCATGGCCGAGGCAGGGATCGGCTGTCTGGAGAAGCAGTAGAGGTGGGCTCCCCCCGACTTGGTGCGGCAGACGACCAAAGGGATGTTGCTCCGCTTTAGCTTAACAACCAGGGTTCGATGGTCGAGGTTATAGATGTCGACGTCTATGGCGCCAAAGACGCACGTGCTGTCCTCACGTATGGGAACTATGCCCAGGCCGTGGCCTCCCGCCAGGTGATCCTCCCACAGAGCCAAAGTGACCGGGGCCCGCTTGGTCTGAGCGACGCCGACTTTTTTGCCGTCATCCCGTGAGCTGTTCACATCGTAGGTGCCGTAGGCGGTGCTCATGCCAGCAAATAGCTGGTTGAACTGTTCAGCTAACGATGTAGTGGTGCTACTCATCGTTGCTTACTTTCACCTTTCCTCGTATCTTTTCAACCTGTTGGGAAGATTTTTTCCATGGTTAATATACCAGCAGGTCCAGCAAGCACATCTACCGCTACTTGGATTTACATAGGTGTTTATTTCATCAAGTTGGTGGCCGTGTTTACATTGCTGTTTTCGTACAATTTGCTTGTGAATAGGAAGGGGTGTTGTTAATATGGCGTATGGTTTTAGCTTATCTGGAAGATTGAGGCCTTTGCTAATATAATGACAAGTTAAACACACCCGCATATTGTCTGATGGACGAATGTAGGTGTTTACCTCGTTAAATGGATGGCCTCGTCGGCAGGATTGCTTCTTTACGCGCCTATAGCCACTTGCGCCACCTCCGCCAAGGGTCATGTTGTAACCCCCCGGAACAAACGTATTTAGTTCCAAAATCCATCGAACTTCTTTAGTGTTTAGTTCTTCACGTGAACTTGCTTCATCAATGATCCGCAAAATGAAGGCCTCTTTTCCATATTTGCAGATAACATGGCAAAGAATCTCTGTAGCACCTATTCGAGCACGACGGCGATGATGCTTCCACCTTTTTTTAAGCGAACCAACAGTCTGTCCAATGTACTGTTCTCCAGTAATCGTGTTCAATATGGCGTAGATGATTCCAAAGGGTTTTGAAATTTGACCCATTTGCGCCCTTTTTTCAAGGCGCCGCACTAGTCGACTTAGCTGCGGCGCCAATTCGGCCGGGGCTAGAACGGCACCTCCTCCTTGTCGGTGGGGGCTTCTTCGAAGTCCTGTGGGGGAGCGGACACGCGGATGCGGCCGGCGACCGCGTCGACCGAGAACGCCTTGGCCATCTTGTACAGGTCCACGGACTGGACCTCGCCCTCGGAGACTATCCTCCACCCAAACCAGTCGTAGCTGTCCTTGGTTTGTCCGACCGTGGTCAACCGGTAGACGTGGCTGTACGACGGGGGGTTGTACGCCCGACCCTGCGCGTCCTTCTTCATGATAGTGCGCATGGTCGTGTTCCAGGTCCTGGACGCCTTGAGCTGGGTCGAGTACATGGAGATGATCCCGTACTCCGGGAACCCCTCGTCGTGCACGTGCAGTATGAAGTGGTACGCCGTGTCCACGACGATGTCTCGGGTTGCCTCGTCGAACATGCGGCCGCGGGGGTCGACCTTGAACGTCTTTAGGATGGGGTCCGTCTCCTTGTAGGAGCACACCAACCCGCCGCCGTCGTCGCGGTTCTTCCACCTTACGGCCAACTTGTTGTAGGCGCAGGGGACAACTGGGATGCCCTCCTCGCCGGGGTACAGGGCCCCAGTGACCGTGTTCATGATCATGCCGGCCTCGGCTCCCTTGATGAACTTGGAGTTGGCCCTGCTGACCTGGGGGCTTCCCTTCTGCAGGATGGTGAGGAAGGGCACCGCGAAGTCGTTGGCGCCCAGGTTCTGGAGACCGCCTCCGGCGTCCTCCATGAACAGTTCTGATAGTGGCCGGTCGACCTGGCCGTTGCCAGCGGCCGTCTGGAGCGCGGTACCTTGGTTGGCCGGCTCCGCCGCGACTGGCGGCGGGGGCGCGGCGGTTTCTGCCGTGGTCTGGTGCTTTGCCATGCTGTTCTACTTTCTCCTTCTGCTTTGTTTTAATTCTAAGAAATGTTAACTACCACTGAGCAATCTTCTGCTCAATATTGAGAGTGCTTGCTTCTCCTGCTTTGTTAAGCCCTCTTCTGGAACAACGTCTTGTACGAATCCAGCCACGCGTCCAGGCTGGTATGGGGCCAACAGACCACATATTTCTGCAAATCTAGACCTAATTATGCCAGCAACACACTGTTGACATAGGTCGGAGTGCTGCCACTTTGAAGGAAACTTGATGTGTATGGAGATATCCGAAGAATCTCCGATGGTAGTCCCGTAGGCGCGGTTGGCGACTGGATTTTGCGGCGTAGTCAATGCTCCGCAGCTATCGCACTTTTGAACATGAGCCATCGATTACTCCTTCTCCTCGAAATATCCAGCGTAGACCCTTCGCATCATTCGCTTGTCCTTGCCGTGGACGTGGACTAGATTGTCCGTAGAATACCAATGGCGGTCGTCGCCGGCGAATTGAACTAGGCCCTCATCCCTGTCAAGCTTAACTACCACGTGCTTGAATCGAGAGTCTCGCTCCCCTGGGGAGTTTAGCACGTCACCAACCTTCACTTTCTTATTTAGCAATGATCTGATCCTGGCCATCGACTACTCCAGTCCTACCCACCGCCTAGGTAGGTCCCTAGGCTCCCCTGGCCATGCTCTCGGGAGAGTCCAGTCGTGAAATCTCCAAGCCCACAGTCTGCCAAAGGATAGGCCGATTAGGGGATGGGCCACGAGGTGGTGCACAAGCTGCCAGAATAGTCGCATTTCAGCTAATCCCTTACTTAGGTAGTGAGATCGTCGCGACCTTCTCGACGTAGATCGAGAAGACGTCGGTCGGCGTCGGTAGGCCGTCCTCTAGCCTCCGCTTCACGAAGGCCTTGAGGGTCGACGGGTGGACCGACCTGCTGTTGCTGTAGCTGTACCCGTGCTTCTTGAGCACCTCCATCAGGGCAGAGGCCTCGTCGTCCTGGCCTTTGCCAAATGGCACCTCCACCTTGTTCTTTATGATCCCATCGTTGTCCGTCTCCTTGAGCCACTCGAACGCCCTCTCCTGGTTCTCCTGGGTGATCCCGGCGTGGATCTTCTCCTCGATCGAGACGACGAACCCATTTGTTAGTACGAATTTCCGCATGCCCATGGACTCGACCAAGGTGGGTAGGTCGCCTTTCTGCACCTTGGCTAGCTGGGACCTGGCGTCCTCCAGCTCCCTCTCCTTGTCCGAGACCAGCTTCAGGAGCCTGAGCTGCTCGTTCGCCAGCTGGGCCACCGTGGCCAGCTCCTGGTCGCTGGGGACCCGCGACCTTGCTTCTTCTGCGTCCGCCGCCATCAGCGCGGAAAGGTCCTCGCCCATGTTGTCTGCCTCCATATGGTTGATTGCATTACAATATTAACACGGGGTTTGTCGGGGGGCTCGGGTTAGCCCACACCAGGGCGGTTGAAGATTGCCAAACTAAGCTCGAACCAGTTGAACGGCTTCCTACAGCTGTAGAGGGGTAGCGGGAGGTCGTCGGCATCCACGTGGAACGATTTTCCCTCCTTCACCACCGAGTGGGGGGCTAGGACCACGTCCACTGCTCGGTAGAGCATCGCCTGATCGTCCCTGCGAGCTAGGACTAGGACCCTCCCCCCAACCCTGTCCCTCTCCACCACCCACGACCTTTGGCTGGACCTGAAGTAAAGCCTCCTACCGTGGAAGATCTTCAGCTCGATCCAGACCTCCTGGCCCCGTCGACAGCCGTTCACGTCGCTGATGCCCGTTCCCGCGACGTTCTCTATGCGGCACAAGTGGGTTAGGTCGTCCGAGAGGCCCGTTCGGACCTGTTGCCAGAAATAGGACTCGGTCACCTGTTGACGCATCTTATGGTCCCCAAGCCATGATAGCTCTTATTTCTTGGTCCTCGTACCTAGCCACGCCATAGCTTAGTTCAGTCAAACCCACCAACCGTCCATGAGAGAGCTGGTTCCAGTGCTTGAACAACCTACCTCCAGGCGGGACCAGGCACCGGCCGACCGGTCGGGGAGGTGGGAACGGCTCCACCTGGCTCATCATACCGGCGACCCGCCGACGCCAGTCGTACTCGTGGCGGCAGGACCCTGACCCAGAGCAGACTGAAGCTAGCTCTTGGGGAGGTAGGTTGCAGGTGACACAGTTCATATTGCTACCTCCGCAACTGCTAAAATCTTTTCTGCGATAAGCCTTTTTCTTTCGAGGGAAGGCCCTTTTCTTCCCCAAACAGTTTTAATGAGCTTTAAGGCATTCTTATGGTGGACCGCACATTGGAATGTCGTAGTGCAGCTGCTGCTCGATACGATGTTAGGCCTAAACCCAGTCACGTTATCGACGTACTCCGTAAAAGCATACACTACTGCGCGAGTGCCACAGGTTTGAACCAATGGATGACGCCAGTCGTGTCCTCTGATGCCGATAGCCCCATCTCCATCGAGCTGTCCTCGCCAGAAATCAGCATTGAAGCTTAATTCCGGTGGAACTGTTGCATCATATGACTTCTTGGGGGTGAAACCTAATTCAGTTAAACGGGCACCTAGTTTGTGGGCAACTATCATTATGCCCGTTACTTCACCTTTTTGACCCCATCCATTGTTAGGCTTCGTGCGGATCGAATCTTCGTCCGCCCCTATGAACCTAACGAAGTTTACTACTTGATCAGAATCTTTTGACGCAAGCCAAAGTGACAGAAGGTGGGCACCATCTCGCCTATATGACAACGAGCCGTCAGCAAGTAAAAACCCCACCCAATAAGCTGCTTCATCACTTATTGGAGAATTGAAGGTGTCGTGCCGCACATTCTTGTGCTTCCAAGCAATCCTAATAGTAGGGGTCTTGTGCAAATTACAACGCTTCGGTCCTCCTGGGTGTGTCTTCTCTAGAGAGTTGCTCCAGTATCTAAAGAATTTCTCACCACAAATATTGCAGAAGAACTCTAAATTAGGCAAGTTCCACCGCCTCTTTTGCGGAGCCCCAACTGTCCCCAATCGCCGCGTCAGCCACCACAGGTATCTCTAACTGCACGCAGGTCTCCATCACTTGCTTATACAGCCTAACCTCATTAGCGTCAGTCACGGAAGCACAAGCTTCATCATGAACGATTAGCCCCGGAACATGCCCATGGTCGTAGTACAGCACGTGAAGAGCCTGCTTCAACTGATCTGAAGCGGATCCTTGTATCAGCGAATTGCCGGCCTTATGGGTCCCGAACCTTTGGAGCCTGCGCCCCGGCCATTGCTGTTCTGCTTGCAGTCTCGGCAACCCCCTATACGCATGGTTTCTATCTTCCTTTGACTCTGGGACTGGTTCAAACAGGTTGAATCGCCGCCTTCTGCCTAAGATCGTGGTGATGTAGCCGCGCTCCTGCGCCACGGTCATGGCCTTCGTGGCAAGTCCCTTCACGAAGGGAAGGGCTGCATGGTACACTGACAAGATCTCCTGTCCCTCAGGGATTGAGACATTGAGCTGCCTGCACAGTTTTTGCAGACCCATCCCGTAAGAAATCCCGAGCGAGATACTCTTGATCTGCTTCCTCTTGAAGGTCCTTCCCGAAGCCTTGTTGACGATGTCCGTAGTGAATTGGTGGTAGTCCAACTTAGGGTTGGCCCGAAATGCTTCAACAGTTGCATCAGCTCCAGGCAAGTGGCATAGGCTGGCAAAGTGAACGTTGAGGCGAACCTCTTGTTGTGAGTAATCGAGTTTCCCGAACAGTTTCCCCTCATCGGCAATGAACAGTTTACGAACCTCTTCTGCCCACACCGGGCTGTCCTTCCCCCACAGGTCGTCGTCGTGACGAGCTGGTACTTGTTGGAGATTTATATGACTAGAGGAGAATCGCCCGCTCCTCGTTCCTTGCCCATCCTGGCGGAGTTGATGAAACTGGCAGTGTATCCTACCGTTGATGTTCTCCTTGATGATGTCGCCCACGAGGAACTCGTCCCGAAGAGTGCAAAGCTTCTTCTTCTTGAGGATGATCCTGGACAGGGGGTCCTTCTGCAGGCCGAACCACTCCGCGACGAAGGAAGCGTTCCCCAAAGCAGTGTACTTCAAATTGGCCGCGACGTTGAGCTCCGGCATCCTTGCTCCCAGCACCTCATACGCGCGCGTCAGGTCCTTACCCGAGTCCAAGTTCGGGTCGAATCCCACCAACTTCTTAATCTCGAGGGAGTACTTGTCTATCTCCTTGGTGAGGACCTTGCACAGTGCCTCGGCCTTCTCGAGGTCCACCCTAACTCCCTGTATGCGCATCCTAAGGAGGATTGGAACCAGCGAGGACTCGAGGTTGAAGATGCTGCGGAGGTTTTCGGCATCTATAAACTTTGATTGCTTCTCGTAGATCCTTCTAGGCCTGTCCACGTCCCCCTCGGCATAGGCGCCGACGTACTCTGGGGGAAGCATCCAGAGGTCCTTCTTTGGGTCGAACGATATGGGGCGCCTGCAGGCTCGGTCCTTGTACCCGCTGATGTACCTTGACGCAGCCTCCCGGAGCAACTCCTCCTCCTTGCCCTCGCCGAGGTACTTCTTGGAGAGGACCTCGAGGCTGTAGCCCTCGGCCGTCTCCTCGTCGAGGAGAGGCTCAGCTATTTGGACATCCCTCCTGACCACATCGTCGTGGAACTTGACGTCTTCGAACCACAAAGATTCTTCGTCGTAGAGCAAATTCGCTCCGTACAACTCTCCCCGAAAGTGCTTTACTTGATCGTGCAGCCAGTCAAAAACCGCATTGGGTGCTAAGTTTTGGCCTTGTGCGTGCCTAACTGGGTAGTAGCCGGAGAAGCCCTCAACGTGGACCGCGACGCCGCAGATGAAGCTCTCCCCCCGAAGAAAACCTGGGCCTTTTTCTTGTAAGTGTGGGTCTCGAGTCTCGCAGTCCAGCGACCACCACTTAGCCTCGCTGATGTTGGGGAAGGAGTCCGGAGGCCTCCAGCTAGACTCCGGCATCAGCTCTGGAAAACAAGGTTGCAGCACCTATAGCCTCGGGTGCTCGGGAGGGTCGCCATCTTCGCGTGGATCTTCTTCACGTTTCGGAGCACCGCACGCTGAACAAGGATAACTGAGACAGGCCTTGCCGCACATCCAGCATGTTGGCGGCTCGTCACAGAAGTCAGAAGTCTTCTTGAAGCTTTCCTCATCAACCTCGCGTCCTGAGCTTTTTAAGGTGGACCTTTGCATCGTCTCGGGATTTCTTGGTGGTTCGCTAGACAAGTAGCTTTCCTCATGGTGCCTGAAGTTGTTTGCCCCGTCGTTCGCCGCGAAAGTTTCGTGCGGGCAGATGGTCCACCTGTAAGCATCGTCGAAGTACACTAGGCAGTCGGCACATTGCACTATCACGGTTGTCTACCTCACCCCGCTTGACCCCAGCACCAGTGTGCTGCCGTCGGGTTGAATCTGTTCCCATGTTCGAAACCAGCTCCTGACCAGCGTCCCTACCCTGTCGCGCTCTGGCAGGTGGTGCCTTGTCCAAAGCTCCTTTGCCTCTGGGTGCGGGTACTCCTCCAGGAACACGATCCTAAGCGCCGAGGTGCTGAGGAGCATCTTGGTGCAAGAGGTGCAGGGGGACGTCGTGGTGTAGACGGTGTTGATCTTGGAGGTGTCGGGGCAGCGAAGGATCGCTGAAACTTCGGAATGGACCGCCAGGCAGCCGTCTAAGTCGGTTCCTGAAATGGCATGGGCTGCGGGGCACTCGTTCGCGGCATCTTCGCGGCAATGGGGCCAACCGCTGCTTGTACCATTGTGTCCTGTTGAGAGTATGAATTTGTGGTCGTCAATCAAAACTACGCCAACTTGGCGCCTGATGCAAGTGCCGCGGGTGGCGACTTCGCAAGCGATGTTCATAAAGAATTTGTCCCAGCTAGGCCGAAACATATGATTTAAACTTTTAAATTTTCGTTGAATCGCTCCAGGGTCATTCATTTAGCACCATTAGCAAATTCATCCTTCTGCCACGGCCCGACCCAAAGCTGCCCCTCCAGCTCCTTGCTCCAAGCCCCTAGCCCCTCGGGGCTGATCCCGTCCTTGAGCACCCTGTCGCAGATGGCCATCTTCGAGTCGATCATGTCGCATAGGTGGAACGCTATAGCCTCCCTCATGAGTGGAACCCTCGGGCTACCCCACGCGAGTGCCCCGTGATGCGAGGCGATCAAGTGTAGTATAGCTATGCGCAGTTCGCCGGGAAACTCGCCTAGGTCGTCCATGGCCGTTGCAACCTCCACCATACCTATGGATATATGGCCCAGGAGCGACCCCTCGATCGTGTATCCTATACCCATGGAGTACGACATCTCCTTTACCTTGCCTATGTCGTGCAGGATGCAGGCCGCAACCATCAGGTCTCTGTTGAGGTTGTATCGGTCACTGAGCATTAGTGAGGTCTTGCACAGTGAAAGCGAGTGCTCCAGTAGGCCGCCGAGGTAGTTGTGGTGGATTGACTTGGCGGCGGGAGCTAGGCAGAACTTCTCCTTGTTCTTTTTGAGTATGTTAAACAGCAGCGTCCTGATGTAACCGCCCTCAACTCCGCCAACTATCTGCATTAGTTCGGAGAACATCTCCTCCGGCTCCCTCTCCGACCTCTGGAAGAAGTCCACCGGGTCCACGGGATCGTCCGCGCCGACCTGGCGAATTTGGGACACTGCGACTTGCTTTTGCCCAGCCCACTCCGAGACCTGGCCCCTCACCTTTACGAAGGTCTTCTGGAACGTCGATGGCTCGAGGCCCTGGGGGACCTCCCAGAGCCTTGCGTCGACCTCCCCCGTCTTATCAACCAGTTTGAAGCACCAGTAGTCGGTATCCTTCTTCGACTTGCGTACCTGCGGTAGGTCGACTACTAGGAAGTATGAAACGACCTCGGAGTTCACCTCAAGGTCCTTTACGTAGGTCTTCATGGCTCATTTCCTATGCTTGGCCACGTAAGGGTGAACGCGTTCTCGTTGAACGTGGGCGCGTAGCAAGAGGGAGTCGACTCGATTAGGTCGGTCAACCACCCATACCCCGTGTAGTTCTTCTTGTCCTTTAGTCCCTCGAGGTGAAGCAGGAGGTTGTCGGGACTCCTGAACTCGTCCACGTCTAGTGGTGAGTACTTGTCAGCCCTGGTCATGGGCTGATTTTTGAGCACCGCCCAAGCCTGGTCCTTGTTGGACTCGTACAGGTGTTGGCTTCCTGCGGTCAGCCTAAGGCTGCCAAGCCCCACGTCGTTGAGGTCTCGGCACCTCTGCCTGATTGTGAGTAGTATGTAGGCCGACAGCATTGAGATGTTGAACCAATCGTACACGATGCCCAGCCACGCGTCGCTGGACCGCATTGTGGCGACGCAGTGCATCCTTCTGCGACTCCCATCATCAGACCTCCTGATCAAGAACTGGTACGACAGTGTGCACGGGACGTCCTTGCTGGGCCTTGGGTTCTCCCTCCAGACGCTTATAACCGCTTGCCTAGTGTCGTTGTCAGCGACTAAGCAGTCGCACGCGTACCTCAGCTGCTCCACGACCTTGACCCCGTACGCCCCGTCGAACCTTCGACCGTCGTCCGAGAAATTGGCTATGGTCTTGCTGTAGGGTGCTATGGACGCAACGTCGTTGCGGCCCGAGAGTATCCACCAGGCTTCTGCACATAGGAACCTCCTCCCCAGCTTGCGATCGGCGACCGTCACCACTGGTCGGAGCATGTCGACCTCGGTAGTGTGGGCAAGGAGCTCGAGGCACGGCACGCCCCTAGGGGCCACCAGATCCCCTGAGTCCAGCAATTTGGCTAGAAGACGGAGCCAGGCGGAGTTTGCGTCTGTCATGGCCCAACTCCTTCTTTTGCCTGCGGCCAAGATGGCCGGCACATCTCCCTCAGTAGGAGGTCCTTTACTTCTGACCAGACCTGGTCTATGGACAAGTCGTCGACGAGGATCGGGGACCACCCCGGCCTGTGCTGGTATAGCTCGAAGTACGCGCATATGACCCTCGACTGAGCGTCTACCTTGTTCCAGTCTTTCTGCTTTTGGTGTGATCCTGAATCAGGCCTCGCGTTGGCTCTTCCGAGGAGGACCGCCGGGTCCCCGTACAAAAAGATCGTTAGATTCGGCCAAGCTCCCTTCTTCTTGTCGTACAGCTCCATGGCGTCGTCGTCGTGCTCGCGGCCACGAGCGTAGGCGAATTGGCTCAACCACCAGCGGTCCGACACGACAACCTTTCCTTCGTCCATGGCCGGCTTAACTAGCTTGTGCCAGTTCTGGACGTGGCCGGCGAGGAATACCAGGTCTAGTACGCACGGCGCCATGTCGCGCGGCGGGACGACCTCGTACATGATCTTCTTCAGCGATTCGCCCAGGGGCGAGCCCCCGAGGTCCTGGGTCCTTACCACCTTATCATCCCCCAGCAACTGGCAAAGGTAGTCCACGACCCTTGCGACCTGGGTGGTCTTGCCGGCGCCGTCTATGCCCTCCAACACCACTAGTTTTCCGCTCAAAGCAAGACCTCCCCCACGAATGCCACGTTGATCTTGAACACGGACAGCTCACCGTGCTCGGGGAGCATGGAGTCTCGGACCTTTACCGCTAGGTCGAGGTCCTCGAAGAGGGAGATCGCGTCCTCCTCGTTTCCTATGGGCCGCCCCGGCGTGCCGTCCGGCAACTTCTTAGCGATGAAGTATCCACTGTTCATGTGGTCCAATTATCATAGTACATCGGGCGCGGCGGTCGGGGTCGGGGAAGTCTTGAGCTGGTTTCGTCTCTCGGCTATGAGCAGACCAAGCTTGATCCCAGTCTCGCATCCTGCGGAAATTTTTGGGTCTTGGTTGGTGTACTTCCCCATGACCGTTATGATCCTATTCCATCGAGGCCAGGTATAGTCAATGTTGGTGAGTTCTAACTCACGGAACTTTTTGAAGGCCCACTCGAGCTCTTCGGGAGTTATTGTCGCTTGCTCTGGGGTCATGTTGACCTTATATCTTGCTGAACTCCGGCACGTACTCACTGAGCCCGTCTCCCGTGTCGACCTTCTTAAAGTCCTGGAAGAGCTTCGGCCACCGGCGCATGGCGTCCTCCGCCACCATCCCGAACACGATCCGAATCTCCTCCTCGGCGTGCTTACTGGTCCTCTGCTCGATGATCCACCTGAGGGAACGAAGGTTGAAACTCATGCCGATGCCGGTGGCGAGGCCCAGCGGCGCGACGCGCCGGAAGGCACTGGTCAAGCGCTTCTTTAGGTCGAAGTCCTTGATGTTGTCGATGTCGTAGTACTTCGCTAAGAAGTGCTGCGTCCACTCCATGACGTATATTGCGTACTCAAAGGCATCCTTTGGGGTCAGTTCGACTGACCTTGGGTTCTCTTGCTCAAGGATCCCAATTGGAAGGGGACCAAACGTCCTATAGGGCCTCGTCTCCTTGGAGATTATAGGAGGAATCCAAAACTGAATATCTGTTAGGCGAACGTAGCGCAGGGACTCCTGGCTCCTCTCGTTCCCCACCCAGTTGCGTACCATCTCATGCGTGAACACCCTACTCACGTCCTCGAACGCGTAGTGCACGTGCCCGTGCGCAGTCACGGACCCGTGGCGGCTCTTGATTATGTTGAGGTGGTACTGCTCGCTGTCCTTGCGGACCTTAGTGACGTTGGGGTTGAGGCCAGGAGCATATGACTTATAGCAGCGGCGCGCCAGCAACTCAATGAGTCGCTCGATATCGGAGCCGTCGACGTGCTCCATACACGAGAGGGCCTCCTCGCCGCCGATGTGGCGGAGCCACTGCGTGACGCCGGGATCGTCGTCGGAGCCTAAGTGCATCTTGGGCTGGCCGAGGAAGAATACCTTGGGTGTCACTGCAGTCATTCGTCCGTCCTCCTCTTGTTGAACTTACCATATTTACTCAATATCAAGTACATTCGGAGCCTTCCTTCTGCATTCGACGAGTGTATAGCTACCCCTAGCTTTGGCCACGAGTTGTTTTGCTCCATCCACAGAACGACGGCTAAGCCAGTCCTCCTCCGCTCCCAGTCGTCGTCGGCGGTCGCGTCGCCGTCCGCGTCCCAAATCACATCGTGGTCGAGGGAAGCCTCATCCACCTCACCGGTCTTGAGAAGTGCAACCGCCTCGCCAACTGTCTTGGCAGGAGTCCAACCAAGGGGAGCAGGACGAAGGTCGTCGAGCCAGAGCTTCACAACAAGTCCACTAAACTTGCTGGTTCCCACCCCTCCGGCTTAACCACGTCGATCTTGTGCTTCCTGATCGACCTCGGGTCGTCTGCCGACTCGGCGCGGACCTTCTTCATGTTGGCGCCCTGCACCCGAGCCCAACCAGCGTCGAACGGGAATCGATGTAGATAGGCGGTGCCAAGAGCCACATACGCTAGGTCTATCAGCGCGTCGAAGGCCTTCTCCACGTTGAAAGGTGTTTCTACCTCCCGGTATATCTTGGGATCATTTGCTTGAGACTTACCATATGACATACCCAGAGCTTCCACGTACTCATGTAGTTCTTCCAGCATGAACTTGATCCTGAACTTGAGCACGTCGTCCGGGAGCGCGTGCCCCGGGTCAGTCGTCGCCTCTAGCCCGAACTTCTCGTGGAACCTCGAAACGTCCCTGAACAGCTGCCCAGGAACTTCCTCCTGCGCCAACTCGATCATCTTCTGCAGCATCCTCCTGACCTGGTCTTGGGTCTGCTTAGACGAGTCCTCGACCATCTTGCGCAGGATGGCCGCCTCGTGGGAGTTGGGGTCCCTGGCCCGGCGAACGAACTCATCGTGCTGGGGTGAGCCGGGAAGCGGTATCATTCGGGATCCCCCAGACCGTCCGGAACTTCCTCGTCGGTTGCGGGGCACTTAGGGACCTTGTCCCAGTACTCCTCGGCCAAGCCGCAGTTGTTGCAGTAAAAATCGCCCGGGGTGGGTCGCTCATGGGTTGTGTTCATGGACTTCCTCCTCAGTACTTCTTACCAGACTTCCTTTCGGTGCTCTCGACCGCGGCCATGGCTAGTGCCGCCACCTTGACCATCCTCGACCTGAAGTCGGCAAGGTTCGTGCCCTTCCGCATGGCGCTATCGAGCTCTTCACGCGATCCCGGAAGCACTAGCACCGACCCCAGCTGCCTCCTGATGAACCCAAGGAACTCCACGTACGTGTGCTCGTCGTTGTGGCGAGGACCTCCCCACTGTTGGTCCTGGGCCTTCCTCTCCCTCATGACCTCGACGATGAACCTCCTTTTGGCAGCATCGATGGGAGCAGGGCTTGGAGGAAGTTTCGGTACTCCCGAACCCCCAGCTGGGGGAACCGCGAACCGCTCATCTTCTTCATCCACGATTGGTCGGTGGCCTCTAGCGGTTGATATTCGAACGTGCTCGTCGCGGGCCTCACCCATTCCCTCGGTCCCTCCTATTTTTAAGCGCCGACGATATGGCACTTAGGAAGTCGTCCACCGCCGAGTCGATCGCCTCAACCAGCGAGGGCTTAGTGGCTGAACGCACGACCACCTTTCCCCTGCCGTACTTCTCCTCATACCTCACGAGGGAGCAGTAGTACTGGTCGCCCGGGACCATCGACAGCACTATGCCCGGCGACGTGTCGTCGGTGGGGTACATCTTGGTGAGGACCCCTAGGGACTTCTGGAGTCGCAGTAGAGGGGCGTCTGACGGTAGCTTGCCGTCGACCTTCTTACTAACTAGCTTTTTCTTCGTCTTTAGCATAAGTCCATCATGAACCTGATCGCCATCGCCGCCACCTGCGCGGCCTCGACGCGCATCTTGGGCTTAGTCGAGTTCTTCGGAAAAGCCTTGACCTCGTCCCAGAGTTCGTCCAACTCCTCGAGTATCACGGCCCACCCCTCATGGACCGAGTTGAACCTCTCCCACCTCAAGGCTTTTTGCAGCTCCAAGACCACCTCAGCTAGGCACGGCTCGATGGTTAGGTCGTCGACGAGGGACCGCCTATTGGAGCTGCTCCTCGCCGAGCACTCGGCGCAAGAACCACAGCTGCAGGAAGCCATTAGAACGGGACCTCGTCGATTGGGTCAGCAGCCGGAGTCATTCCAAGTTGGACCAGCTCCGGTTCCGCCTGCATCCTTAGGTCCATGTTCCCCGTCGGGGTGGCCAAACCGGGGTTGAAGACCTCTTGCAGCTTACTAACGGGAGGTGGAGGAAGGTCAACTTGCCCGTGCTCCGTGCACCCGAGCCACTCAACCAACCCCTCCAGCTTGGAGGCGTACCTCACTTCCTTGGTCCAAAAGAAGACGTTCGGCCTCCCGCCAACCGCGACCACGTTGACGCCCCTCCCTATAGCTATCCCGAGCTCCACGTGATAGCCACCACTAGACGAGGGCTCGTCCGAGAGGAGCACGACTGTGTCGGACCTTAGCACGTCCTCAACATCCACGTTGCCCCAGTGAGACTCATACTCGATCCACGGTCCCGATAGTTCGCTGGTCGGCTTGTCTGAGAAGTCCTTCCTGAGCCATGAGCTAGTCACCGTGAACCCAGCGTCCTGCAGCTGCAGGGCGAACCTAGCGGCCTTCCCCTGGTTGGGGAGGGGAGCGGCCACGTAGATGTTCTTGGGCGGGACTGGGAACAGCCAGAGGCGGTCGTCCTCCTTCGCTTGTAGGGACAAGGGAAGGGGGCTTGACAGGAGCTTTAGCGGGAGTCTGTTAGCCATATTCCTTCTTTTTTGCAAGAGTACAGTGGACCGTTCTCAAGCCTCGGGAGGCAGGAGTCGGTGTGCTGGTGTGAGTACCCCGAGAGCTGAAACCAGTCCTTGTGCTGGGACCAGGGGGTGGGGGCTTGCTCAAGCTTTGAGAATATACGCTCTTGGGCTTGGTCGTCCGAACTTAATTTCTTTTTAGTCAGGTGCCAGAGGCAGTTCCTGGCATGGGCGGGGAACAGCGGGGCGAAGACCACAGACAGCACGTTCGTGTCGTAGTAGTTCCTTAGCGCGGAGAAGATCGGTCGAAGGTCAGTGTCTGCAATCTTTTTTCCGGAGTCCTTGTCGTAGGTGGTGACGCAGGACAGTTGGTCTTGATAATCGGAAATTGAAGCAAACGTACCGTAGACTCCCTCGATCTTGTAGTTGAGGTCTTCAAGCAAGGAGCCAAGGGCATTGAATGTGCATTCAGACAAATGGTTGGCAGCCGCCGACCCGTTGTAACAAGGGGTCGAGATGAAGTAGTGGCAGTCGGGGGAAGTGGTAGCTTGGAAGTGCTGGAGCATCCGGCGACAGTGGGACGGAGTGACGTGCTCTAGGACCTCGAAGCAAACGAGTACGTTGGGTAAAGCAAGAATGCCGCCTGTTCCCCCAACATATCCATCTTCCCTAATGCCGACATCTTCGGGCTCAAGATCACAGAAGTCGGTCTCCCACCACATCTTGATTGGGATCTTCTTATCTTGTAGCATCTCGGGGATGCTAACCCTATTGGCGTCGACCCCAACGTACTGCCTTGGGGTCATCTTATTGACGTACAGCAACTTAGCGAGAGGGAGTTCCTTTCCACACCCAACGTCAAGAACCAGGGCGTCCCTGTACCTATGGCCCTGGTTGAGGTACTTGGCCACGTGGGACCACCTAAATGAGTGAGCAATGTAGTCCCTGTGGAGTAGTCCTCGCTCTTCGGCAGAGTCTAGGGACAAATACGTCTTATCTATTTCCCTGTTAGGATTCCTCATGAAGTTTTAGCTATCCGTAATTTAGTGGTGAAAGTCATCGACTACTTTTCGTTTCTTTTTCTGCGTTGGCTTGTGGAGTTTCCACAAACAGGGCGTGAATTTTCATTATATGTCGGAAAATGGGCCGTGGTCCAGGGGTGTTACTGTTGTGTTGCTAGTTCCCGAAGAAACTTTGACACGATGTCCCGATTTTCACGTCGATTGTACCAACGATTGATGCCGGAGGGATGCGGCACTACGCACATCTTCTGCGAGAGCACGTCCGCGTAGTTCTCCGGGTTCAGCAGTCGATAGAACTGCAAGTACTGGAAGTTCTTGGCCCCGAACGCCCTCGCCACGTTGGCGCCTAGCAGGACTACGGTCCTCCCGCGGAGTTGGGGAACCTTGCGTCGCGCGGCGGCCATCGCCACCAAGATGGGAAATCGGTCGCCACCTACGCCCTTGCCTGGCCACTCGTCCAGGACGTTGAGGAAGTCGTGCTGCTCCAGCATGTCCTCCTGGGTGGTATCGAGCAGCTCCGCTAGGAACTTGCCGCAGCGGCCGGAGAAGGGTCGGAGGGGGTCGGAGTCCCTGCTCGGTGCTTGACCAATGAAAAGGATCTTCACCTTAGGTCCAATTCCCAGGAAGCCCTCTGCTCAAGTATCGAGCGCGTGTTCGCATCGACCCTGAGGACCCACGGTTGCGGGTGTAACCGCATTAGCTCGTTGGTCTCCGGGTGCCTCTCCTCGTGGTAGGTCCACCGCTTTATGAAGAACTCAACCACCTCGTCCTTGGTCGCGGCCCTGTCGTCGAAGAGGTTGATCTCACGCAGCGGGAAGTCACCGGGCGCGTCCCAGAGCCTGTCAACGTATGCCACGGCTCGTGGCCTTACCAACTTCGGCGTGGCATTGACGAAGATCCTTGAGCCAACGGCGGGGATGTACAGGGGGTTGTAGGTATCCTCACGCCAGTCCGAGTGGAGCAGATCCTGGTCATCGTCGCCTAACCCGGTGTCTTCATCCTTTGGGCCTATGCTGAATGGCGTCACGCCGTCCCGCGAGTTCCATAGGTACTCCACGACCTTAGCATCCTTGCTCTGGTACTTCATCAGGCAGTAGGCCTCGAGGTGGTTGTGCTCGGGGATGCGAGAAACTGGCCCCACATCTGGAGGTCTTTTGTGCGGCATATAAAAAGCTCCGGTCCCCCGACCCCTAGGTCGGCGGACCGGAACAGTCTTGAAGGATCCCGACCTAGGCGGCCTTCTCCTTCTCCTTGCCCTTGGCCGACTCCTTCTTGCCCTCGGTCTGTGGAGCGGCCGGAGCGGCCGGAGCCGTCTTGCTGCCGTCCTTGGCCGGCGCGGCCTTGGCCTCGGCCTTGGGCTTGTCCGGCACTTCGACCTCGACCTCGGTCGTCACCTTGTCCTCCTTGAGGATGCCGGCCTGCATGAGCTTGGGACGATAGAACCCGAGGATGCGCTCAGCTGTCTGATTGGTCTTGAGGCCCCCCTGCTCCGGAGGACGCTTCAGCTGCGCCAAGAGCGCCTCGCGCTCCATCTTGCCCCCGGCCGCAGTGATCGTGTCGATGATCAGCTTGGACTGCGGGGGGCACTTCGTGTTTTCCTCCAGCTTCTTCAAGATGCTGTAGTACGTCTTAGTTTCTTTTCGTTTCTCAATCGCCATGTTGTTGGCTCTCCTTGTGCTGAAATTGGGCTTTCCCCTACACTCCCATAGTAGCATACTTCTGTTCGTCGCGAACGGGGAGTTGGTTGAAACCACCATATTCCCGATTCTTAGGTTGTTGGCCAACCTCTCAACGAGGAGAAGGTTGGGTCGACCGCCAACCTGGGCAATCCCCAGTGGTCGGGGGGTGTCGGGAGTAACACCTAGGACCAACCAAAGGGGCCTAACTTGGCCAAACCTTGTTGGTCGCTCTCGGCGAGGTCGGGGCGTCGTCGGACCTTGGGTCGCGCGGACGACCCGGGGCGTAGGTGGGAGCGGCCGGCAGCCGCCCCTCTCGCTTCACCTTGGCCATCTTCAGCCGGTGCTGCCTTGACAGCTTATCCTTCCTGAGGTCGCGGTCGTCGTTTGTCATGTCTTTGCGAAGGTGGCCCCGACCGCCTAGGATCGGGGCCCGCACAAGTTGGAAGGAGTCGGGGCCCCGCCGAGCACCGACGGCTCCATTGTACCATCGATAGTTGTGGCGCGGTCGGGGATTGTGCTAGCTCGTGGCTTCCACTAGCTGGAGTGCCCTACCAAGGGCCTCCTTCTTTTGGGCCGCCTTGGGGCCGAACCAAGAGCTATAGAGGGCGTTGTCCCTGTCCCTTCCCGACAAGTGGTCGAGGTAGTAGCTCACCGCGTTGTAGGCTCCCCAGGCAGTCCCCCTGGAACTTTCCAGGTCCGCGCCGGGTTGGCTGGATACGGCCCTGTACGTGTCGAACGCCACGCGCTTCAGCTTCTGGGGATCCAGCTTCGGGGCATTCGCCGCGACCAGCTGCGTCGCTTGGTCGCGCTCGGGCTGTCGGTAGAAGCCCTTGCCGAACTGCTCCGTTACCAGGTCCTTCTGGAAGATGTCCGCTATGTACCTAACCACGACCTCGTCGCTGATCTTGGTAGACGCTAGGGTCTTCGCCTTCTCCTCGAAGGCCTCGAACAGCTCGGTCGCGATGCCTAGGGTGGTCAAGGCCTCTTGCTCAACCTCCTCGTCGAACGCGCGGATGTGTGGCATCCGGAAGCCTCGGCCATACGTAGATTCGTTCATGGCCATCGCGAAGGTATTGCTGCAGATGACGCGCACGGTGACGAACTTGATCACCAGCGCTTTGCCCCAGACGTGGGGCAGCGAGAACAAGAGGTAGCCCCATACCTCGTCCCCTCCGGGAAGGACGAACGACGACATCAGCTTGGCGAGGACCCAGACCTGCCTACCTCCCTGCAAGGCCCCGGCGGTCTCCATCACCATCTTGCCGGCGTCCGTGAACTTCTTGAAGAAGTCGAACGCGGTCGAGTTCTGGGTGACGACGTAGTCCTTCCCCGCTGGACCGAAGATGCGGTTGTCGAGGTCCCTGACCAAGGAGAAATGCTCGGTGACGGGGATAACCTTGCCGCCCAACCTGACATAGTCCTCCAACGTAGGAGATTCCCCGATGCCCCCCATGGTGTCGGGGCACCACTGAGGCCTCTTGCTCACGGTCCATCCAAGCTTTGAGGCGATGATCATTTCCTCAGGCGTCGAGTTGTGGTCTATGGGGTGCCCGAGTCCCTGCCAAGGGGTGCGTTGGGCGAAAGTTTCTGGTAAAGACATGTTGATGTTTTCTCCTAGGTACCACATTATGACGGAAAAAACAAACTAGTTCGGGGAATTTTCCCCGGTTTTATGGGCCGTCATTTTACTAATTCAGACTGAACCAGAACATCGCCCTCCATCCCCGACCAACCGCGAACTGGCCAGCGCAATAGCCCCTGCAGAACTTGCACCCGCATGGAAGGAGCCAGTTGATTAGGACGTATGGCCTTGCCCTAGATAGGCTAATTGCTTGGCGGTCGGTCATGAGTGGCACGCGCAGTGGCACCCGGGAACAACGCCTTGGTAGAATTTCTCATAGGGGCAGCCTCAAGCCTCACAACCTTCCCCGATCTTGCAGGTTGGCCTCTGCTCGGGCGGCGCGTTGCCGAGGGACCAACAGACGCGTCCCCACCACCCCAAGAACAACCCAACGATAAGCCACATAACGTACGGCACTATGCTCACCTCCTTGCGCTAATTCTTGCCACGGCATCGATGCAGACGTCGGACCACTTGAGGTGCCCGACCATGCTAGCTAATTTAATGCGAACCGCTCTCCTTACCTCCTCGATCCTTTGGGCGGAGGTGCCGTATGAGTAGCTCGTGCAGTAACTGCAGTTGTAACCCTTGTCGGCTGCCGAACTAAGGACGTCGTCCAACCCCCTTGACTCTTGGGTTACCTGCAGAGTGGGGGACACCAGGAAGAGGAACTTCTCCCCCGAAAGCTCGGAGCACCTGTGGGCGTCTTCCACCTCGACAGCTAGCCACGTGGCTAGCAACCGACTTCCTTCTCCTGCTCTAAGTAGGCGGCATAGACCGCCTCGTCGTCCTTTTTCTGCTGCTCCAAGTACTCCGCGTGCTTCACCTGGTCTATCCCCGTGAACTCACATCCTTCGCACCCCTCGCCGCCGCATCCTTCGTGGTACAAGTCCTCCGGCAGTTCTCCCTTGAATTGATCTTCACCGTAGTTGCCGGTGATGTACCTGTCGAGGGCGTGGGACATGGTCCTATCCATGAGGTTCCTCCTAGACCAAAGTGGCGATGAAGCGCCAAGCTGACGTGGTGACTGGAAAAGCACGAGCGGTCCGGATCACCTTTCTTCCTCGGCTTTCTCAGTTATCGATCGGTTCCCTTCGCATGTACTCCTCAAACGGCGGTGGAACTTCCCCGCGCTGGTGGAAGCAGCACATGCTCGACTCCGGCCAGTTTGACTTGTACTCGCAGTCTGGCACCGCGCAGTTGGGCCACGAGTCGCTCAACCCATCCGTGAAGACCTTAAGTTCTTCTTGGGTCATACCTCGTACCTATCGGCCATCAGCCCCTCCACGTCCCCCCACGAGTCGCAGTACCCCCTCACCATGAGGGGTGTCTGCTTGGGGCTCAGCTGGGCGTGGTGGTGCCTCCCGCCCGGCGTCCATCCGCTATTCTTGTAGGCGTGGTAAAGTCCCACGCGCTGGCACGCCTCCACCACGGAGGCCATGAGCGAACCCTCCCACACCAGGCGACCCCGCACGACCGGGCACAGGTCCACCGCCTCCCCGTGCTGGTGCCAGTCCTGGCCGGGCAGGTGGGCAGCCCCGCGAGGCCCAAGCCCCGCCCACTCGTCCCTCAACATGGCGGCTAGCCGGGGCGCGCCTGCCATCATCTTCCTAGCGTCGGCTAGCTCAACGAGGGACCTAGGTCTGCACCAGGCCCTCGCCTGGGCCAGTGGTCCCCTGACCGTGGTACTGACCCATACCTCGACCTTGTTGGGGTCGGTCCTTAGCCGCTCGATCAACTCCTCCAGCTTCTCCTGGAGCTCAGGAAGTAGGAGCAGCGTGTCGCGGGACTCAACGTCCGGTGGAAGCTTCAAGCAGCGGGTTATCCTCCCCCGGCCCCACGTTGACCGACTCAAGCTGCCGCTGGCTCACGGCGAACTGCCTCAGGAGTGCCTCTATCTTTGGATCTATCTCAGACCACTCGAACAGGTCCCCCTTGGTGGCCATGAGGAGGTACGGAAACACGTGCACCTGCACAACCCCCCTGACCTCGAGCACCAACCGCCCAAAGGCCCCGACCTCGTCGACGTCGCCCCTGCCTCCCCTCTCGGGCCCGGACGAGAGCTCGAACCTTGTGTGGTACACCTTCACGTTGGGGTCGTGCGTTGCTTGGATCGCTATGTCTGCCATCGTGGACATGGGGGCTGGAGTCCTCCTCCACTCAATGACATTGTACCACGGAACAAATCTTGAGGGACCGGGAATTTTACCACGGGTGTCGGGGGTCCGGCTTCCGGACGACGAACTCTATCGCACATTCGGCGTTGGACTCAGCTGTTTGGTCCCTGCCCAACTTAGCGGGGTCCCATCCCTCGGTCAGGAGTTGGACCATCTCCACGTCCACTGGGAGCTTCCAAAGCATGTGGTGGACGTTTATCGACCCGGGTATCACCGGCATGGCCCTCATCGTGAACGAGTGCTTGTGGTCCGGGTTGAACCCGCTTGGCCATTGCCCCTGCTCATACAGTAGTTCTTCGGGGACCGTCACCACTACGAAGCCCCCGGGTCTGACTACCCGGACCCAGTTGACGAGCGCCGCCCTGGGGTCCCTGAGGTGCTCCAAACAATGGCTGCTGTGCAAGAAGTCGAACTCGTCGTTCTTGACCTCCGGCAAGAACTGCGCGTCCTTGTGGCCCAGCTCGATGTCGTAGGGGATCACCTCCTCGACCCATGGCCAGTCCTCTTTCCTCATAGGATCAGCCCCGCACCCCACGTCGATGCCTCGTCCCCTGAACCATCGGTAGCAGAACGTCCAGTCCGTCCTGCGCCTCGTCTTTGCCTTGCTTTGTTCTTGGCACATGTTAGCTATCCCACGACCTCGCCCGATGCTTCGGGCATCTCGTACCCCACAAATGTGAACCTCTCCACCGTGCGCCCGTCTACGACCTCGGGAGTTAGGAACCCCTTCTCACCCTCTAGCGGCCTCGCCCTGAGCCTCAGCCCCGCGCGGCCCTCGTTGCCGGTCAGGGGGACGTAGAGGACCAGCTTCTCGTCCCTCTCAGTGTGCTGTGCTATTCCTATGACCTGGTAGTATTCTCCCTTGTGGTGCCTATATATCCCTGTGACCACCATGATTCACCTCCTGTTCATCTTCCTTACTAAGCTAAAACCCCTGGGACCATCCAAGTGGACCCGGTACTCCTCTTCGGCGTCCACCTCCGGCACTATCCAACCCTCCGCGCAGCTATCGTGGTACACGTACACCGCACCCGGCTTCACGAGGAACTTCTCCTGGGCCCTCGAGGCGTACGAGCTATCTATGAATACCAGGTCAGCCATAGGGAGCTCTCGCAGCTCCAACGACGGGCAGCACCTTATCTCCACCGGGAAACCCGCACAAACCTTCTTGGCGTAGGCCACCATGGCCTCGTCCACGTCTGACGAGACCACCCGACCAAAGCCGTTGGTCCAGCACCCGGCGCCAAGGGCGCGAGCCATTAGTCCGACGTTAGTCCCGGTCTCCACGACGAGCCTTGGCTTGAGCTGCACGACCATGGTGAACATGTGCGCCAGAAGTTCCAGCTCTCCTTGGATCAGCTCTTGGGGCATTGGATAGGGTTCACCATTGAGGACTCCAATGTGCCAGGGGTTTGGGTGGTGTTCTGTCTTGGGGACGTCCGAGTATTGGAGGTTCACGAAGTGGGAGTTTCCGAATGTTGGGCACGGCTCCAACTGGTCTACAGCTATAGCGGCCGCGAACCCAACCCTCAAGCGGCGTAGGAATTCAAGGCTCACCTTGGGAACTCCAGTTGGTGCTCGGGCAACATCCAATCGTCGAGCTTTGCTAGCTCCCCATCCTGGAGCCTTGCCACTATCCTGTAGCTCCCCGAGGACTTCCCGTCGCTATAGACGAGCCCAAGCTGGGTCTCGTCGAAAGATTCGGGACTCTCGTGGACGCCCCCCTCCCTCCCGATGTTTTGGCACCTCGAGAGGACCGGGTGGAGGGCCCTCCTTTGCTCGAGCCTCATGGCATATGATAGGGAGAAATCCCAACCCGTCGGGGCCACCCTCTTCCTGTGCCAGGAGGATTTTATGAACGGCCACTGCCACCTGGTCGCGCACCACGCGAAGGGGGAGGTGATTATGCCCGACTCGGCCAACATCTCGGGGTCGTCCGGCATGCCCCCGGGGTTTGACCCACGACCGAACTCTCGGTGGTTGCACATCGACATCAGCGTGTAGTCAGACAGCGGACCGCCGTGGGACTCGTGGAACCACGAGGAGAGCCTCAGGGCGTCGGGCCTGAGGCAGGCGTCGTCCTCAAGGGCGAGGTTTAGGTCTGACCCGTGCTCCTCGAACGCCCTCTGCATGGCTACTAGCGGGTTTCCCGCGACCCCGAACTTGCACGAGTTCTCATACACGTGGCACCCGGCTATCCCCTGGCTCGACGTGAAGTACGCCGCTTCGTCCGCGACCCTAAGGACGCTTGGGTTGCCCGGGTCCACGCAGATGATCACCTCTTCGAACATAGGAACGCTCTCAGAAACCAGCGCATCCAGGAGGGACTGCATCACCATGGATAGGTACTGGGGTCGGTTGTGGGCGACGACCGTCACGGTCCTCATCTGCTGATCAACCTTTTCGCCACTATCTGGGCCACGGACCTGTCCATCGGGGCATCTAGTGGATAGGCGTCGTTCCACACTGGCGCGAACGTGAGCGAGTGTGCGACCGCAGAAGCGGCAAACCTCATAGAGATATCGAGGGACCTCGACACCCGGTCGCGGCCCTCGACGTCGAAGAGGGCACAATACGACGCAACGAACGAGGCGAACGCCGTGTCTCCCGCGCCGGCCACGTTCTTTACCTTGCCGGCGAATGACCTAACCGACGCTATGTGGATACCTAGTCCGTAGGCGCTAGCCCCGCCCTCACCTCGCTTGATGACGCACAACTTTGCAGTGCTGTAGGCATCCTTGTGGTTGTAGAATTCTGCATAATTCGGGAACATCCCGTCGACCCAGCCGCTCCAGTTCTCGGGACGCACCTTGCAATCCACGAAGGTCGGAAGCTCCAACAGGCGCACGTGGTCTACGACGGACCTATCTATTGATCCCTTCCCATAGTCGGACACCAGAACAGCGCAGCACCCTTGAGCGGCGCCTATAAGCTCCGGTATTAGGAGAGGCTCCAACACCTCGTCGACGTCGAACCTCGCAACGACGCCGTCGTCGTCCACCAGCCTCGACTTCACGATCTTACCACTAGCTTGGGAGACCAGGCGGACTTCCGCCCCCATCGCCTCGAGGTTCTCCGCGACGTTGCCGGCGCCGCCGGGGAGGTCGATGGTCCTATTGACGCTAAGGAGCGGGGACCTATGGCTTTCCGGGTTCAGCCTCTTAATGGACCCAACGTGGTACCTGTCCACCATCAGGTCTCCCACCACTAGGAACCTCAAGACTTCTTCTCCTGGTCCGCTACGGCTAGAGCCGCCGCCAAAAAGTTCGGGAAGTATGAGTGCTCGAGGGGGCTAAGGTCGGACCTGACCTTCTTCCGGTTCAACTTCGGGATTCCGGCCGCCTCGGCGGCCAACGAGTCGGTCTCAGAGTCGCCGACCATATAACTGCGCCCTAGGTCTATGTTGAGGTCCCTAGCCGCATCTAGTATCATCCCGGGCTTAGGCTTGCGGCACTCGCAGCCGAAATCTGGCCGATGTGGGCATAGGTAGGTTGCCGCAACGCGCACTCCGCAGGCCTCGACCAATAGGTCGTTTAGGCGGTCTGTTTGTTCAGAAAAATCCTCAATGGAGATAAAGCCAAGGCCAATGCCGCCCTGGTTGGTCACCACTATCGGCACCAACAATTGCGCCGCAAGGACGACCATGCCATCGGCCACGGTCGGGAGGAGCTCAACCTCGTCGGCGGTGTTGGCTGGCCTACCTCCATAGGCCCTGATTAGGGTTCCGTCCCTATCCAAGAAAACTGCCCTTATCTTGTCCATAGATTCGCCCCGCTCCTCGACCAATACTTCAGCTGAAACAGCACTGCCGACATCGGCTGGTCCCAGTTCCTGGGCTCTTTTTGCCTAAAGATGTTGACGCTGTCGTACCATTCGGTGGTGATCTTGTCCAGGCCCCACCGCCACTCTGGCGGATTCCCCACCAACAAGCAAACTGGCAACCCTAGGCCCCCCGCAAGATGCGCGGCCGATGTGTCGCAGCTAACCAATAGGTCCATGTGGGTCAGCACAGCTGCAGTATCGTCGTAGTTCCTCAGGTCCTCGCCTAGGTCGACTATCCTATCACATAGGTCCTCGGGAAGGGCCTTGAGCTGCTTGGATGGTTCCGCCACCTGCAGGGAGTACAGCTGCACGCCGTCCACCTGCAGGAGCTTTAAGAACTGGGCAAGCGGTAGGCTCCTAGCCGCGTCGTTGCCGTGCTTCGGGTCCCCGGCCCAGACCATGGCTACCTTCCTACTTTTGCCATCCCACCGAGAATTTACGCGATATTTCCAGACCTCACTAAGTCTTCCCGGGTCGTTCGACGCGAGTATGTGGGGCTCCCTCCGGCAGTTCTCGGGGGAGATCTTCAGCACCCTCATTATGCCAAGGAGGGACGAGTGGTGGTCGTAGTCGACCTTCATCCTTTCGTTGAAGCCCACGGCCTCATCGACGCCAGACACCCTCGACATCAACGAGGTCAGGTCTTGGGGAACTAAGAACACCAGCTTGCCGAACTTTCCTAGTTCCTTGGCTTCTGCTAGGTACCTAGAGAATTGGATAGCGTCTCCAGCTCCCTGGTCGGAGACGACCAACAGCGTCTTACCCTCGCACGTCTGGCCGGACCAGGAGTCCGACATCCCCAAACCGCGCATCTTCTCGTTGCGGTTGTAGCTTAGGCAGTACTCGTACTGGGGCCACCCTCCCGCCCAATCGCCGTACGTCATCCTTATTAGGGCTTGGTTGAGCAGCATATGCGTGTCGCTAGGACTGAGAGCTAGCCCGCGCTCGTTCCACTCGTTCGCCTCGGCGAGTCGACCCTGGTCGTAGCATAGGATGGCCATGGACGACATGGCTGGGTAGTTCTGTGGATCTTCCTTGATGGCGTCGTTGAGGAGCTGCTTGGCTTCGTCCAACTTCCACAGTTTCCGAGCGACCTCCGCGAGCGCGATGCGCGACCGGATGTTCGAGGCGTCCATCCTCGAGACCTCCCTGAACATCCTGTATGCGCTGTCGAACTGACCCATTGACGAGTACAAGGCCCCGAGGTTGTACACGCTGGGATGGTTCTTCGGGTTTAGGTCTACTGACCTCTTGAAGCACTCGAACGCTCCTTCGGCGTTCTTCACCTGAACGAACTGATTACCTACGGCGAAGAGGAAGTTGCTAACGTCCTCGAGCACTCCCCTCTCCATGCGGACGTACTTAGCCTTGTCCTCCGCCGACCTCTTCTTCCTCATCGTAGTGGTTCCATTGTACCACGGGGAGTGCTCGTTGTCTCGGGGTTTGGCAACTGACCCGTGTACTTGGAGCCAAACACGTGGTATGATATTCTTGGTGCCACAAAGGCAGTCCCCACCACCGAGCACCGAACCAAGAAGCTGCAACATCTTCGCGCACCTAAGCCACGTATTGGCGTTGGCAAAGTCCATTTTCCTTTATATCCAAGGACTTAGGCGAGCTTGGTATCGGCGCGAATTGGTTCAAAATTGGCTCATGCAAGGAGCGTCGCGGTTAGGTATCAACCACCTAGTCATCAGTATATTGGAAGATTGACGCCAATTTTGTGCAGCAATTTCAAGTAACCCACTCGAGTTGTGCCAATATCCCAATAACCCATAGAGCGCGCGTACACGTAAGGCGCACATTCTAAAACAACTTCAACTTTGCCCAACATCCAATATCCTTCCAATATCTTACCAATATCTCCAATAACAGGGGGCTAATCCCTCGCGCAAAGAAGAGTTCCTTTGATTTTACCTCCGTACGTAGCGTTACGCGTGCGCGCGGGCGCGGGAGGAGCTTATTCCCTCATCCTTAGGTTCTCGAACCTAGGGCTGTGCTCATATTCCTCGTACGAGACCTTTTCCATGATGCCCGCCTCCTGCAGCCTCTTCCTCAGGACCATGAAGAGCTTCGAGACACCCTGCTCAGTCCTGAGCTCACGCTCCCTGAGTTCTAGGGCCTGGGTCGCCTCGGCGAGGGTCCAGATCTCCCTTCCGTCGTCTACCAATATGCGGAGGATCGCCTTGGACTGGGGGCACTGCCTCTTGACGACGGCGTCCATGGCCCGGTCCTCCCCAGGATGCCAGCACAAGTATAGCAGCTCTACCCTGCTGGACCACCTCTTCTTCTTGACCCTGGGTCGGTCCTGGGGTTGGGGCTCCGCAGATATGAGCAGGACCTGCCACAGCCGCCTCGCGGCATCGAGCACGTCGACGGAAGGAACGACGGAAGACCCAAGGAGCTTGGACCTGAGGTGGTCCAAGCTGCCGGAGTCCGACTGCCTAGCTAGCTCCTCCGGCGAGGAGAACGTCGCGGCGTCGCCTGGTGCCTCTTCCCTGCTGGGGTACGCCTTGAGCTCTCCGGAACTAAGCAGGGAGATGACTTGCCCCATTCCTAGGCCTCCTATTCGAGATGTTTGCTGATATGGTCCATGCGCAGATCTCATCCCTCTTCCTTGGTCGGCGCACCACGGGCTCCACGACGACCTCCACCCTTCCCTCGGGAATTAGGTCTGCGGCAACTAGCCTCACCCTGGTGGCCATGGATGAGGCCCTCGTGGAGGTGGTCACTGCGCCGAACGACACGGACAGGTATCCTGGTCTCGGGGACAATAAGGGCCTCCTAGTCAGCCCAGACTCGACCAACCAGTAGCACAACAAATCAGCCATTTCCCTAGTCCTCATTAATTCTCCTGCAAGTTAGCGTCGACGACCGAACTCGACACGACCGCATCGGCCACGATCTCTTCCAACAACCCAAGGGACACCAGGTGCCTCCTCCACTTCCGGAAGTGGTGGTCGTACGGGTCTGCCCGAACCTGCCTCATCCTGAACGTGGCATAGTGCCGCCTCATCGCCATCCTTGCCTCGGCAGGAGTGAAGTCCCGGAGCCCCGCCGCGTATAGTGCTCGGACCACGGCGACCCCCTCGGGCTTGCACACGTGGTCTATGTTCCAGGAACCGTCCCATGTGAGCTTGTACCTGACGACCTTCTTCCTGACCGAGCCCCCCAGGAAGCCAAAGACCTCAGGCCCAGACGGCAGCGGTTCGCCGCGGAGCACCACGGGCGTCCGCGGGTGCAGCGAGAAGAACCCGTCACCCGGGGCAGATGAAGCGACCGATATGACCGTGCCGGGGGACTGTGCGAACACCTTGATGATGCGGTAGTCTGCGGTGTTGGGCATAGGTCGGTTGTTGAGGGACACCTGCTCAGGGTGTGCCGGCCGGAAGTGGGAGCCAACCGTCATGGTGCCGAGGAACCGCATAGTGCTACCCTATGGATCCTTGATCAAGATGGACACAGCCAACTGGACGTCGTGCCACTGCAACCCCACGTCGGGATCGGGCATAACAAGCTGCTTGGAGAACTCCCCCAAATCGGTTGGTTCGTCGTCCACCACCACGAACGCGCCAACCTCGTTGCGAGCGAGCCAGTAGCCGACCTCAGCTCCTCGGTCGTCGTCCTCAGACTCGCCCGACTTGTCGAGCACCATCCCCCTGTAGCCCCAGCCCTTAAGCAAGGACGTGAGCTGTTGAACGGTTCGCCCGATCCTCCAGTTGCTGATCACTACCACGCTTGCCCCCGTTAGTTGAACTATGGCGTTGAGGTTTGAGATAGCGCCCGCGCTGGGGACCTTCGTTGGTTTGCAACCCGCATACGGTAGAAGAACACCGTCGAAGTCGAGGAACAGGACCTTAGTCATAACCAATCCTCAGTTTTTTGAGGGTCAACATCCTAATTACCTTGCTAGCGTCGGACCAGATCATCCCCCACGTCGGGTTGACCAGGACCAGCCTCTCCTCGAGTGGCCCCAAGCCCTTCGGGTCGTCGTCGACGATCGCGTAGGATTCGACCTGAACCTTCGAGTCCACGAGCCATTCCGCTATCTCCCTCCCGCGGGAATGGTCCCCGTCTACGGGGGTAGCGCCAACTATTGAACCAGCGAACCCCCACCTCTTGAAGATCTCCGCGAGGTCTTCGTTAGATTTACCGATCCTCCAGTCGCTGGTGACCACCACCTGGGCTGGAACGACGTCGCAGATCAAGTTCAGCATCGCTATGGCTTCACCGCTCACCGTTGCCGGGCGCTGTTTCTTGTTGGGGCCAGAAAACTTAACAAGTACGCCGTCTATGTCGCAGAATATGATCTTCATACTTGTACGCACACCTTCGGCTCATCCTCGGTGCCACCCGCCTCCAGAAATAAGCAGCTCTCCCTTCCCTTGAGCCTGACGGGCCTTCCGGCTTCCTTCTCGGCCGCGACCACTTGCTTGACTTCCTCGAGCTTCTCCGGGGAGCGCCACTGCAGTGCCCTGACCATCGCCGCGGGGAGGTCTCTCCTAGCGTCGTCCTCGACCATCTCCACTATCTCTCGCGCGAGCTGCGTCTTCAGCTCTATTATGCCCTGGTCGGGCGCAAGTAGGACGACCTTGTCGACCCAGGTCTCGAGCGCGCTCCAGACCAGGTACGGGACCCTTTTGTCTGCTTTTAAGGAATCCCTTAGCTTGCCCGCGAACACCCTGAGCTGCTTCACGGGGCACTTGAGGATGGGGTTCAGGCACTCCTCGACGGCCGCCTCGAACCTATCTGCCTCGTCCTTGTCGTGGGCCATTGCGAGCCCTACTATCAGCTCGTGCCACTTCCCGACGAACTCGTCCACGTCTATCGGCACTTTTTTCTTCCTTCCCGAGCGAAAGCACTCCTCGCTCCCGATCCATATCCAGCACCCGAGCTCCCTCGCCCACTTAACTGCGGAAAGGGACAGTCGGTGATGCGGCGGCGTGTTGCCCTCTGCGAAGTGGAGCCTACCTATTTCGTAGGTGGCCAACAGCCACGTGCGGAGACCGGTCGCCTTGAGTTTTTCTTCCGCGACTCTTTCTGCCTCTTCGGTCGTCGGGGTGTGCTCAAGCGTCCAGTCTACCACCTACCACCCCCAAAGCTTCTTCCCTGGTTGGGTACCTCAACCCCGTGTCCACGAACCTGTTCCTTCTCTTGTCGCCCACTATCACAGAGAACTTCCGATCCACTCCGTCGAACATCACCATGTAGCAGTTGTCCGGGTCGGACCTCCACCTCATCAGCGGGTCTAGGGGAACTACGGCAACTTTTTCCTTCGCCGCAGAAGAAGCGGCCGAGATGCTAGGCCAGGATCCGCACTCGGTGGCCTTGTTGTCGGGGGAGGTCAACACAGACGTGAACTCTTGCCCGTCCTCGGAAAAGATGCGGATCACCCAGATCCCCTGGGAGGTGTGCGAGTACTCGGTGGTCCAGGGGGTGCCGCCCATCACTCGCCCTCGCTGACGTGCCCCTCCTCGACCAACCGCTTCCTGTAGAAGTTCCAGATCTGCAACGGTTTTTGCTTGGTCTTTAGCTGCTCCTCGCCCTCGGTAAGCACCACTTCGATGCTCGCCTCCGTGAAGCTGTCTCGTCCCGTCGCAGCTAGTAGGTCGAGGACCACCCTCGCCTGCCTCGGCAAGTTTTCATACGCCCTTATCAAGGCGGCCCCCTCGTGGTAGTGGAGGTCGTACCGATTTTCTTGGGCCCTCTTGGTTGCCGCGTGCCCCGTGACGTTGGCGAATTGGGTCGTGTCCACGTAGTTTAGGATTTCTTCCTCCGTTGCCATGCGGTACTCCCCAACCACGCCGTCGGGCCGACCGCGCCACCCCTCGTCTATCCGCTTCTCGTGTGTGAAGCACTCACCAGCTAGGAGCGCTTCCCTAACCCTTGCCGCTAGCCAGTTCTTCATCCATGGGTTCTGCGCGAGCTGGTCGCAGGCCTCCTCTAGGTCGAGCACCAGAGTCGGAGAACCCATGAGCGAGTAGGAGTCGGGCCACCTGTGGACCACCACCTTGTTCGACATCCTCCTGCGGTCCTCGCCAGGAGGCGACGTAGCCGGAGCGCCGTTCCCTATCGGGGACTCGTCCATATTCATGAAGTTTTCCTGTACTTATTATACATCGGCCACACCACTTGTTCTCGGGAATCAAACAATGTGCTTGCTTCCTGATCTCGGAAGAGGTGACACAAAAAATTTGACCATGTCATATATCAAATTAACAAATTTGGTTACACCTTGGAACGGACCCGTTGCGGAGTGGGTGACCAAATTGACTACCTTGGACAACAATTTGCCCAAATTTTGGCCCCCAAAAACACTACCCAAGGGGCATTGAGCAGACGCTGAATATCCTGAGCCTTTCTCGGAACCACTCGGAGTAGTTGTGCGATTGGGCGTACAGGTACGTCCTTACGCAGTAGTCGACCGCGACTGGGTATGTCGGAAAAACAGTCGCTCCCGAACCATACATCAGGACGTTGTCGTTGGCTGGCGACAGGGCTAGCGGCCGCAGGCCGCACACCACCCACCCGAGGAATCCCTTTTCTTGCTCCGCGCGGGAGACCGCGCCAACCACTAGGATGTTGCTGATCGCCTTGACTGCGACCTCGTCGCGAGTGAAGGGCAGCCTCTCGTCGTCGGTGAACGGAACAACTTCTTCCATGGTCCTTAGCATTCTTTCCCCTTTTTCTCCGCTTTGTTTAGCTCGTTGACCTTCTTCTCGCCACATCGCCGGCAGAACTTGCCGCACGAGTTGTTGCGGTTGTTCACCACTTCCACGGTAGCCCTCGCCACGTTGCATCGGGTGCAGCGCACTTCTATGTGCCTCAAGTATGCCATGCTACTAAAACAAGAACCCTTGCCCCTTCTCGTCGACCCACATCTTGGGCTCCTGCCTGGGGAGCTCTTTCCACATTGGACGCAGCAATTCTACGCACTCCTGTGGGCTTAACCCGCACATCTCCGATAGGTGCTTGGCCGTCAGTGGCGTCTGCTCCGGCGGCCAGGCCACGGGCCCAGGCTCCGGCCGAGGTCCCCCCGGAGGGGGCACCTCGGTTTGTTGCACTAGAGTAAACTCTCGCGCGCCCCGCTCGATCCTGAGCCTCTCCAGCGGGGAGTGGCAGTCGTCCGGGGCATGGCCCCACGCCCTCGCGACGCTAGGGTCGCGCATCGACTCCGACCACGACTCCCGAGTGAGCTCGACGTGGTCGTGGGTTCCGTCGAACAATACCTTGTGCAGAACTAGCGCCATGGCTACATCCCGTGCAGGTAGTCGTAGAGGCGGATCATTTCCGCGTCTTCAGGATCCGAGGAAAGGCCCAACGTCTCCGACTTCCCTGAGCACTCCAAAAAACCTAGCTCACAATCTCCGGCGCTAACGGCTTCTATGGTGGAGTCGGGCCAGTGCCTCTGCAGCGCGAGCCTGAAGTACCTCTCGACTAGCTGGTGAACTAGCTCGTTTGGGAAGATGACGGGAACTAGCTTTTCTATGCCGGCGATCCTCGCCTTGAACATGACGTACTTCACCGCTCGACCTGCCTTTGGTTCTGTCCTATCGGCAAATTTTCCGCGTCCCTTCTTCCGCGACGCCACCCCTCGTCGTTGCGGAGGCCTCTCCCGCCTAGTCCCGAAGCCTTGGTGGTGAAGTTCTTCATGTAGGTTCTGGTCGTTTCCAGCGCGTCGGTCAGCCTTACCATGGCAAGGTTGGTGGAGGCGTAGGTTCGTCGCGCCCTCTCCTCCTCTTCCCTGTACCGCTCCGCGAGCCTGTGCGTGAACCCCTCAAGGTACGAGGTGCGGAACCCTCTCGCTGCTTCCACGTCTCCCGCTCGCCTGCACTCGTGGAAGAACCTGACATATTCCCGGTCCGCCAGGTTGTCTGCCACTCGTACGAGGTACAGGAAGACCTGCTCAGCGGCGTCGAGGTCGGACCCTCGGCCGTAGAACCAGAGGTGGGAGCTTCCGCGGGTGACCGCGAACGTGCAAAAATACGCTCGACACGCTAGGTCTGCCAGCGTCTCCTGCCACCCCACCCTGCACCGCCGAACGGTTATGCCAGCAGAGTGGAAGTCGACCAACCTACGCGACATCGGGTCGACCTCATCCTGCTCACGTTGCTGGATCTCGCTAAGCTCTATCTTGTGGATCGACAGGAGCTCCTTGATCTTGGCCGCGAAGGCCAGCGCCTCGGCCTCCGACCCGATGAGTTCTGCAGACTTCTGCTTGGCGTAGGCCTTCTTGAGCTTGTCGAGGATCCTACCTCGTTCGGCCTGGTCCGTCATTCCTCACACCTCTCTAGGAGCAGGACTGGCACCTGTAGGAAGCGGGCGTACCTCACAGTGGACCATGTGCCGGACCTAAGGACCTCGACCATCCACAGCGGGGCTACTATGAGTAGGTCCTTGCCCGATCGTACGACGTCTCGGTTCCTCTCCAGTGGTGGCAGCCCATCGGCGACGTGGTCGGCGTCCGGCGGGATGACTACTCGCGCGCTCGCGGTGGACGGATGGACCGATATGAACAGCGAGCTTCCGCAAACCCGGCGGGCAATGGCGTGGCACTCGGCGTCGGCGCCGACACACCCGCCGTGGGAGAGCGAGAATATGCTATTTTTGTGGTCTAGCAGGAACTGCTCCAGCTGGGCTTTTTGTGCCTCGGACATGCCTTCCCTGGTTCCGGAAAACGAGATCATGGCGTTTTGGGGAAGCAGCACGTTTGTTTCCTTACTCACATTGATGGATCGAACCTACCCATGATGTAGGTCGGACGCCTCTCGCTCATCGGGGGACAGACCGCCAAGATCCGCCAACCCTCGTCCAATTTAGCCTGCAGGTAGCTGGTGCAAGCATCTTCCAGCACCGCCACACTGTTGATGTTCAGCAGTGAGAAGTTCGGGACGTGGACCTGGACCACGGAGCCACTCAACAGCTGTTGCTTGACCAGGTACCCGTCAGCCTCAAGGGCTTTCAGCCGCTCCTCCAACCCTAGCTTCGAGAAGAAGCCGCAGGCCTTGTAGGGACTTATGTCGGCAGTTAGCCCGGTGGCGTCCAGCAGGACGACGAGCTGATCCAGGTTTACCACTCCCTTGGCCCCGTACATGTACTCGCCGGACCTTTCGGCGCTGGGGAACAGCTCCTTGAGCATGTTGAGCTTCTCATCTGAGAGGTTCTTGGCAGCTTCCGTGAACCCCGAGATACTAGCAATTATCAGCACTAGGCGCCTCCTTGGGCAACTTCGCCTCTTCGACTAGGATCCGGTATATCTTCTTGCCATCGTGGAAGTCGGGGTCTCGCGCTGAAATGGCCTCGTCGAGGGTCTGGTACTCATAGTCGGCAGAATTGCCTGCCATCTCTAGCGCGTTGTCTTCGTCCCTAGCAAATATGTAGAATTCCACGTACTCATCCTCCACCGCCCACCTCCTGCCCGAACTGTGCCAGCACCTTGGCAGCTTCGGTCCGCTCAAGGTACTGTTGCCGCACCTGGGGGTTGTTGAACGTCACTATGTGCGTCGCGGTTCCCCCGTCGAACTTCTTGAAGGGTTTTATGGGTCGCACGACCGCTATGAGGCTGCGAGCGTATAGCGTGTCCTTGATCAAGACGTGGGACGCGGCGATGTTTTCCAATTGGGGACCCACCGCCAAGGCGGCTACCTCCGCCGGAAGCGTTGGCTGCATCGCCAGCGACCAGGGCTTTAGGTTAACCCCCCTGAAGAACACGGCCTGGCGCGGCTTGCCGAGGCTGCCCAACACCTGCCTAGACTCGCGCTTGAACTCGAAGACGTTCTCGAGTATGTCGTACATCCTAGCCGCGGACATCAATTCCCTGTCGTTGCACGGGAAGTGGCGGAAGTAGGCACTGCTGATCGTGGTTCCGCGCACCCCTAGGTCGTCGCCCTCGTCGCACTCCTCGACCAAGAAGCGCAGGACGCTCTGCTCCTGCCTCTTCTTTCTCTCGTCCCTCTCGGCCCTAACCACCCCGAACCTCCACTAGTTTTTCTTCCTTAGCCAGTTCTCCGCACACCAGCGTGGGCTCTATCCACAGCTGCTTTCTTAGGGACTTGCCGGGGCCGTGGGGCTGGTTGGTGAAGTGCCCCCGCCTCCAGTGCATCCTTGGCGAGGCGTGGGTGCCCCCGCGTGGCTCGGACTTAGGCCGGTAGTGCTGCCCAACTATGTTCGGCGACCAGACCCTAGGCCACGGCTTGTTGTTTTTCTGCGGAACCTTGTGGTGCACCGACTCGGGCGTGAAGAGGGTCGGCCTCGAGGCCATGGCAAGCAGCGTCCCGAACAGGACCACGCCCAAGTCCTCGAGGAAGGAAGAATCCTCCGACGTTAGGTCGGAGTCGAGCAGGCATCCCGAAACGATGGAGGGGATGGTTTCCTCGTCACCTAGGTAGAACAGGTTCCGGAGCTTTAGGGTTGGTCGGTACTCGGTCGAGAGGTTCGAGTCGTACCACACGGGAACGTCGCCATACGGAAGGCACGCGACCATCGCGAACGCCCCCTTGGTGGTTATCTCCACGTCGCACATGCCCTTGGAAGGCACGTCCCACACGGGCTTCTTGTAGGTTCCCGCCACTATGCGGGACCAGATCATGAACGCGACCTCGCCGTCCTTAGGGTGCGTCAGGCCGCCGTGCGGCAGCACGAGCACGCCGTGCTCGTACGGCAGTCGCATGTTGACCCAATCGATGTCCCCGTCGAAGTCGGTCCTCTGCACAGCTCTCATCAGGTCCGGGGCCAAGAATAGCAGCGGCACCGACCTATCCTGCAGGTACCTCACGGCGGGGTACATTAGCTTGAACGCGTTCCCGGTCTTCTCTATGCCCCCCAGCGAGTGCGTTTGGTACAGCCCGGTGCAGAGCAAGGCGCCGATGTCCTTCGGCGAGATGTACCCTCGGCACTCCACGTACCTGCGCGGGTAGAGGGACGCCATGGCGATCGGGAACTTCTCCCGCAGGTCCAACGAGAAGTTGTGGAACCACGGCGGGAGGCAAGGGGCAGGAACCACCTGACTACTGCTCCCTCATTAGGAGGTCTACCGCTCGCCTTATTGAGTTGGATAGCGATTGCGCCCCTGAATGGGCCGAGGATAGTTCCTCCAACAACCGCTTATGCAGCACCTTCGCTGCGTTCCTGACCACCCGGCTGTCGCTACCTCTTCCGGAGGTGACGAAGTTCCAGCAACTTAGGCAAGCTGCTCCTACCAAGGACGCCCCGACCTCGTTCGCGCATCCGGGAACCACGCACCTACTTGTGCCTGCCATGTGGAACCTCCGTTCCGTCCGCAGCAACCGCCTTGTCACCGGCGCCCTTATAGGGAACGAGCTCCTCCTGCGCCTGGGCGACGGAGGTCGTTATGGACACGTCCCCGTCCGGTCCGGCGCTGACCCTAGCTTCGAGCTTGGTCACCTCGCCGCCGTGCATGAGGAGGTTCAACAGCTGCTTGTCGCGGGAGTTCTCGGGGACGAGCCTCACGACCGAGGTGCCGTTCTCGAACTTGAACTGGGCCCTCACCACCTCACGCCTCGTCCATCTGCGACGCCCTCACCTCGTAGCGGTGGCTGAACTCAGCGGACGCCTTGCAGGCGGGGCAAAAGACCTTCCCAGTCGCCATTATGCCGTAGTAGTGAACCTGGCGCTTTTTGCCGGGCGGGCGGAACTCGTCCCATCTCTCGAGGTCGTACTCGAGCTCGAGCTCTTCCGAGCACCCGTCTATGTGTTCGACGGGCGAGTCGAAGTCGACGTCGAAGGACGCGGTCTGGAGGTCGGTGCCGCACTCCGCGCAGGAGTTGACTATCTCTATCGTGCCCGAGACCTCGGCGCCCTCGATGGACAGGTCGCCCGTTGGCTCAGATCCTGAGTCAAGTCCCACGAACTTCTGACAGTCGCCGCACCTCATCCGGCCACCGCGCCGACTGCGGGGGAGATCTTGATGAACCCGTTGTCTACCAACTTGGACCTGTAGTAGAGCATGATTCGGACTGGATCCTGGCGGGTTCGCAGTCTTTCTGCTGACTTGGGCTCCTTAAGCCTTGATTCGAGGAGTGTCGAGCTGAACGACGTCGCGCCGTTCTCCTTGGCGATCTCCGCCATCATGAGCAGGAGCTCCCTCGCCTGGGGCGCGAGGCTCCCGATGGCCTTCTCGTCGAGGACCGGGAGAAGCTCTATGGTCTCCGGGACCTTGGAGCGCCTCGCGCCCGCGGCAGGGCGCGAGGACGGCTCGGCGCTCGGCTTGACGGCGCCGCCGTACTCTGGCAGCTTGCCTATTTGATAGAACACGCTCTCCTTGGCGACCTCGCGGGCCTTGAACTTCTTCAGCGGCACCCCGGCCACGGCCGAGTACAGCTCGTTGAGTTCCTCGATGGGCATCACCTCTATCTGCTCTCGCGTCGCGAGCTCGCTGCCCTCGGGCAGCTTCGACGGGTCGCTCGTTCGGAAGTGCCTACCGTTTATCCTAGCCACGACGAGCGGCGCGGTAGGCGCCGCAGTTGGATTGTTGTCCATGTTCGTCCTTCTCCCTTGTGTTGTTCGCTACTTGCCCTGGTCTATCTGCGCGAAGGGGGGCTTGACGGTCCTGACCAAGACCTCCACCTGTTCCACCACCTCGACCGAGGCGGTAGCTAGTTGCACCTTGTTGAGGGCTCTGAACTCCTCGGCCGCCCAGCGGTCCACCCACCGGCCGTCCCCGGAAAACACCGCTTGCCTGGGCGGGTTTAGCTCAACCCCCCTCAGCTTCGCCACGTACTTTTTCAATGCTACCTCCGCCGTAGTTCCTACGTAACCATCTTCGCGACGTTGGCGTCGAGCTGGCATTTGGGGCAGACCTGCTCTACCAGGTGCTTGATCCTGGTCCCGGTCAGCGTCGGGAACGCGGCCGAGTGGGGAACCCCCTTCGACCTGGCCTCCAGGCCCGAGGCTGGCACCTCGAACTCGTCGATGTCGCCGCACTTGCGGCATTTTATCTGGACCCTGGTCGTTCGCTCGGCCACGAGCTAGTCCTCGTCCTCGTCGAAGTCTCCGTCATCCTGGACCTCGTCCTCGTCGAAGTCTCCGTCATCTTGGTCCTCGACCCCGTCCTTGGGCTCGCAAACCTCCATGAGGGCGCAGAGCAGGTTGTTGTAGTCGCCCGACGTGCACTTGTCGAGCACCGCGTCGACGTCTTCCTTGGGCCACCGCTCTCGCTGCGCTTGGCGCTTGAACGCGCCCATGAGGGCAAAGGCGTTGCCGTCCAGTCCCACTAGGTTTAGGTCCACCTTCTTGCCTGATGTGAGGACCTCCTCGAAGGTCCTCTTGGTCGCTACTTCTTGCATGGTTCGTCCTCCTTTACCCATCTTTGGACCGCAGGTCGATCCCGAGGTCGCACAGCTCGGACCACTCGGTCGAGTCCATCAGGCTCGCCCCGGATAGGAACTTGTTCCTGAGTTCCCCCAGGAGGCGGTCGACCCTTCCCAGGCATGCCAACCTAACGACGGCCTTTTCTTTCTCAAGGAGCGGCTGGGCCTTCTGCGACCCCAGCTTCTTCGCCAGGGCCAAGAACGAGCCGCCCGCTTCTTCGAGCTGCTGGATGTAGCGGTGCATGCCCTAGGCCCACCTCAGGCAGTCGGCGTTCAGGAGCGTGGACCGGTAGTACTGAAGTAGGCGCACCGGGCTCTGCCTCGTGCGGATAGCCCCGCGAGCTGCGCCGGCGGCGACCAGGTCGAAGACGTCGGGCTCGGGGATCTCGGCCACCCTAGTGATCTTCCCGGTCTTGGGGTCTTTCTTGTCGACCCCGTACTTCTGCATCACCGCTGGGTCGAAGAGGACCTGCTGCAGTTGCGCCACCTGGGGTGTGCTGTGCCACCGCGGCGGCTGCTTCAGCAGCGTGTACACCACGTTTGGCCTAGGCTTGCTTCCGGACGCCACCCGCCTGGACTCTCGACCGGCCTTGGCTGCCTCCAGCTTCTCTGTTAGCTCGTCCACCATCGACATCGGCGCGGCTGCCGCAGCCGGAGCGCCGAGGACGGGTTCTTTCGCGACGGCGGCGGCCGCCGACTTTTGCTTCCTTGCCATAGTGCTTTTCTCCTTTGTGCCGGGCACCGCCCGGCCTCATACTACCATTGTACCACGGTCCTGTGCCCTAGGGTGCGGATATGTGTGTTCCGGGTTGCCCGAGGGCATATTCCCGATCAAAATTTCCTCAATCGCTATGGGTTGGGGCCCTTGGGCAGGACGCGTCGAGACAACTCCCCTATCTTATCGTCGAGATGGTCGAGCAGCCCAACCCACCGCAGGTACACCTTCGCGGGCACAAGCACAGCTAGCGGAGGCCCCACGTCCCCGTCCACGAGCTCGACGGCGTCCCCCATCATCCCTAGGTCGAGGGCCGACATCTCCCTGAGGTCGTCCAGGCGGAGCCGGACCATCGGCTTATCCCAAGGGTTCATTTGACCCAGATAGCGGTGAACCTAACCCCGTTGTTGAGGGCGGTGACCGTGAACCCGAAGGGGGCGGCCAATAGCTGGTACCCTAGCTCGTAGAGCTTGTTCAGCTCAACCTCCAGCGTCGAGGCAAGCTCGCACGAGACGACCTTGAACTCGTGCATCCTACTTACCTCTCCTGATCAGGGTAACGCTGTTCCCGTTCGGCTTGACCCCGCACTTGGAGCACCTAAGGGTCTTGTTGGACACGATGCGCCCGCATCGGTCGTGTATGAGCCATTTCTTCCTCATGGTCTTGACGATCCTCCCGACTCCAGGCCCAATGACCCAGTAACCGCCAGCTAGGAGAATTCATCCACCGACGTGGAAATAGCGGTTTGATTCCCTGCTATTGAGCCTGGGGTCCGGAGGACCTATTGCGGATCCATCTCGAACATGTTCTTTGCCCTTACCTCCGAAATGTCGAGGAACAACGCAGCCGATTTTACGGCATGATCCGGGTATGGGGCCGTGCTCTTCCAGTATACTTCCGCCAGTACCTTCAACAGTCGCTTGTGGCGGGCCTCCTGCGCCTTGTACTCGCTGGGCTTCATCATGGTGATTCCTCCCGACTCCCGCCTCCCGGGTCCGGCCCCGCGAGCTGTGTCGCGGTGCGAGTTCGGCCTTGTCCTGGAGGCGGGGGTCCGGGGGACCTACCGCAGGCTCTTGTTGAGTACCTTCAGCACCCCTCGCGCCGTAGTGGCTTCCTGCAACTCCTTCGCCAAGCCTGGCTTTCCTTGGAGCTTGAGGGCCTCGATGGCCCTCATTCGCATCGGGGCGTCTTTCTTGATTTTGATCATGAATCCTCCCGACTCCCGACCCAGGCGCCCCAACAGCTGCAGCAGGTCAACTGCTGCTAGGAACCGGGGTCGGGGGTCCGAAGTTCGATCCAGCGCTACCGGACCGACGTGTCGGACGGGGACTTATCTGGGCCCCCTGCCAGCATCTGTTATGGTGACGATGTCCAACCCTCCGTTTTTGTCGTGCGCCCTGATGTTCATCCTGCAGAGATGAAGGAGTGCAGGGTCTTGCCGAAAATCACGAAGAAAAAGTCGCGGGGGCCGGGTCGCCGCAATGGCTGCTAGTTGACCGCCTGAAACCTCGGCCCCCAATCCGTCAAACTGACGGAATATCGATCACGTTGAAGCCCAAACTCGGTTCTCGTCGAACCAGTCCCACAGCCGCTCCAGCGACGCGTTGAACCAGTCCAATTCGTTCGCCGTGGCGGCGTTGTCCAGCTTGTCGAGGAGCGGCTTCGCCCCGAGCGCGAGGCCCCCGGGCAACTTCGCGACCTCCCCGCGTATCCCCTTGGCTGCCCTGACCATGTCCTCCTGCGACTCGCCGTCGACGTCGAGGTACCGCCTTATGCTGACCTTGTATAGCCACCTTGCCATGGTGTTCCTCCTCCACTATAAAATCACCTAGCGCTGATCCATTGCCAGCTCCCGAGGACGTCCATCCTGTAGCTGCCCAGCATGTCGTGCTTGCGCAGGTGGTGCTCCCACGAGCCCCGAGGAGGCTTGCTGGGCCAGAGGTGGAAGATCCTCAGGCCCACTTCTTCAGCTATCTGCAGAGCGTGGTTCCTGTCCCCCACCTCGCGCTCTAACCCCTTGTACCTCATCCACATGGGCCTGGAGCTCAGTGACCGGAGTCGGAGACCAGCAGCAGCCAGACTATCCCGACCCCGATAGCGATGATCAGGAGTTCCACCAGCGCGCGACCGACCTTCCTCAACTTCCCACCTCATCAAATACCTTTACGAGCCATCGAATTTTCGGGGATTCTGTTGCCAGGCTCCCCTAGGGCCCCGCTACGCGCGGCCTATTAGGCCGCGTACGCCAGGACCAGGGGTTGAACCCGGGGCCTGACTGGCATGGTGACTACCTTTTTGGCGGCACCTGTGGTTTGCTACGTTCCAGGGCAACCTGATGCTAGGTCGACCCGCGGCGTTCGCCTGCCGATTGCCTCCAGCGCCCCTCACTGCCACGTCGAAACCAATTCGCCCCCACCGAGGGAGTGATGGCACACGTCTTGATGTCCTGCAAGATAATTGCGCTCATGCATAGTGTGTTGCCCCATCACTGCCCTGGTGGAGGCGCCGGGGATCGAACCCGGGTCCGCGATAGCTACTCACGCCTTCATCAGCAAAATCAATCCCTCACTCAATCTATTGTACATCGGAGATTTGGCGGTGCACAGGAATGTTGCTGAGTTGTTCCCGATACTCTTGCGGGTGCAGCAGGCAAAACGCCGGGAGTCCCGCGAACGTTCCTGGCAGAGTAGTGGCGCACACGTTGCCCTCATAAGTGATACTCCTGCTGTCACCAACGAAGTAGCCGAACTGATCGCGGATCCGCCCCGGGACCACGATCCCGTCCCAGGTACCTAGTTCGAACTCATGGCTGAGTTTACATCGAAACAGGACCCGGTCTCTGTGCTTGAGCCAGAGCATAGACCTTACCTCGGCACCCTGCGCACGTGCTCGTGCGGCCGCTGCTTCCCGTCCTTCCCCTTCCGCCCCATGTGGTGGGTCGTCACGTTCTCACCACGCCCTCTACCGTGCAGGTGTTCTTGAACTTGGTCCGCGGCCTGCGGCCGAGGTCTCGGATCCTGCTATTTGCCCTTGCCACTATTGCCTCCCTTTTCCACGGCCTCGAGGAGCTTCAAGGCCTCGTCGGCCCTATCGGCTGCCTCGGCAACCGTCAAGTTCTTCCTATCGATGTGGAAGAAGAACACGTCCACCCAAAAACTGACCTGTTTCTCTTTTCTCAATCTAATGAACCTCCCTAGGTAGCCCGCCGAGGGACGTCAGGTATGGGCGGGCTGGGTTTGAACCAGCGTAGGACGCAGGAACATTGGAAGGTCCCTCCCCACCCTGCAAAGTGGGGTTTAAGATACGCCCCGGGGATGAATCGCCGTGGCGCCGCGTGCACCACCACAGTACGACGAACCTCTTCCCAACCGCACAGCACTCAGCGGGCTGCCTAGGGACAGGGGGTTGCGGGAACCCCCTGGTTGGTTGCCTCAGTTCCTCCGCGGCCTGGCCGCGTGCTCCCGAAGCTGCCACGCCTTGACCAGAAGCAGGCGGTCGGCCTGGTCGCCCTCGAGGAACATGAGGAGTCCCTCCTCACCGGTGAACCCGAAGACGTCCTCGCCGCTGTAGTCGCCGCGGCCGCCCCACAGCCTCAGGTACCCCGACCCGTCGGGGCCCACGTTGATCCGAACCTCCTCGCCGCTGCCGGGTCGGCAGACCTGCGAGTTGAACTCCCTCAGGAGCCGTATCGCTCGCTCGTGGGCGTTCTCGCCGACGGGGCGTTTGACCGCGTCGTCGTGGTGCTTTTTGCTTCCGTTCTCAGCCATCAATTTTCTCCCTATGCTTACCATACCTCGGAACAACACGTTTTTTACCTGATTTGAACAGTTAGTTGTTCTTCGCTCCCGCCGCCTTCCTCACGGCGGCCAGCTCACTCCTCAGTGACCCTAGCAGAGCGTCGAACTTCGGGTCCGACTCCCGCAGGACCCAACCCAGGGTGCTGTAGATGATCGCGGTCAGCGCATTGCGCTCCTGCGGCTCGCCGCCTAGCGCTGAGGCGGCCAGCAGGAAGCCGACGTCGGAGCGGGCAGAGCGGAGCTCCTCCTCGGGCCTCACGGCGGGAGTTTGCTGGCACCTGGCAACTTCTACTAGGTTGCCGAGGACCGACTCTAGTTCGGCGATCATGCCCTCGTTGCGGTCGAAGTTCTTGGAGCAAGTGGTGGCGCCCTTGAGTGCCTCCAACCGATTGCGTAGGTTCTGCACCAGTTCGGGAAGCGTCGCCACTGCCTCACTCATAGTCCGCCAGGCACCCGTAGCCGTCCTCGACGTCGGGTGTATTTTGCTCCCAGTATTCGTAGCGGCGCTCCAGGAGGCTGAAGAGCCACTGGAACGGCTTGATCAGGCGGTCGTTCTCGAAGAACTTCTTGCCGCCCCAACTGCGGAAGTGGACCGTCGCCCACCACGCTATGCAGGTCCCCACCTTGATGGTCAGGCGCCCGCAGCAAATCTGCCAGGTCTCGCCAGCGTACGAGTCGACGGGCTCGCCGGTCGGCCAGCGGCCCATCGGCTCCGCGTGGGTCCGCTCCCTAGTGCAGCAGATCGGCCCCAACCTCACCGAGCGGCCGCGGTACGGGGCGAACCAGGGCCGCTTGGCCGTGGTGGCCTCGACGTAGGCGGCCTGGCAGCGCAGGCACGTTGTGTCGACGTAGCCGGAGTCGTAGTCCACTGGGGGGTTTACTATCAACTTCTTGCAGCCCTGGCAGTTGAACTCCTTCATAATCCTCCTAACCCAAGCACCCGCAGCCAATCAACTGTCCCCCGCACCTCGGGCACCGCTCCGCGTCGCAGCCGAGGTGGTGCGCGGCGCCGACCCTTACGTTGCAGTCGTGGCACGCGGGCGGGGGGTCCTCGCCGACCTTCCAGCCCTCCTTGGGGTTGCCGTAGCCGACCCGGACGAAGTCCTCGCCGCGGATGGTCAGCAGCTCGACTCCGCACGAGCCGCCCGGCGACATCAGCCCAAAGCAGGCGGAGCACAGCGCATGTTGGACCTCCCTAGCACAAGGATTTCCTCCTTCAATCATGGGCGCCGCACTTGGAGCACCTTCCCGCGGGGAAGACCCCGTAGGAGTACTCGTGGTCGCAAGGCACCTTCCCCACCGGCGCGATAGACGCTAAATTGGCCGCGTCCTCTGCTCCTGTTGGATCGTTGGTCCAGAAGAATTTTCGGACCATCGCCTCTAACGCTTGTCTGGTGCCGACATACTCGACCTGCTCATAGTTGCCGAAGTTGCCTCGGATGGCCCTGTGGATGTTCGACGCGTCCAGCCACCCCTGGAAGTACTCCTCCTTGAGGTCCGCGGTGTCGAGCTCGACCCTGCAAAGGGTCGCGCCGACGGCGGCGAGGCCCTGGTCGTGAAGGACCGATTTGCAGAAGTCGACGACGGCAGGCTCGCAGGATTGATCCCTCAGGGCGTTGATGCAGTAAGCGGTGTGCTCCGGGACCATCATGCCGATCTCCTCGGCGTAGGACTCCAGCTGCTCGTCCTTCTCAGGCGCCGACATCATTCCTCCTCCTAACTCGTTCGGCCCAGGCAGCAACGTCCTCGTCCCACGCCCTGAGCGCGGCTCGGTAGTGCTCGGGCTCCACCCTGACCGACGTGTCGTCGATGACGTAGGACCCATGGGGGACGACCCTTTTAACGGCGGTGATGAGCGCCTTGCAGGCAGCGATGAGCGCCTGCGCAGGGACGCCATTGGAGGGGATGGTCAGCCTCGGCCAGTCCCTCGAGTGGTCACCCCAGCAGCCCGGGGTAGCAGTCGCAGGTCAGTGGCATTCAGCAGTCCTCCCATGTCAGTGGCATTCAGCAGTCCTCCCGCTCCCTCGGGTTGGTCGGGTCCGACCCCTCCCAGTACTCCTTGGCTAGCGAGGCGAGCTTCCCCGTCGGCGGAGAAGGGTTCCAAGAACGTCACCCTGGCCCCCTCAGGGAGAGCACAGAGCACCCGAACTCGACCACCAGCGCTATGGCGGCTCGGTAGGTCGACCAGGGTTGACACTCGGTATGTTCGGCCAACTCGTCTGGGTCCTCGGACCTGAGCCAGTAGCCTATGTCTCGGACGAGGCACCCGACCCCCACCTTCGTGGGGGAGTTTGGGTAGACCGGGTAGGGGTGGCACTGGACCTGGAGGGGGGTTCGGGTGCAGGTGACCAGGTCGCCGAGCTGGACCCCGTTGCCGAGCACGACCCCGTCGCCGACCACAGCCCCGTTGCCGAGCACGGCCCGGTCTCCGACCACGGCCCCGTCTCCGACCACGGCCCGGTCGCCGACCACGGCCCCGTTGCCGAGCTCGGCCCAGTTGCCGAGCTCGACCCAGTTGCCGAGCTCGGCCCCGTTGCCGACCACAGCCCCGTTGCCGAGCACGGCCCAGTTGCCGAGCACGGCCCGGTCGCCGACCACGGCCCCGTTGCCGAGCTTAACTTTGAACCCTATCTTGATCGTCCTACCGTTTGTCAGCTTTCGCCAGCCTAAGTTATCCTGAGCAGCCGCCATGATCTCATCTACCGTCATGTGTTCATTGGCCTCCATGTGCCGCCATGTGTTCGTTGTACTTCATATGATGGAATATGTTCGTTTGACTCCCTAGTTCGACATCCCATCCCATCCCAAGTCAGTGTCCCTCCGCTTTGACCACCACGGCTGCCCATCGCTCATATTTCTCGCTCTGATTGTCGGGTTCGAACGGGTTGAATTGATGTTCGGCGGCCTCTTTGAGCGCTTTGAGAAGTTCAGGCGCGGCTCGATGCAGCGGACAGTGTCGCACGAAATACCGCATAGCCGCGTCACATTCGACAGAACACGTGCAACTCACGACCGCACCGCCCTTGCGCCGCTCACCAAGCCATGGTTCCAGAAGGCCTTAACTTGCGCCATATGTTCGTTGCACGCCATATGCCACCATGTGTTCGTTGGACTTCCCTAGTTCGACAAAACCGCGCCCGGGCCTCGACCATCTCTAACATGACGTGGAGGGCGGGCGCGGGGGCGGGGGCCTTTTTCAGATGTATCAGATTACATTTGCCTGAAGCAGAGACGCTACCGCCCAACCAGTTACATGGCGCTACCATCTAACAGATGTGGCCGCAACCACGACTTCCTAAGTGCCATATCGTCGGCTGACGAAACAGCGATGGGTTCCGGACTCGGGGAACCGGCGAACCCGCGAACTTCGTGAGGCGGCAAGCACTCGCTAGATCGGCAGGTTTGCTGGAGCGGATTCGCGCGGAACCCCGACTCAGGAACCCATCTTAAAGCAGCCGACGCCAGCGAGGTAGGCTTGCCAACTACCTCACAAGACCATTGTATGTCGGGTTTTGCCTGCGGTAAACGGGAAAGATCCCGCGCTGGTCAGGGGGTTTGGGGTGGGGGCGCCGACAGTAGGACAGGGGCAGGCGACCCGGCCTTGAGCAGGTCGACCAACTGCTCCCTTAGCCTCGAGTCCTCCTCGCGCAGGGTGCCGTGGTATCCAAAGAGCAGCTCTGCGAACCTGTCGTAGGTGTCCGACGACGTCGCCCCGCTCGCGTAATCCGCGGCGACGCCCATGGCGCGGTCTATTGCCGCGTGCAGCAGGCCGTCGGACATTGGTATGGTCGTTAAGGTAGTTCTCCAAAAAACCTCTTACGTTTTCCGCGTCAGTCGAGTCCTCCACGTTGACCCGCACCTCGATTATGGCCGTAGTGCTGGCTGTTTTTTCGGACATAGTGTTTTTCTAAGTAACGCTAGTGAGGGGAATCACGACCTCGCACACCTTCTTGCCGTCATTGAGTCGATACTGGTATATGGCTCCCTCGGAGGAGTAACAGAAAATCTCCAACTTGAGCTCTCTTGGTATAGTCACATCCTCGCAATCGTTTTCAAGAATAAGTACAAGCTCAATTTTTTGGGGGTCCACGAGATCGCGGCACATCACGTTGTAGGAGACCTCTAAGCCGTTGAACCTGACCTCTTCGACGGTTCCTACCCTATCTGGGCACGAAACCTGTCGGACGACGTCGTTCTTCATGAAGCGGTACTGTATTTGTGGCATAATACCTCGCTTTGGGATTAATACTACCTCGGGTTTTGGATCCTAGACCGGGGAACTTACGTCGTCCACTTTTGGGTGGACTGAGACCCTCGATCCCAACCCAACGACTCGAGCGCCGCCCTCGCGGCCGATCTCGCCAGACTTAAAGCCGGGGTGGTCGGAGCAAATGATTCTGTAGTATTTTGCCATTTAAATTGGATCCCGGAATTTCGGGGATCTGGCGAGCTGGGAGTCTGGAGGCCGGGCCGGGGCCGGGGCCGGGGCCGGGGCCGGGGCCGGGGCCGGGGCCGGGGTCCCTCACCTTACCTCGATCCCACGCTCGAGTGCGACCTTTAACTCCTCGAGGGAGTAGCTGGTGACTTTGGCCGTGGTGCGGTCCTCGGACAGGTCTACTCGGTAGGCCCCCTCTATCATGCTGTTCTCAATCATGTAGTTCAGGACCTCCAAATCATCGACCTTCCCCAACGACCTCGCCACGAGGGCCGATCCCCTCAGGTCTTTTTGGCGGAGTTCTATCTTCATAATGTGGTTCAATCCTCGGACCATCCTAGCACGGGGTCTGGGGTGGGGGGTCCACAAAATGTAACACTTTGCCGCCCGCGGCGACTCCCGCCTCCCGATTCCAGCCCCTAGAAATCCACGTGCCCGTACTTGTCGTGGGAGACCGGAACCCCGACCAGGTCCGAGGCAACTTCGAGGCACTTCGCCTCGGCCCGGTGTAGGGAGTCCCAGGCGATGCCGCGGTACTGCTCCATCATCCTCCGGATCCCGGCCTCCAGCTCCCCGATCCTGGCGCCCTGCGCCTTGAGCATGTCGTCGAGGAACGACCAAGCGGACTCCAGCTCCCCGATCCTTTGATCCCGCTCCTGGACCAGGGCTATCTTCCCCCTAGCACTTTGAGCCCAAGCGTCCCTCTGCTTGATCGCCTGATCCAGGCTCCCCTCCAACTCCCTGATCCTTTCCGCCTGGGCCTCCACCATCGCCGCCTTGGCGTCCCTCGACTCCACCAGTTGCCGCGACTGGGACCTCTCGACTTCGAGGTGTAGCTCCAGCTCCCCGACCTTAGTCTTCAATTCCAAGTGCCTCACCCGCTCGCGCACAATGAGGTCCTCAAGTTCCCTGATCCTGGAGCCAAGGACTCCGCCCCTTGCCGCATCAGCCGCAAGGCTCAGGTCAAGTCGAACATTGTTGTTGATCGCCTCCGCCGCGGGACGGAGGAAGGCTTTGCTCAAGTCGTCAACACTTAGCGGCTCGCTAGATCCTGCTGGTTCCTGACTTGGCTTGTGTTCTATGGCGTCCTTGTGCCGACGCAACCTATCGAGGCTCCGGTATTCTTCATCCATGCGAACTCCTCCCGGGCTCCGCGCCCTATTCAGTTGTCAATGGTCTGCCGCATCTGCCGCGAGGGCTAGTTTTAAGTCCACGCTCATGCCCGCCCTCCTGCCGCCTTCTTCAGCGGCTCGATCATCCTGAACCCGTCCCCGTCGACCGCGAGCTTGGCGCCCATGCGGTTGTCGACGAGCCGGACATCGAAGATCTCGGGCGCCCTCGCCAGGACCTTGGCGACCGCAGCAGCAAGCTGCAGGTTTCGACCCTGGCACGGTGGACCTTGCCGCCGGCCCACGTCGAGTACTCCACGTCGTAGGCCCACTGGACTTCTTCAGCCACGTTGACGCCTCCTAGTTGGGGACTTGGGTCCCGGGTTGAACTATTCAGTTGTCAAAGGTCTCGCAGGTTCCCGCCAATTCGAGACCTTGCAAGGTTCCGGCGCGCGGGATGGGTGGCTGCAGAGACAAGTATGGGTCCCTTCAACCCGAGGTCCAGCGAACCGTTCTCCCTAAGGGTTTGCCAGCCGAAGGAGGAGCGCTTCGATGAATGGTCCGTACTGGACCTTGGGTTCAAGAGACCCACTTCAACAAACTCCTCTAAATCCAGGCGACTGGCAATTCGCCCTACGAGACCATACTACCACATGTTCCCCACTCGGGGAACGCGCTAGGTTGCCTCCTCGGCAACATTTATTTCCTGTACCCGCTCCTGGTCCACCCGGGCCTGCCCCTCTTGCTCCACCGCCGCTTGAGGGCCTTCCTGCACCTCTCGCAAGTGACCTGCCGCCGCGACGAGGTCACGACGCGGACCTTGGTGCCGCAGTCGGCGAACGCGTAATGGATCTTGTGCTTCCTCGCCATCACTCCTCGATCACCGCGTGTAGTTTGCTAGTCGGACACGCGCACTCCACGCCCGTCTCGTGCTTGAAGAACAGGTTCCGACTCCCGTTGTAGCGCCACCTGCCGCCCTTGTCCAGCGACAGCGCGATCTTCTTGCACGACCACCTCAGGTTCGGGTGGTCCTCGCACGTGAGTGGCACGTGGGTGCCGTCGATGCCGTCGTCGAACTCCTGCTGCGTCATGCCTTTCTCCGACGCCAAGTATCGGGGCCAACTTCATCATAGCCCCGCTCATCCATAGAGAACATCTCTAAGCGTTCCCCTATGGGCTCGAGCAACTTGCATAGCTGATCATATGCCCGATCATAGGTTTCCACGTTGGGCGCATCGACCATTGTTCCAGTGAGCAGGTGCAGCTCGTGCGCTCTACCGCGGAGTGCAGCAAATCTTTCTAAAGTTGACAGCTCTGCCATGATTCCTCCCGACCCCGGACTCCAGCCGCCATATCCAGGCGTAGCTCCCCTGTCTACGGGAGCATCGCCAATGCTGCTGGAGTCCGGGCTCGGGACGAGCCCTACCGCGCCAGCGCCTTCTCCCTCCGCACCCGCTCCAGGTGCTTTTCGCGCTCCTCAGCCGTCTGCGGCAGGTGTCCCCGCCTCAGGAACCTGCCAACGCTGCCCCTTGGCTCGGCGCCGCAGCAGCATTTCTTCAACTTCTTCAAGAGCATTTTAACTTCCTCCTTCTCCAGACTCCCTACCCAGGACTTCCCCGAAGTGGGTCTCATGCACTTTGCGGCATGAGCGAGACCTCGGAACCAGTCCTGAGTAGGGACTCTGGAGACCAGAGTCCAGGACTACTTCAGTCCCACTTGATGTTGCCGGCGGCCATCAAGTGATTACGATAATACGAAAAGATTCTCGCCGGGTCTTGCTTCGTCTGCAGGAGCCCCGCGGCCGCTCCGGCACGGACCACGCCAAAGATCTCCTCCTCGGGCATGTCCCGCTTCGGCTGACCGAACAGGATCCGCTGCAAAGCGGAAACTTGTTTGGTTTTATGGAAGGTAATCGGAGCTTGTAGAAGGTGGTACAAGGGCCTTCCTTTTCCACTTGTCGGCTTAACAACTGGTACCGCGACCGGAGCCTGGGTTGTTGCGGCGAGCGCCGCAGCTTCCTTCTTGAGTTCCTCGAGCTCCGCGAGCAGCTCCTCGGTCGTCTTCTGCTCCGGCTCCCGGACCTCGGTCTCCCTCACGATGTCCTCGATCGCGGCGCCAACCATGGCGTCACCGATGGTAGCTTGGATGTCCATCTTCTTCTCCTTTTCGTTGTTACCGCCAACGCGCGCGGCCTTCTTGCCAAATTTTTTGGCCATGTGCAAATCACCTCACAAGACCATTGTAGCACAGTTTGGTGCGGAGTTTGCTTGTTTGTGTTCTCCCGCACCATGAATTTGCGGGGTCCTGGTCTTACGTACTTAGGCCGAGGACCCAGCGAAGCTCCTCGATTCGAGAGGAAAGCTCCGCCATCTTGGGCTCGGATCCAACCGGTACCCGTAGTTCTCGAGGCGCTCGAGCTTGCGGTACTGCGTGACGTAGACCTGCAGCCGAGCGTCGATCTCTTGTTGAGTCCTCATACGCCTCCTACCTCGGGTTCCACACTATCACCACCCCCAGCGACTCAAGCTGCCGGACCTCGGCGTCCGTTATCGGGACCCATTCGCTCGACCCGGGCACCCGACACTCGCGGCCGGAGCCGGGGATCGGGGTACGCCAACGTATCTCGTACATGTTCGACCTCCGCTTAGTTTTGCTCACAGAACCATCTTAGTGCGGAATTGGCTCCCGCGGCTCGGTTGTTCCAACAACCAGCAGGTTCCTGGTCACAAGGACTCCTGCCCACGGCAGCGGAGTCCCGGCTCGCAGTTTGCTGTTGTACTCACAGACCCATCATATTACAGATTTGGGTCTAGGATTCCGGAATTTACTGCTCGACTTCCTCCTCCGGCAACGAGTCGATTAGGTCCTGGACCTTCTGCGCAGCAGTCTGGGTCATGCGAGCGGTCCACGGGACCGCGACCTCGCCGATCCCGTCTACCTCGACGCGGATCATCGTAATACACTTTGGTTTGTTCATACTACGATCATACGTCGGATGTGGTGCCTGGTTTCCGGAATGTTGTTTCCTGGTTCGGGCTTCCGGGCTGGGGAGGCGGGGGGCGGGGGGCGGGGGTCCCGAAAGAGTTCACCCTCCTCGGGCGACCTGCTCTCAGGTGTTAGTCTAATAGTTCAGCCTAGGCGGCGGACGAGCGTACTCTCGGGCGGTCATCTTGGGTTTGTTTAACATAGTTAGTCCCATTTTTATTTTCCTAGTTCACCTAGGATATTCGATCCGTTCGGAGCATATGGCCCAAATTGGTCATGTGGACCACATTGGGCCACGATTTGGTCGACCACCAATCCCTACCTCAGTCGCTCAGCGCCGAACACCCGGACGAGGTCCTCGATCGCGTGCTGCTTCCTCTCCTCGGCGCGCCTGCGGCGCTCGAGGACACCCATCAGCTCCTCGATCCTCAGCTCCAGGCGCCGGACCTCGGCATCGGCACCGGTCCTCCCCTCGTACGCCGCGATGGCCGCGCCGCAGTCGACCGGCTGGCTGATCTTGACCACCTTGACGGTCTCGACCGGCCTCGCCATCCTGGCCGCGGTCTGCTTGCGAGGCGGCCGCGAGGCGATCCTCTGCCTGTGCAGCTCCTCGTTGGTTGTCTCCACCACCTCGGCGACGCTGCCGTCATTGTTCAGCTTGGTTAGCTTCGCCGAGAGGCGGATCCTCGCGCCGCGGAGCTTGTAGTTGGACGTGAAGCCATTGTGGCGGCTTATGTTTATCGGGTTCATCTAGTTCTCCTTCGCCTTCTTCTTCAACTTCCGCAGCAACCTAATTAACTGCTTTGCTTCCTCTATCGCCGCATCAATCTGCACCTTGGTTGTTTCTACGGAAAAAGAGCCAATCGTTTGATATAGCTCCTTCGCCCCATAGTACACGGTCATCGCATCCATGCTAATTGCCTCCCCTTATTTTTATCTCCAACTGCCTGATCTTCTCGCTGAGCGCCGCGACCTCCGCGGCCCTCGTGCCTACCACCGGGGCAGTCGCCCTGGCGGCCATCCTCACCAGCTCCTTCCTCAGCTGGTACTTGCGCCCAGCCTTGACCGAGCGGACCCCCTGGACAGGGGGTTTGCCTAGCTCGGCTTCGACGAGGCCCAACGCGTCCGGCGCCCAGCAGGCGAGGTCCTTGGCGCCGCAATCGTAACACCACCACGTGAAGCCGCTAAACTGTGGGTCATAGGCTCGATAGATATTTAGCCCGGTGAGGT